ATGCTATACGAAGTTATTAGGTCCGAAGAGGAGTTTACGTCCAGCTACGCATAAAAATCAAGAATTATTAGAGCAATAAATTTTGAGAGAAAAATCCCACTCCACCAGCCAAAAACTGGATTGTTTTTCATAGTTGTTTGACAATTGCTCTAATAAATTATAGTTTTGCCGCCGTTACGTAATACGACTTTGGATTCACTATTTAATGTGTCTTCAGCGTTGTAGAGCGGCTCAGAAGGAAATGAGCAAACAGGGAAACCTTATACAACGGCATTACAGCTATGCATTGCTCATCTTACACACAGCGCAATGTTGTTAGATTACCCCAGCATGGATCATGGGTGAAACAGTAGGTCAGAGCTTCAGGCTCTGTGTTGTCAATACAGTGAGGCATAATTATGGCTTTCATTCAACCAACCATCGACGACGTTAGACATTGCTCTAACGCTTTATCTGTAGACCCTGCCGAAACCGACGCTGCCCGCGCCATTGCTGAACACTACTCAAAGATATCCAATCAGGAGTACCGCATCACCCAAGACGACCTGGATGATCTCACTGACACAATCGAATATCTCATGGCCACTAACCAGCCAGACTCACAATAAATGCACTAATAAATCTATTATTTTCGTTGGATCCTTCTATAATGGTGGCCAACAACTCCCAGTGTAATCCGCTGTGAGTTGTTGGCCATGTCAATTCTGGAGGAGGATCAATGATAAATTATGTCTACGGCGAACAACTGTACCAGGAGTTCGTCAGCTTCAGGGATCTCTTTCTAAAAAAAGCTGTTGCACGCGCCCAACACGTTGATGCCGCCAGCGACGGTCGTCCTGTACGCCCGGTTGTCGTTCTGCCGTTCAAAGAAACGGACAGCATTCAGGCTGAAATTGATAAATGGACTTTAATGGCGCGGGAACTGGAACAGTACCCAGACCTCAATATCCCAAAGACTATTTTATATCCAGTGCCTAACATCCTTCGCGGTGTGCGTAAGGTTACAACTTATCAGACAGAAGCTGTGAACAGCGTCAACATGACCGCTGGCCGCATTATTCATCTGATTGATAAGGACATTCGCATCCAGAAAAGCGCGGGGATCAATGAGCACAGTGCGAAATACATAGAGAACCTGGAAGCAACAAAAGAGCTAATGAAGCAGTACCCGGAGGATGAAAAATTCCGTATGCGTGTACACGGCTTTAGCGAAACAATGCTGCGCGTCCATTACATTTCCAGTAGCCCTAACTACAATGATGGTAAATCAGTTAGTTACCATGTGCCGCTGTGTGGTGTGTTTATCTGCGATGAAACTCTCCGTGATGGAATCATCATCAACGGTGAATTCGAGAAAGCAAAATTTAGCCTTTATGACTCTATAGAACCGATCATCTGCGACCGCTGGCCGCAGGCAAAAATATATCGCCTGGCAGATATTGAAAATGTAAAAAAACAAATTGCCATCACTCGCGAAGAGAAAAAGGTTAAGTCAGCCGCATCAGTTGCGCGCAGCCGTAAAACCAAGAAGGGGCAGCCAGTAAACGACAACCCCGAAAGCGCGCAATAAATTATGCCCGGCATCAACCGGGCATTCTTCCATTATTCAGCCGCCACCGGTTTTAACAAGCCAGCATCGAGCAGTTTACGCGTCAACCACTGCTGGCCTTTACCCGTTAATTGAGGCGTCAACCGTATCTGGTAGCCATCTTCATCATCCAGCACCACTTCTTTCACCGTGAAATACCCCGCGTTGATGTACTGCTGGAACGGCACATTTTTACGTCCACCGGACGCTATCAGGATGCCGTTCTCCCGTAACCAGACAAACAGCGCGTTTTGCTTAAGTCCAACAACCTTTGCAAAATTCCCAATCAGGATCCCTTTAGCTACTGATACCCGGTCGGCAAAATCGACTTTAGGAGCGGCGGCCACCAGCTGCTGATTTAGCTGGTGGGCTTTCTGTTCCAGAAGTTGCTTTTGTTCAGCCAGTTCGGCAGCCAGGCGTAGGACTTCAGGAAGCGTCTGGGGGATTGCGATCGGTTGCTGTTCTTTTTGTCGGAAGTAGCTGTCTTCCAGTTTTTCAAAGAATGCCCATGCCTGATCGGTTTCGAGCATTTTAGCGTGGCGGGCTGCGCCGCGTTCTGTCCAGAGGGTGAGTGAGCGAACATTGCGAGCAATTTTTACAGAGTAGTTTAAAGCTACTCTGTGCTTCAACTCGCGCAATGATTCTCCTTCAACTTTGAAAAAGTGCTTCCCTTCAACAAAGCGTACTTTGTTCTCATGATGATTTTGGCGAATACGGATTGTTTCTGTCCCATACCCTCTCGCAAGAGTCTCGGTTGTCACTACACGCACTCCCTGCCATTCCAGAACGGGAATTTCATCAGACTGATTCTGAACAACCACCAGCTCCGATTCCTGAACTGAAGGTGCATGAATTTTTTCTAATTTAACGTTATTTGCTTTCATTCTGTGTGCCTCCTTGCGTGCTTCGGCTGCGACGGTTGCGTAATTCAGATGACCCTGTTCGAGCAGGTATTCGCGGATATCAGACAACAGGATACGGTGAACCGCGTTCTTGTCCTTTCTCCGGTAAAGTTGTTTGGTGATCATGAAGTAGTTGGCAATAACGCCAGGTATATCCCTGGTGCTGATACAGATTGTGTGCTGTTCAATTGCCTCGATCATCTCTTCACGGGTGACTAATGACGTTCTGAACCGCCCCGGAAATCCTGGAGACTAAACTCCCTGAGAAAGAGGTAAACAGGATGACTAAAAATACTCGTTTTTCCCCCGAAGTCCGTCAGCGGGCGATTCGTATGGTTCTGGAAAGTCAGGATGAATATGACTCACAGTGGGCGGCAATTTGTTCCATTGCCCCAAAGATTGGCTGTACGCCGGAGACTCTGCGTGTCTGGGTTCGCCAGCATGAGCGGGATACCGGGGGCGGTGATGGTGGGCTCACCAGCGCTGAACGTCAGCGTCTGAAAGAGCTGGAACGTGAAAATCGTGAACTGCGCCGCAGTAACGATATCCTTCGCCAGGCTTCCGCTTATTTTGCGAAGGCGGAGTTCGACCGCCTCTGGAAAAAATGATGCCACTGCTGGATAAGCTGCGTGAGCAGTACGGGGTCGGACCGGTATGCAGCGAACTGCATATTGCCCCGTCAACGTATTACCATTGTCAGCAACAGCGACATCATCCGGATAAACGCAGTGCCCGTGCGCAGCACGACGACTGGCTGAAGAGAGAGATACAGCGCGTATACGATGAAAATCATCAGGTGTACGGTGTGCGTAAAGTCTGGCGTCAGTTGTTACGGGAAGGAATCAGGGTGGCCAGATGTACAGTGGCACGTCTCATGGCGGTTATGGGACTTGCCGGTGTTCTCCGGGGTAAAAAGGTCCGTACGACCATCAGCCGGAAAGCCGTTGCCGCAGGCGACCGCGTAAACCGTCAGTTCGTGGCAGAACGACCTGACCAGCTGTGGGTGGCTGATTTTACTTACGTCAGCACATGGCAGGGCTTCGTCTATGTGGCGTTTATCATTGATGTGTTTGCCGGATACATCGTGGGGTGGCGGGTCTCATCGTCTATGGAAACGACATTCGTGCTGGATGCGCTGGAGCAGGCGTTGTGGGCCCGTCGTCCGTCTGGCACCATCCATCACAGCGATAAAGGCTCTCAGTATGTGTCACTGGCCTATACGGAGCGACTAAAAGAAGCCGGATTACTGGCATCAACAGGGAGTACAGGCGACTCGTATGACAACGCGATGGCTGAGAGCATCAATGGTCTTTACAAAGCGGAGGTAATACACCGTAAGAGCTGGAAAAACCGTGCAGAAGTGGAACTGGCCACACTAACGTGGGTGGACTGGTATAACAATCGACGATTGCTGGGAAGGCTGGGCCATACTCCTCCGGCAGAAGCAGAAAAAGCTTATTATGCTTCCATCGGAAACGATGATCTGGCAGCCTGAGTTCACAGATAAAACACTCTCCAGGAAACCCGGGGCGGTTCATTCTCATAGTCCCTCCTGAGCAGAAGCGTTAACAGGGAGGCACCAGTAACTGAGAGAATTGCGTGAATCAGTGGAAAAACGGGCAGAGAAAATACATGGGGCGTCAGGAAGCTGAGAGCGAGCCTCATCTTCTGTTGGTGCAATAACGAAGTGATAGTGACGTTTTTGGCAGGAGTAAAAGCGCCAGATAAATTCAGGATGAGTTGGGGTAGGGATAGTAGCCATATTGGCAGCCTCCTTAGACGTTGGTATGTAACCACCGCAGAAGAGACCAATCTTGCTGGCGGTGGACTGTACGGAGTTGGCCTTACTGGCGTCCAAGGTAACCAGCCTACCCGAAGGTAGCCCCATACAGCCCACCATTGTAGAGGTGTGCGTGTACGCCGATACAAAAAAAGACGCGAGCGGCGTCTGTATCGCCTTAGACTTAAGCGGGAGGCCAATCCCGGCACCCGTTTTAATGAGGTGCCTGATAAGCATAAACCGAAAATGCCTCAAGGCGCAAGAGGTCAGGCTCAATGTAACATCGGTAGTTAAAAAACACAATTTATTAGAGCAAATATTCATTCATTAAGCCATGCCAGAGCTTCATCAACCTGCGCTTCGTCTTCGACGCTAAGCACTTCATCTTGGGGAACATAGTTCGCCAACATAGCGAAACAATATGTATCCCAATGGTCCGGTGAGTGCAGGTTGAGTTTTTTCTTCATATCTTCCTTTGACATCACCTTCCATTGACCTGCGGAATTTATCCCTACCGGTATCTTTGATGCTTCCTCTATAGTCGCAGCCCCCTTATCAAGCCGCATACGCCCTGATTTTACAGCTTCTGCCGCCTGAATATTCGCGAAAGCGCGCATATCGAAATAAAGGCTTTTATCTTCACGGCTGTGCATCTTTTTACCCCAGCGGATACGCTGGACGGTAATACCATAGCGTTCGTACATCAGATCAGCCGTCGATTTCCCCAAGCCATCGCCATCAATAGCTATGGTTATGTTCGGGAACCGTTCTGGGTTACATTCTGCGAAAATCTTGGCGGCTAACTGCGTTTCTGTAACGTCTGTGTATTCCAGCATACGATAGTTGATTACACGGCGTTTATTTCGCTGGCCGGACACCATCATGATATTAATAACGGACTTATCTCGTCCTGTGCCACCAGCAACGTCAACACATGCAACCCAGCCCCATCCTTTGGCAATCTTGACCTTTCGCCGCGTCGCCCGCTCAACCTCATCACGACCAAGAAGAAAGCCATCTTGAGATTTGGGAAATTCACCACGTACTTTGATCATGTACATGGGGTTATCACGACCGCCATACTCCGCAAGTTTTGCTCGTATAAATTTTGCATCTACAAGCGGAGATTCTTCACTATTCAGTATTATCGCAGTAAACAATCCATCAGGATTTCCCGGGCGAATAGCTAGTCTGTGGTGTGAATCGTAGAAATAGCCTGAAGGTCGCGTAGGCTGGGAAAGAAGCAGAATACGGTTATCCTTACCGGTCAGCGCACCTGTTATCACACTGAATGCTTTATCACTCACACCCGACGCTTCGTCGATGATATACAAGAGATGATCGGCGTGTTCACCAGCCAACGCCTCCTCATTTCCGGAGCGACAGGACTTTATCAATATTGTCCAAACACCCTTGCCAGTCACCTCAAAAAAAGACGTTTCTGTAAGAATGAAATACTTCGACAACCACGGGAATCTGCTAACAGCAGTAGCCCAATTGCTCTTTATGTATTTGAAAATACCATCAAGGACTTGCTGTCTTTTGTTAGCGACCAGAATAACGCGAGCGCCGGGGAAAAACATGATGAAGAGTATTGCAATGATACTCGTCATATCCGACTTACCAGTACCATGGCCGGAGGTCACACTTGTCCAACTGCCGTCCTGCTGCGTGGACTCAATGATCTCATCCTGCTGCCAGGTTGGTGTCTTCCCAAACAACACATCAGCGGCCGCAATCCAGTCATAACGATATAGCGCCACCAGCTCGCGCCAACGTGGGTCCGTTACGCAACTTCTGGCCATTAATCATCATCCCCGTACAGTTTGCGGGTAACTTCTTCGTCTTCCTCCTCGTTTTCGTCCAGATCCTGTTCAAGCCATGCTTCGTTTGATATGCCTTCCGCATCGACATCACCATAACCACCTGTATCGACGATATCGGCAATTTCTTCTCTACGATGCTCAATCCACAATGCGGCATCAGCGCGGCGGCTGGCGGCCCGTTCTCGCGCAACTTTGTCCAGATCTTCAAGAGAAGGGCCACCGACGGCTGTTTGCCTTTCCTCATCATCGGTATTGGTCTTAGGAGCACGCAGATCGGCTTTGATTTGCTCCAGCATCAGGGGCGGAACTTTCCCACCATGCGCCTCGATGAATTCAGCTGCTTCCAGCACTGACCAGTTATTTTCACGCTTTCGTTCGTATGCCAGCTTAACAATGCCAGCTTGCCCCATAGATAAAGCGTGCTTTTCCGCCTCCCGGCTTTCTTTTCGATAGTTATTCCGGATGCTGTAAATGGTGTTGATCAGACTGCTTATCTGCGCGGAACAGCTGTTTAGCATGCTCGCGATACGGTATTCAGGCGGAGTACCTTCATCATCGTCTTTTTGCTGATCGCGCATTTCCTGCACCAGGCGAATACACGTATCCCTGGCGTTCTCCAGCATAAGGAGATGAGAAAGAGACTTTTCAAGAAGAGTGGTTTCCAGAACATCGGCCCCGGACCGACGCAACATAGCGCGCGCGGCCTTCCGCGCTTCAACGTTATCTATCAGGTAATCGCCAGCTTCGAATTCAAAGCGTTCACCATCATCATCCAGGGTGTCGCGTTCCAGGCGATCACGTAAGGTCCGGTGGGCGCGGGTGATCACGTCATGATCATCTGAACGATCATTTATGCGCTTATTTTGGCGCTTCGCATTCTCGACTGCGGCACTGATAACGGCATTAACTCTCTGTTTTTCCGCTATTTCAGCCGCAATATGATCACCTGCATGTTGATCATTAGAGTGATCAATGATCATGCTTTTTAGTGGCTTCCTGACTGGCTTATTTGGCTTGCGGCTGTCCGCAGTCCTGGAGTCTTCTTTGAAGGCACGGAGATAACGACGTGCGGTATTAGGGTTAAGATTAAACTCGGCGGCATACTGTGCGATGGTGTAACCACCATCTCGCGCCAGGCGAGCAAAATTCTTCTTGTGATCGTCCCAGGTCACTTATGCTTCCTTTCGTAAAAACTCTTTTTGACGCGAGGGTAACGAAAGTCACATGTCAAAAGGCCCGGAACGGGCAAGCAATCAATCAGATACGTGCGGATGTGGCATTACCGTAATGACGGTGCTGACGGGCCACCTTATTGAAAAGTTGACGCGCCATTACCCAAGGCTGGTGCTCCCGGCGTTCCTTTTCGTCCTGCGTCATATAGAGTTCGTTCTGGAGTTTTTCATCAAACCGGCGCGGAGCGCGGCTACGGCGAAAGAATTCAGGATTCAGAGAGTGGATCTGAAATCTACGTGGGCGTGTACTGTCATCAATCAAAACAGACGAATACTTAGACACAGCGATAGCCTTTAAGCGCAGATAAACATCGCGCTTATCGACATCCAGATGCGGGTATTCCTTTTCAAGGATTGCTGCGAGTTCTTTCGCTGATAGAAAAGACTTAGTGCGGATCATGTAATCCGCAATCTCATACGATGTTATTCGTGAGTGATTTATTTCCATGAAGTGGCGTCCCTGCCAGTTAAGTAACATCCTGTCACCTACTGATTAGCCCATGTCAACTAATCAACGTGGAATATAATACCCTCTATTAAAGAAATAGCAATACATTAGAGCAATTTTATCTAACGCTCGACGAGTGACTTGTGATAGCGCCGACTCCAAGCGCGTAATCAAAGAACAATCGTTGATGCATCGCCAGCCTACCGTGCGTCTTCTCCCAATTATCGCGGTCACGCTCAATATCACGCTGGCATGACTGGCACAGAGGAATTGCGTAAATGTCATGCGCGCATAATCGACTATGACGAACGATATAAGGCGTAATGTGAGCGCCAGCTCCCGCCGCTCCACACCCACAGCATGGACGGGAAGCAACAAAGTCCATGTACTCAGGTAATTTTAGCGATTGAAGTTTTGGTATCTTGAAATGCGCCATACCTGGGTCGGAGTCAACATCCACAGGGCATACTTTTGCACGCATCGGCGCGGCGCGTTCTTCCATCATCTGAACATATGCTGTAGCGCGATCGTCATACGGGCGAATATCCGCCTCTTTCAGAGGTCCGCTATCCTGCGTTGCGGCTTTCATCTTATTTATTGATATACGGCAAACTTCTTCCGGCATCAGGTGCATCATGTTGCGCATGAAAGCCCACCAGCACAGTTCCTGAATACTTAAATCATGGCCATCTGAAAGCCCCATTTCCTGACGGGCGACATCCAGTATCCAGTTAACGCGATTATTATGCAGCGTTTCTTTCAGCTCATTAAAACCACGCATCCGGTAATGGTTATCGTGATGCCAGCACAACAACACCGCGCTATTGTCTCGTTCTGCGTGGACAATATGGTTGTCACACCAGCTACGATCTGCGGCCTGGCATTGCCCCTCTTTCCTGCGCAACCACGCCACCAGCGCGTCAATTCCACCAATACGGCGAAACAGTTCATCGCTGTTAAAAAACGGCTGCAACGCCTCATTTGTTGCCATGGTTTGCTCGGTAACAACGAGGCCGTCTTCCATGTGCTCGATTAACTCACGCGGCACCGGCTCCATAATAAATTTACGGCCAGCCTCCACCAGCTTTCTGACCTCCTGATCCACTTTGAACGTGGCGAGGCCAAGCTCTTTCTGTACAAAGGGAGTAATTACGGCTTTCACATCACACCTTTAATCACTGATTGGGCTTTATCTGCTGCCCGGCATTCTCTGTTTAAGCACTACCATTTCCTGACGGCATAACACAGCAATAGCGGTCCTGGCACCAATTTGCTTACCAACCAGGTATTGCTTTACCTCGCGGCGACTCACGCCATCAAGAAGCATCTTTAACGCTTCACGGGACAATTTGTTGTATTTACGTGCCATTAATCTACTCCGCGGAACCATACAATCTACGTAACGTGTCGGCGACAGAAGATACAGATATCTCTCCGGTCGCAGCCCCTACGGTAAGGTCTGCCAGTTCAGGTGAATCAAATACCTGCACCCCGTTACGGCGTAGAAATAACAGCGCACTGTTTAGCGCGGTACGCTTATTGGCATCATTGAATATATGCCCTCTCGCTGTAGCCACCAGGTAGGTGGCGGAGACTTCGAAAAGGTCGGTGATCTCTTCGTAGGCAACTCTGGCCTGAACTCTCCCGATAATGGCCTCTGCCCTACCCGGATCTGACATTCCCGGCAGGCCGCCGTAGCGGTTTATATTCGCATCATGAAGCGCAATAAGTTCTTCCGGTGATATATGCCTCATTATCGGTTAACCAGTTCCTTGTTGGTGGAGTCCAGGGTGTCAAACAGGGATGCAAATTCAGCATCCAGCGCCGCTTTTTTGTAGGCTTCGAAAGTAGCCTTGCTGACAATTACTGCTGGCTCACGGCCTCTGCGGGTGATTTCAACCTCTTCCCCGGCTTCAACATTGTTGAGCACTTCAGAAAGGTTGCCACGCGCGGTACGGAAGTTAATGGATTGCATAAACACCTCGTGTACTCGTTATGTGTACACAATTATAAACTTCACAGGCATAAAGCACCAGCACTTTGCAGCTTAAATCACCGGACAATCATCAAATTCCCCACTTCGGGCATCATTGATGACATGAGTGATCACACCAAAAACAGCATTACTACCCGTGTAACCATCGTCATCTACTGGTAACGCCTCTTTCTTCCCGGTGCTTAAATCCTCCAGGTGCTGGCGCGGATACTTCCTGTATCTCTTTATGCGATATTCACCCTCCATAGCGCACACAAGCAGAGAACCATCAACCGGAGTAAGCGAGGAATCAACCACCAGCAAAGCACCCTGCAATATTCCCTCACGGTGATGGCTATCAGCTGCCCGCATGAAGTAGGTTGCTGATGGATGTCTAATTATCTGCTGATCAAGAGAAATTCGGCTTTCAACATAATCCGCCGCAGGAGAAGGGAAACCCATAGCGTTTTACCTCAAAAATACTGTTTATCTGTACAGTATACATTAAAGAAGCACCTTTGGTGCAAACGCGTTATGTACATCAACCACCGCTGATGATTTTTGTGCGCTTTGCTACTATTCATCACCGCGGGATCAGCGTAACCTCGTTGCCAATCAGTTAATAAGGAATTAGCTATGCCTAATCGCATTCCTCTCGATCCTGTATTGCCCAAAAATTTTGACTGCACTCCTAACGAGAAACGCTCTAAAGCTCAGCTGGACGCCTGGTGGGACCATCCCTATGGGGTTACAGAACATGACGGGAAAATTGTTGTTTATTGTCTGAATGGTGGCGCGTGGGACCGTCCATCCGTGCTTGGTTTGGCAAATAACTATGATGAAGCCTGTGAACTTGCCGAAAGACAGCAGGCAAGCTGGGTAAAAACACGGTCTGAACCGACATTCATGTTTTCAAAAGAACCGCCATTTATACTGGCGAGGATGCCGCAGCGACCGGATCATCAACAATAAATTGTTGCTGAATTTTCCTCAAGGGATGAGATGAATCTCTTCTCATTAAAGCAGGAAGAAAGGGATCGCGTCGAAGTGTCTCCAACTCTCGACCACAACCGGATGAACCTGGCCCAACTCGCCTGGTACAGCAAAGAATTAGAGATGTCTATTGCCCGACTTGAAAACGAAAAAGCCGCTATCCAAGCCCAGCATGAAGTAGTTCTGAACCGGATTAGAGAAATGCAAAACGATAATAGAGGCTAAATCGAGGTAGAAAACACATTGTTTAAGGCCACTAATTGTGGCCTCAAAGGGGAGAGATGCTTATTGGCTATGGCTAAAAATCAAATGAGACACTTCATGTGGTTGTAGCTCGTCAAGATCCGGGGCCACAAAACCTTTTCCGAAAGACTTCACAAGTAATTCACCAGCCGCATCATTGTCACCTATTACACGAAAGTCATACGGCAGCATCGCAAGTTGACGGCGTAATCCTGCGGAGAAAGTCGAACCTAACAGCGCCCACGAATTGCCGCCCGCGTTGTGTACAGCTGCGCTCTTAAAAATAGACTCAGTTATCCATATTGGGCCATCTTTTAAAGGAAGATAGGTTCCCCAAAGTAACTGTCTGCCATGTGATCGCGTGAAATACCGGGCCATCTTCGGATTGCTATGCTGCTTAGGAGCACCTGGTCTATATGTCTGATACCCAGCCAACATCCCATCAAACCTGTATAGAGGGAATGTAACTACTCCTTCACTTTCATCGATCCACTGTCTATATGGGTGTATATCATGGCGGTAGTTACGAGTTAGCAAATGAGCTTCCAGCTTTCCAAATTTTGTCATATTCCGTTCTTCCTGCATACTGGGCATGTGTTCTCTGTGAAATATGGGAAACTATTATCCAGCTCATCTACCCACTGTTTATGGTCGAAGCAGAAAAATATCTCCCACGGCATTCCATATTCTTCCATCCATAGGCGGATCTGCATTTCTATTGGAATCGGCGGTATTGCAGACACCATATCAACAGGATAACAGTTCAGACGACGTTCCAGTTCTTCTACTCTCTTCTGGAGATGAAATATCCGATCCAGATGCACACGCCGCTCCCGTGCCATTTTAAAATAAAGCTCGCCGGTCATCATTAACTCCTACATTCAGGGCAAGAGTTCCCTTCCGCAAAATAGGGGAAACTGCTATCAAGCTCATCACACCATCTGCGATGGTCGTAGCACCAAAACGCCTCCCACGGTGCACGGAAATACTTCATCCACCAGGACACTCGATCAGGTATATCTGCTGGTGGCAGCTCTTCTGGCAATAATTTGCCTGATAATTCCCTTTCCGCCCGCGCCAGCATTCCTTTTAGACTCGCATTCTCTTTTTCAAGAATATCTATGCGCGCCTGTAACTCAGCTTTCGTTGGCATGGTCCGCCTCATGCTTTTCAGCCACCAGCGGCAATAAAGCCCTGGCCATCTTATGAACCAACAGAGCATCGATAATGCCAAGCGTATGCCCCGGCTTAATGTTTAATGCCGCCTCAAGGTGACACCTTTCCAGGTCACTTTTCTCGGCTTGTTTATGATGGTCTGGCGTAATAACGTCGCCCAAAACACGGCTAATTCTTTCTCGTAATTGCTGGGTGCCTGCACACTTGATCGCTGTATCGTGGAGACGGTTAACCAGTTCGCGATAAACATGCGGCTTAATGCGGATACGCTCACCTGTGACGCCCTTTCCTGGCGCTGGCACCGAACTATCCGGAATATCCGGAATATCCGGATAGTTGCCAGCCTCGTAAGCTACCCGCAGCCAGTGCATGAATGTTTCAGTGGACACACAACCACAGTCCACATCGATTTTTCCGCGTTGCTGTTCCAGCCACTGCTCAAAATTCAATCTACACGTATTACTTTCATGTTGCTCTTTTTGTCTCAAGGCCAGCACCTGTTGGGCCAGTTCCAGAACGATACCGGGTGACGCTAACCTCTCAAATTCCAATAAATAGTTTGCGTCAGGATGACAAGTAGCCTCGCCTGCAAAAAATACCAATTGCTGTAAGTATGCTGTCGTTAGAGTAGTCATTTCTTTTTGCGCCATTTCTTTTCACATTCCTTAGTCCATTTTTCAATGTTCATTTTGGCAATATCAGTCATTCCATCACCTAAGAAATACTTTTTCCGGTACGTCTTGCACTTAAACCACACTACAACAGCCACCAGCCAGAAAATAAAAGGCCATACGGCAATACCAACTCCAGCCGCGATAAAGCCCAATATCCATAAATGAAGCTCTCCAACTTCTGTTTCCGGCAATATTCTTAAAGAATTAAACAGCAGGCTGAACGAATGGTCGTATGCATTGGCAGTATAAGACATGCAATCCATATAATTAAAGTCATAGCCTGCGGCTGCCGCCCATAATGGGCGGTCAAGAAAATGTTTTAGTGTCATCATATTAATTTAAGGTTCAGGCCAGTTATCTTCAATAGCAATGCTTAATCTTTGTAGCCATTCTGCTAATTTCAGCATTGCTTCTCTTTCGCTTAAACCACACGGAAAATCATCAAGCGATATTGTTGGCTTGAAGTTTCCCAAATTATCCATTTCAACGGTCAGATTTTGCTCCAGAACGGTATTTCTTACGCGGCTATTGTGCCGAAGCAAATATACTGAACGTGATTTATTGGTTTTGTGGTCGAACGTATATTCGGTAAGTATCATCTGACTTCCGCCATGATTATTACCGCGCCACATAATTACTCCGTGTTAATTGAAATTTAGCTATTAATCTTCACTTTTATCGCGAACACCTTTACCGGTTTATCACCGAAGTGTGGATGTGTGATTGTTTTTATTTCATATCCGTTATACGGGACGTCAATTCTGCGACTGAAGTCTTCGCGCTTCGGATATCCCTTTGTGATAATCAGGCGGTCATACTTACAGTTAACGAGGCGCTTATTCCAGTAGTCATTACACAGGCGATACTCTTCCGTTTTCTCCCCGCGAATCATGGCATCGAAGTATTCACCTTTAACGGCAAGTTGCAGGTTAGCCATTACCGCACCTCCAGTCTCCATACCGCCTGACCAATCCGGCTGGCATAGGTATCTTTGGATACTGCTCCGTCTTTAGCCAGCTCCATAAGAATTTTGCGCAAATCTGCCGAACGCCATTCTTCATCAGGAAATTCCTTCTCCATTGCCAACCGCAAATTCCAGGTTGCCATCCTGAATGGATATTCCCCGCCGAGAGCTTTCTCTTGCAGGGCAGCACGGGAACGCATCACCTGCAAAACCTTCTCTTTTACATCCATCATTTTGCCTCCTGCGGCGGTTCTGGTAACGGCATCCAGTGGGTTACACCGCCAATTGGCTCATCGTCGTCGTACTCCAATGCGGCTATATAGAACCCGTCACGACGAGAATAAGAAATCCCTGACATTACAATGCCATCAGAAACAACAATAATGTCACCCGTTTCTTCCGGCATTCGCTCACTACAGCTTATCCAACTATCCGGAGTTACCGGAGAGTTGCCAGCCAGTCTACGCAAAACAGCCTTAACAGCCTCAATACGGTCATCATCGCAATTTTCCAGCGTATCTATGCGGTCGAGCATGATGATGGCGTTATCAATATCAGGATTGCCAGTCCACTCATTACCGCGATTGGATTCGGCAGCCTGGTTGCCAGATGCTGGTTGATTGTCGGCTTGGCTATAGCTAACAGCACGGCAGGCATCCTCTACGCCTTTAACTGCATCTGCGCAGTAGTTATAGCGATTGCATTCCACTAACTTCTGCTTGAGGTTTTCAATTGCTTGCGCGACATCAGCCTGTATTACCGGAACTGGCGGAGTGGTATATAGTTTTCGGCATTTGTTTATCCAACCGGCATGGTCAGGCGTGTCTGTAAAGCGCAAATCGTTTTCGTAGCCCTCACGACTACGTTCTTTCCATTCCGTCCACGGAACACCGCTATTCCAAGTGGGGCGAGTGCAGGACTGATACAGAACAGGTTCAGCTTCCAGCGCTGCCAGAGCAATCCGTGCCAGTTCTTCCGCTTCTTCTGCTGGCAGTACAACGTTGCTACCAGGTCCGTATGTTTCGCGCCACTGCTTGATTGTCAGCAGTCGCTCTTTGGTAATAGTGGTCATTTGTTAATCCTCAAAACTTTATGCCCGGGCGCAAAAGCACGCGTTTTGTCTTTGCTTATTCGCCAGCCATCCTTGCGCGCCTCTTTTGCACAGCCAGCCCATGACGTACCTATATACTCACCGAAGTCTGGCGACTTATATTTGCCATCTGTACACTGGAGGCAATCACAATAGAGATGCATGGTGTAACTTGCAGCAATAGCCATATCACTCTCCTTTAGTGCGCAAGTGGTTTTTCCAGCGGTTTTGCGCCGCGCTGCGCTTATCTCGGCCTCCCTCTCTGGCAATTCCAGAAAATGAAAACAACACCACACGGCGATTGCTAACTCTCAACCACTGGCTGGGGTAGCAAAATCTGTATACACGGGAGATAAGCATCTTAGCTTTACGGTTTTTCATCGTTTTGTTCTCCGATTAGTTCAGCCATTTTTATTACCGCCCTTTCGGGCGGCATCCCGACATTAATCGTTGTGGTAACTCATGGCTTCATTTGCAGCATCAACCGGATCAACCTCCCACCAGCAATAATTTGGGTCGGTTCCTTCAGGTGTCCACGGCTCTAATTCATTTTTTGCTACATTCTCGTCAGCAGTAATTTTAAAAATCTGCTCAGAGAATTTTTTTACCCACTCGTTATATTTTTCCGCGTTAATGGTTTTCTGTGTATTTAACATAGATATACCTCCGGTTAAGGATTAAATTTTATTTACAGTGCTGATTTAATATTCAGTTCTGGATTTTGTCGCTCTGCGTATCCGCGCTTTCGCGTTACGCTCAATCTGAATTAGCTTTTCTATATTTTTTCGCCTTTCCTGTTCCTCCTGGCGCAATAGTTTTACATCATCTGCCAGCCTGGTTTCTCTTTTCGCAACAGAGAGCATCCAGTCAAATGGCTCCACAACTGCACCGCAGATTTTACAGCGGACCTGACGCTCTTTTTCATCAACCCGGACAGAGGCATGATGGCAATATGGTCTTTCCGATGGTTCATAAAGAAAATTAACCTGATTACGTGGGTCATCCTCTTTTACCGGAAATAAAACAATATTACTTAACTCATCTTCTGGTTTTATTTCCATGCTCTTCTCCTTTGATGTGAATGCCAGCGTCAAACATCATATGCAGCTCTCCTTTTCGAAGCTGGGCGGCTAACTCATCACATATGTGCGTCAAAGAGCAAAGTTTGATTGATGGGTGTTCGCGCATCATCTCTACCCCCTGCGCCCGAGCTTCAGCCAGGAAAGCGTCGGTGGCTGGAATTTGCGGCATCCCTCCGTCTGTTGCGCAGATATACGCATCAGATATTTCATCCTGCTGGCCATCAAACACGTAGCAACAGCCCCTGATAAACAGCTTCATTGAGGCATTCTCCACTGCCAGCGCCGTGCGATTACCATCCAGCTCTGCAATGCGCTGTTTTGCGGCATCCAGTTCAATCGACAATTTTTCCAACTGCTCTTGATGCTTCTTGTATTCCTGATATGCGTGCCAAGACTGACCTTTGCGCACACTATCAGTGATATCAGTAATCTGTTCTGGTGTTAGCGTGGTCAGTGGCTGTGATGGGAAAATAAGCACTTTCCCGGAATCCCAATCAAAACCAGCGTGAATTGACTGAACCTCAACTGAAGGTGTTGAACCAATGCTGCCAGGCGAATGAACAACGATCGTTACATCCATATCGCGACGATGGCTGTGGTTGTTGGACAAAATACGATTCACCAACTCAGAAAATTTGGAAAATTTCATGCTGATTCCCCTTTCTCTGCTCTCTCCTGTCGGAACATCACTATCATCAGGTCGCCTTTTGTCGCTATCCTGGCTGTTGTACCTGGTTCAATGCGGCTAAGCTCAAATGCGTCATAGAACGCTTCTAATGCCTTCTGGCGTAGTTCCTGTTTGCGCCGTTTTTTCCACTGTTTTAGGAAAATGGAACCCAGCCATCGCCATGTACGGGACATGATGTAAAGCCAACCGAGAAGTGCCAGACCGGTATTTAGGAGCGTATCGATCGTTATTGTCGTGTCGATATTCACTGGCTGCTTCCTTTGCGAATCTGTTCCGCCCATTCTTCAAGGGATTTCTCCGCATATTCACCAGACAGGCCATCAATCGGATGCGCTTCATTAGCCAACTCTTCTTTCGCTGACAAAATCATGCGTGTAACGTCGAAAACTTCACGCAAAGACTTATTGATAAATCCGTGATTGAACGCAGCAGCAAGACGGCTGGCGGTATAGTTAATCCCCTCGTTGCGTGCTTCCGCACGAATTTCAGCCAGAAAAGCATCGGTAGCTGGAGTTTCGCTGTGGTGTAGGGCATCGTTGATAATCATTGCAGCAACACCAGCCTGCCCTGCATCCGTGACCGACACATGCTCAAGAGTTACGGCCATTGCGTGTTTCAGCCCGGCGTTCTCTGCCACCAGCGCCGCGAGATTAGTCTCAAGCTCTGAAATTCGGCACGTGGCATCAATATTTGTGTCCTCCAAGCACTTAATTTCACCAAGCAGCTCCAGTGCAACCTTTGGGTTGAACGCGGCAACATGACGAGCGTTGTTCTCTGCATTTTTCTGTCCATCAAAGCCGGTCCATTTGATAACGTCTTCACATCGTTCATCACCGGGCGTGTGCACCGCATACGTACCAGTACCCGGCGAAATAAATGCGACCCATTCGCCCTGTGTTGCCTGTTTTGCTATCTCACGCAGTGCCCGGTAATTAATTTCGCTCACTGGCTGCCTCCTTTGCGGAGTTGCGCTTCGATGCACGAAAAAAAAGACTCCCGAGTATGACTGTTAAGAGCTGGTGCGAACGCCGCGTTAAGAACGGCAGCATCACAGCCGTCATCAATATAGAGCGCAATTTTTTTCTCCAGGCGCGCTTTGGCTTCCTGCAACTGCATACCCCGGCACGCACGCGGGATATAATCAGCAATTTGAGCGATAGCTTTTTCGTTCTGTTTAAACATGCTTCACCTCGATAGGCTTGATGGTGTCTAACAGCAGTCGACGGCGCGTATTTTCTGCAAAGTGGCGGCGTCCGGTATCTTTGTGGTAAAACTCATTTTTGCCGACGACCCACATCCGCTCTGTTTGGTGCAGTTTTTTTACCTGCGGCCCGTCTTTGGTGATCACGGTGCCGGTATGGGTTTTTACGATTGTCATGCCACTACCTCTTCGAACAGATGAACGAGACAGGCCGATGCTCGTCCACCTGAAAAACTGACGATTTGATGCATACTCACGGTTTATTCCTGAATGCGCTTAAACTCGATTACCCACACCAAGGGATTAGCGTTCCAGCTTTCTTCACCATAGATGGATTCCCACAGGCGCTGGAACGCAACCTTGGCCATTGCGAAATCCCCCTTGGGAGTAAGGAATGTTCCCGGGTGATCAGGAAGCAAACTTCCAGCAGGCGGAACGCCCTCATCCCTTGCATCGCATTCGCTGATATTGTTCAACCGCTCAACGCGCACGTTGGTAATTTCCAACAGGATGCGTGATGCCCATCGCGGCATGTGAATTGATGGACGCCACCCACCATCAAACTTTTCATTCACAGTGTGAGGTTTCCAGTCGGCATCATCGGGTATCGACCATAAACCGTAATCACCAGGCTTTTGCTCACAACTGGCCCGATAAATCCTTGCTGCGTTCTTCTCATCGCCACGACAAAGGTTGTCGTTCCAGTCCACACTGCAACCATCTTCATTGCCTAATATCGCCCATGTTTCACGAACCCAAATTCGATCGCCGACGATACCAAAGGGGCAATTGAAAACACTGCTTACACCATCAGCCCCGTACCACTGAAAACCTGCACCAATTTCCCTAACCATCACTGGTGCTTCTGGACCAACTTCCGCAGGCTGATTTTTCATTATCCGCCGCGTCTGCGTTTTCCTTCCTTCGAGGATGGCTCGGACCATCTCATCGTTGAAAATCATGCCGCGCTCTTTCACTTCGCCTTTCATGCATCCCCCTTACCCATGCGCGACGATGCCGCCAAAAGTGATAGAGAACAGCCAGAAATAGATCGCGGCCATAATGATTTTGAATGCCGTGTTCATATTTTCAGCTCCTGTGATTGATTGGATACATGCCGCGCCTTGCGGCATGTTTTTATTTTCACTTTCTCTGTTTTAAAAATCAAGATTTATTAGAGCAATTACTGTTGATGGAGAAGCGCGTTTTCATACTCCCTGACCATTAACGTAAGTACGCCGTGACTCCTGAAAACACGCGCCACTTCAATCTTATCTTCCAGCGCGAACGCGATTTTACTTAGACCAATTTTCTTAAGGAGAGCAATCTTTGCTGGGCCGTCATTTCTGTCATCGGTGGCAGGACGCATAGATAGCAAAGGCTCAGCCCCGTTTGTTACGTGCTTACGCAACCAGGCTCGTGTTTTATCCCTGGCTATCTCACAGCGCCCGGTTACAAACCAGACCGTGTAAACGTTAAATAACTGGCGCACCATATCAATAACTGGAGTGATGGGAGCATCAGTGTCACAGGCAAGGTTAAACTCGTTCCAGTGCTCTGTTAATGCACCTTTGCCAGGTGGTGGAAGCAAATGCAGCCTGTCTTCCGTTGCCTCTGATATCGTCCCATCAATATCGACTATGACGATATACGGACGTTCCTGGTGTGCGTGTTTATTGAAAATACTCAAATGCCCTCCTCATTGGACGAAAAAAATGCTGGTGGGACGCACTCCACCAGCATTAAAAGTGACACTGTAACTATCAGCGAACGTAAATAGTGCCGCCGTTCTCTTTTTCCCATGCATCGCTACGTGCATAGCAAACATCGAGAAGTCTTCTTGCCGCTGTTTCCTCTAAACCCAATTCGACAACCAACTGCTCATGACGGCGGGTAACCACATCAAACAGGGTATGCAGCCCTTTATTGGCCAGTTCATCAATGAATTCCGGTTCGAACGGTAGCTCTGCATCTGCCAACATAACCTCTTGCGCCCACTCGACACGGCGGACCAGTTCCGGGCGGCGGCTTTCCATCTCTTTACAGATCATTTCATGGAAGAACTCTACCCAACCTTCCGGCTGGAACTCGCGGAAAATGGCCAACGGCTGGAAGTTTGGCATCAACCATTCGTTGATACGTATATCAATGGCATAGCCCATGTCGCAGCAGAACTGATAAGCAAAGTCCAGCTTAGAAACGATATAAGGACGCTCGTTATTGAACTCTTTAGGCGATGAGATCCCATAAGCCAGGAGGCGCGGGAAGAATGAGATTTGCCCTAACGTCGGATGGAGTTTGCTTGCAGGGAAACGGCGCTCAGTAATGCCATACATTTCCTTCTTGAGCGTCGCAAATTTGGCGTTTTCATTAACCAGCTCGGTAACCTCTGCTTTTTTATTAGCAAATGCCACGCGCGCCTCGCTTGCATCTTTAATAGCCTTTTTGAGCTGTTGGTTAAGGTCGACAATCTGCTTACGCAGTTCCTGTCGCTCGCTTTTGGCTTTGTTATAGCGTTTCTCAAGGTTAAAAGGATCAAGTTTCATGATCTCTTTATATTGAGATTTTAGAGTTGAAATCTGTGAGTTCCGCAGCACAACCATCGCGGTCATTTCATTGAGTTTTGTTTCCAGCTCAATGCTTATACGTTCGGCATTATCAGCACGCTGGTTGGCGTCATGCGTCGCATCTTCGATCGCGTCCTGTTGCTGGCGTTTCAAATGTTCAATTTCCAGCTGAAGCTCTTCAATTTCTTTACCCTTCAGACCGAGATCCAACTGCATATTTTCAGCTGCATCTACCAGGGAGTTATGGCTATCAGCTTCTGCGTTATAAACATCAATAAGCTGTGCGTGAAGCATCTCCGCTGACTGAACCGCATTATCAAAAAAACGCGCTGTGAGGTCATCACAACTAACGCGGCGTTGCGCGGCTCGGATGTTCTGGATAATGGCCGGGATACCGGCATTCAGGACATCAGGGATAGAAACATTTTCGATTGATTGGTTTTGTGCTGAAGTGCTCATTTCAAAGTTCCGTATTAGCTTGTGCTTCGGTCATTTTTCCTAAGTATGAAGGTGGAAGGACTACGCAATTTGTATCCAGTCCCTCACCTATGGCAGCCTGTAAAATTCTGGCTAAGGTGAGTCTCTTGTTGCGATACCTGGTGATGACATGCCTGATACCGCCGGTCGGCGTAACAAAGGCGATCAGCCAGTAGTGATATTTCCGTCGGAATGGCCACATAGTGCACCTTATAGATTGCTCTAATAAAAAACGTGATGAGTGTACATCACGTTTTAAAAATATGGAATTATTAGAGCAATATTATTCTGATTCTCGCTCAAAAAACGAGCTAATGAGGGGAAGCCAATCCTCTGACACTTCGCGAGGCCGCGGTTTGCCGTGGAAAAAGATTATTCGGCAGTCCTTTGGTAATGCCCCATTCCCCCTGGAGTAACGCGCGCTCGCATATTTTGAACCAGGTTCCACAACATCGGCCTTGTAACTTACAAACCATCCTGGATACAGATCCTGAAATGCTGGTGTATCATCGCCCATAACCTTCCGTAAGAACCCCTGATCACCCCAGCACTCAGTAGTGACACAACGAGCAATCCAACCTTCCGGATCTTGCCAGAATGAACTCCAGATATGTGCTTTTACACTATTTGGTATCCACAGGGCACCGCTACCACGATATTGTGGATGGTAAAAATCCCTAAGCATGGTGAAGCAGGTTGGTGGATTCTCAAGGATTGGGCGTATATCACCGGCAATAACCGTGTCCAAATCCAGATAGAACAGATCATCGGTTATATCCGGTCTGAACCGCCCCGGGTTTCCTGGAGAGTGTTTTATCTGTGAACTCAGGCTGCCAGATCATCGTTTCCGATGGAAGCATAATAAGCTTTTTCTGCTTCTGCCGGAGGAGTATGGCCCAGCCTTCCCAGCAATCGTCGATTGTTATACCAGTCCACCCACGTTAGTGTGGCCAGTTCCACTTCTGCACGGTTTTTCCAGCTCTTACGGTGTATTACCTCCGCTTTGTAAAGACCATTGATGCTCTCAGCCATCGCGTTGTCATACGAGTCGCCTGTACTCCCTGTTGATGCCAGTAATCCGGCTTCTTTTAGTCGCTCCGTATAGGCCAGTGACACATACTGAGAGCCTTTATCGCTGTGATGGATGGTGCCAGACGGACGACGGGCCCACAACGCCTGCTCCAGCGCATCCAGCACGAATGTCGTTTCCATAGACGATGAGACCCGCCACCCCACGATGTATCCGGCAAACACATCAATGATAAACGCCACATAGACGAAGCCCTGCCATGTGCTGACGTAAGTAAAATCAGCCACCCACAGCTGGTCAGGTCGTTCTGCCACGAACTGACGGTTTACGCGGTCGCCTGCGGCAACGGCTTTCCGGCTGATGGTCGTACGGACCTTTTTACCCCGGAGAACACCGGCAAGTCCCATAACCGCCATGAGACGTGCCACTGTACATCTGGCCACCCTGATTCCTTCCCGTAACAACTGACGCCAGACTTTACGCACACCGTACACCTGATGATTTTCATCGTATACGCGCTGTATCTCTCTCTTCAGCCAGTCGTCGTGCTGCGCACGGGCACTGCGTTTATCCGGATGATGTCGCTGTTGCTGACAATGGTAATACGTTGACGGGGCAATATGCAGTTCGCTGCATACCGGTCCGACCCCGTACTGCTCACGCAGCTTATCCAGCAGTGGCATCATTTTTTCCAGAGGCGGTCGAACTCCGCCTTCGCAAAATAAGCGGAAGCCTGGCGAAGGATATCGTTACTGCGGCGCAGTTCACGATTTTCACGTTCCAGCTCTTTCAGACGCTGACGTTCAGCGCTGGTGAGCCCACCATCACCGCCCCCGGTATCCCGCTCATGCTGGCGAACCCAGACACGCAGAGTCTCCGGCGTACAGCCAATCTTTGGGGCAATGGAACAAATTGCCGCCCACTGTGAGTCATATTCATCCTGACTTTCCAGAACCATACGAATCGCCCGCTGACGGACTTCGGGGGAAAAACGAGTATTTTTAGTCATCCTGTTTACCTCTTTCTCAGGGAGTTTAGTCTCCAGGATTTCCGGGGCGGTTCAGTCGGAACAACTCGATTTTCGCCCACCAGCCACGGCACTTTTGCCACTGGTTGATCAATGGGACAACTTTGACGCCAGGTACATGTAAACGCTTCAGGTCTGTCAGGCAAATAATTTCATAGCCTTTTGGCAGTTGATTAACCAGCCACTGCACATCGGAAGCGTTATAGTCACCACCAGAGCGAAGAACTAAAGCAATCTTCATGCTGCACCATCACCTTTCACTTTCATCAATGTCAGGTTTCCGCAAAATACGGCACCAGTGTCGATATAATGCTGATTCCAGAATGTCTTCGGGCTTTTCACCGGAGTGTGACCAAAGATAAAACGATCTGCGCCCGAAATTTCGCCACCAATATCATCCATCGAATCACTGATACGCTCGCGCGCCCAGACAACGTTGAAAAGCGGCACCTCCTTACCGAATTGATATTCATTATCCGGATAGTCGGCATGGGCTATAACGATAGTTTCTTGCCCGATGTTCAACTCAATGATATAGGGCAGTCGTCTTACCAACTCCACCAGCGCCCTGGCTAATATTTCCTGATCAGCGTCCAGCATGAAGAACCATTGACCGCCATTCATTAGCCAGTTATTCACGTTGCCATCAGGACTTAACGCATCAATCATCAGCCGCTCATGGTTGCCCATAACCGCTCTGAACCATGGCATCTGCAATAGCTCCAGGCATTTAACATTTTCGGTGCCGCGATCGATAATGTCGCCGACCGATATCAGTAAATCCTGCGCAGGGTCAAAATCCACACGATGGAGTTCGGACATCAGTCTGGTGTAGCAACCATGCAGATCACCAACAACCCAGACATTCCTGTATTTGGTACCGTCGATACGGTGATAAATTGTGGGTGCTATCATGTATTCTTCAGCCATTCTTTAAGAGTCATCTGCGGAATACCTCCCATTTTCCCGCATGAAACAACGTCAATCTGTTCACGCGCAGACTGGAATAACAAAGGCAGGTGACTTAGATTTTTTGGCGTGCCGCCGGAGTGAACTCGTGGTTCTTGCGTAGCGTCAACGCCCACCAGGGCTACATGTTTGAATCCGATATGGAAAGCCAGGTTCAGAGCACCATATGCACTATTGCCGCTGGCAATTTCATTCTCATCTTCGCAAAGGCCGAAATGTCCGGACCAGCGCCACGCCCACCACTCGGGAGAATTCGTATTTTTTGGCTCCATGCCGCGTTCAGCCACACGACGGAAGCACAGAACGCCGTCTCTGACTTCACGTTCTTTAACATCGGGTAGTGCCATGCAATAACAAACACCACGGCGACGGCGGCCACGACCAACGCGCCGCATATTGTCTGGCGATGGATCAAGTGTGAAAAAATAAGAAGCGCGGTTAAGCCAGTCGATGGCCCCATTGACCGCTATAATCGGCACTCCGCGCGGCGCAACAAAGTTTGCGGCGCTTGGGCCACTGCCGACGATAATAACGCGATCACTGCCTCTAAATTTATTCTTGGGAAACATTGAATTGCACTGCTCCTACTTGCATTCAAAATATGTAAATCTGCGTGTTTTTTGCGGGTATCCAGGAACTGCTGTTGCCATTTTGAAATAGACACCTGCGTTGGATTCCGTAGTGCTTGAGGGTGCGCGCCATGCCAATGAAGGCCGTTTTGCAGAGAACAGTCATAGCCGACTAATACCACTACTTCAGCCCCTGATTCAGCAGCCAGACTGATAGCCTGCGCGCCGCTATTTACCCCTTCCGCCGGTCCACAATATCGCCTGTACTCCAACGAAAATGATTTCGCCGCCGCCAGGTTGGCTGTCACTTTGCGGAACCTCCCTCCCGGTATGGTGGAACCGTATTGCTTCCACCATGACAAATCACCGGCGTATAAGGCATAAATGTCATCGAACATCTGCCAGGAATTGTTAACCGCGATGATTGAACAGCCAGTTTTTTCTATAGCAGCACAGTCCTCACGAGTGAGTGAAGGACCGCTACCGACACAAAAAACAGTCCTAGTCGCCCTGGGTGGTATGTTCATTCTCAGCTGCAAATTCAGCCTCCAGGCGAGCATTCATTTCAGCGATTACAGGGTCCACTACAGCATCTGTTTCCTGTTCATTACGCGGCATGACCGATGCCAGCGACTCATAATTAACCTTGGATGACACGATTATTCTCCCGATGTTAAGGTGCACTACCACAAAGAGCGGGCATGCACTAATTAATTTATTATTTTAAGCAGCATATAACCACTTATCGCCGTTCAATACATGCTCAATAGCCTCACCCTTTTTAAGGCTTATGTATTCCAGGATGGCAGTAATCGCTTGTTCTGCACCATACGCAAGAACAACGTAGTAACCTTCCTCTCTAAGCCTGCGCATCCAGGCGATCTGCTCTTTCGTCGGGGCTTTACCATTTGGTTCTTTAAGCTCAATTCGCATGCCGTGATAAATACCGCATGCTTTATCGAGACTCATGTCCGGATAACCTTTTTTCTGCCCTTCAGCCTTCATTTTCCCGGCGGTTGCTTTTGAACGCTTCCCTCCGTTAGGCGTTGCATGCAACAGCTCATAAATTTCAGGGTAATTGCGCTCGAAGTAATCAAAAATGAAAACCTGTTCGTAGTGCTCGCAATTTCCTACTCGCAGATCAGGATTTTTTGCCAGTGCTGCAAGCGCCTTCGCATGTGGCGAAACTTCTTTTACCGGGGCAAGTGATAAGAACGGATCCTTTTTGGGCTTTGGCTTAACCCATCCTTTCTTTCTGCGCTTACTGAAAGCCAGATACTCTTGCTCAGTAAAGCGCAACACAATCAGTCAAATCCTGCCGGTCGCATGCCATATTTACGCTGTTTTGCGGCCTGCTCTTCCCTGTGCCATTGCGCACACTCAGCGTCACAATAGATGCCTGATTCAATCGGTTCATTGCAGTAACGACACTTCCCTGTAAATACCTGACTCACGACCTGTGCCTGCTTTCTGATGTTATCGATGGCCATGTCTTTGACAGCTTCTAACTGATTCATGCTCAGCTCTGCATCATCAACACGTTCTGCCAATTTTGTTTCCTCATGAAGAACCTACTTAAGGGCAGAATGATACATTTCACAACCAAAATTGCACTAATAATTTTCTTTTATTGAGTTAAATAATCAACAAATGACTAGCGGTAGAATCACCATCATCTATTTCTGGCAGGCTGACTATGGCTACATCAATCACTACAACCCAAAGCACCCGGCAATATCCTCTGTCGCGGTATGACGACCGCAACATAGCCGATCCAATACTCAGGGCAGAGCTACGCAAAGAGGTGATGCTTATGTGTGAATCGAACGACAAGAATCTGACGATTTATTACGTTCTTCCCGATGAGCAATATCGCCCGGATTTGCTGGCTTACCGTATGTGGGGCATAGCAGAGCTACGCTGGGTTGTGACGCTCGCCGCCGGGCTTGAGGATGAGTCTCAGGGTATGACTGTTGGCAAAAAATTAAAACTCCCACCTGCCACATGGATCCGCGAAATGATTCGCCATTTCCAATATGACGGCCAGGTGATAGGGACATTATCCATTGCGTAAGGGAAATGAATGCCAACTGAATATGCTCGCGACAATCTTGGTCGCTATCAGACTGATGGATTAAGTGCAAAAGACTTTAACAAGGTCTTCGATCTTATCCGTAAACAGCAGCGTCAGAATCGGCGAAACGCGCGACGTACACTCACCCCCAGGATTATGGGGATGCGTAACCGCGAACTTGAGGCATTCCTCAGCCTTGGGAAAAAGAAAGATGGCACCTACTTTACGCCCGAAGATATACGCAGTTTCAACACCTCAAGGCAGGCTCATAAAACCAAATTCAAGAGCACGGTACCCGGCATTACCTATGCTCAGCTGGTGGCGCAGTCCACCAGCATTGATATAAAACGCGCTAACAACAAAGTTTCTGATGGCACAGGGATCAAAGCCGCGACATTCCTCGGGCTAAAACACAACCTTGCATTGATATCTGTTAATGCCTCGGATGAGTCGGTCCACCAGCATCACCGTGTCAGAATTCGATTTGAGGAATGGGATAAAGCCGTTGAGAAAATTGCTGAAGACGGTGCGAAAAAAGCCCGAATCGCTGCCGATCTCTGCAAGGGCCGGGTATCTTTCGACTGTGATTGTGGACGCCATCAATACTGGTATCGTTATATGGCCACGGCTGGTAACTATGCTGTCGCGCCGCCAAAAGAGTATGCATTCCCCAAGATCCGCAACCCTGATCTGACTGGTGTAGCCTGCAAACATGTGTTGCACGCTATGACGCGTTTTCAGTCTCCCACATGGCACAAGGCCATCATTATTGCCCTGGAAAAAGCAGCTGAACAGGTGGCCTTCGGCGATGACAAGCGGAAGACAACAACCTATTTCAAAGGCGAACTGGCTAAATCGCTCGCGCGCAACCGGACAACAACGACGGATCAGGCTAAAGCGGCGCGTGAGTATGAGTTATATCTGAAATCTCAGGATGCATTAGGCAAAAAACTACGCGCCAAAGATAGCGCCACGGACAACGTTCGCCGGTTGTTAAAAAAAGCTCGCACCACGGCAAACAGGAAGAATGCCGAACTAAAAGCCTCGCGGGTGAGGGAAGCCCAGGCTCGCGCTGAAGCCGACGCTCTCAAAAAAGCCCTGCAAACGCAGGCGAACAACCTCATAAAATTTTTCATGAGTCAGGGAATGGACAAGGCCGCTGCCACTGCGCAGGCGCGAAGCATTCTTGAGACACAAATTAACGAAGCCCGTAAACGGAAAGGATAATCGATGGCTGGTTTCTTTGATGACATGTTTGAGGACACAGAACCATCACAACAAGTGACTGGTGATAACCTCCCGGACACCGAATCGGATCCGGATATTCCAGACGAAGGTTCTGAACTGATTGAAGAGGAAAATATTGATGCTGAAATCGAAACCGATGGTGTTAACGTTGGTAATATTGTTGATCCTGTGGAGGACGATCACCTTCCCAATCTGGATCACGGCCTGCTTAGTGATTCTGGTGTGCGCCACCGTTATCAAGGTCATGCAGTTTTTAATAACCTTGTGCGGATGGACTGGCTCAAAGCAATCAAGCTAGACCCTGACTCATTCGATGCGGTTCTATACCGCGCAATACCTTACAGAGACAAAAATGCACCTGAAACGGCATCTGAAATAATAGAACCGAACCAACGCATATATGACTATCAGGATCCAGAACTGATAACGGCCCTCGACTGCCCGGATGAGATGGACGCCTTCTACGCGCTATACGACGGCAGCGATAATACGGGAATTAGCGACAGTGCTTTAATCCTTCGGTTAGCCGCCGTTAATGTGCCAGTGGGTTCTATGCTCGAATGGCTGGAACAGCTGTCAGACGGTACAACCATTCGCCGCTTCTGGTACATCCATAAAATATTCAATTACGGCACTGCCAGGGTAGGCAGTTTGTTTTATTGCGTGCCTTCACGCGCCTTTGAAGGGAATTTCATCGGTGATTCTGAATAATCAGGAATGGCTACTGGCCATCTTTAAGAAAAAAGGTCTTACTCCAACCGGTAAGCTGGAATTTGCCACTATTGATGGCATTGATTCGGCGCTCGCACAAGCTTTAAACGAAGCGTTCGACTCACAAGTTGTCAGCTTTAATGATCGAGCTAACCAGTCGTTCCGGGAGTTTCTGAAACGCACCCCAAGAGATCGCATAACGATCGGCACTTTTAGTGATGTGAAAGAATGGTTGTCATCATTTGAAGCCGATCGCGCCGGGCGTAAAGATACAGTCTCTTCTGGCCCGGTAAATAAGCTGGCAATGCCGCTTGTGAATCTGTCTCGTTCTCCCGCGTTTTCAATTTATGAAGGTGAACTGTGCCGCGATAATTACGATGAAGGACAGGTCACCAATGAAAATGATGAGATTGAAGCCCTAGTATCGACTATCCCTTTCTCACTGGAATATTCGCTATGGATAGCCAGTGACGAGAAGGAATCTCTTGGGATGGTTTCAACTGCATTAGCATTCTGGCTACGAATGTATGCCAGCCTCGGGCAGGCATCTTTCACTCACATTGCCAATGTCGGCGGTTATGAGATACCGGTTACCTGTTACATAGAAGGGCAAAAATCAATCGCATTTCAGGATCTGACCACCGGCACCGTCGATAACAGGCTGTTCGCGGTTGGATTGAACCTCACCGTTGTGGCGGAGCTTCCAATCCTGGCTTATATGAAGCAAACCAACGGCACCATAACGGTAAAAGCGAAAATTCTGGAGGCGTGAGATGGCCACAAAGACCACCACCGCCCCAGAAACTGATTCAAAACGCACTCAGCTATTCCTGCAATCTGTTTCAATTGGGCAGAACGAAATCCCTCGCGAAATGATCGTAGGATGTACCTATGTCGAACCCGGGGAGCTATCTGGTCCCCAGCTTATGCTCATGGTCAGGGATTCAACGGCTTACGTGGTCAATAAGCTGGGGGTGAAATTTGGTACAATACTGACAGTTTCACTTGGTGATCCGGAAGGTCATGGCGGCATCCTCTTCTCGGAAGAGTTCTTTGTTCTTAAAGCGCCGCGCAAGGACGATACTGTACTGATTTATGCGTTTAGTAACCCGGTGCGGTTATTAAAAGTTCCGTCCACCAGCGCACAGTATTTTGTTGATAAGCCCCCATCAGCCGTAGTTTCCTCTCTTGCCCCTGGTCTGAAGGTAAATGCTGACTCATTCAGAAAAACATCCACATACCACCTAAATGTTGGAGAAAAACCGACCAAGGTATTGCAGGAGATAGCCAGGGATACCGGTTCTATGTGCTGGGCATCCAGGGGGACGATCAATTTTAAAAGTATGGAAAAAATGGCAAACGCCGCTCCATCGCTTACTTATGAGTCCGCCAATCCCAACACATCCGGATTTACAATTAGTCAGTTCAACATCCTGAATGCCGATTATGAATACCAGCGCCGCCATAATTACAGAATGGCCAGTTATGACATGACCAAAGGTGTGGTTTACTCAGGTAACCAGGAAGACCCCATTAAATTTACGAGCAATCCCGATCCTACCGCGCTGGCGAACTACAACAAATTCATTCTCCCCCGCCTCGATATGCTGGTGGAAGGAAATGCCGCGCTAACTCCGGGTACGACGCTGAAAATTGTCGTGCATAACACGGCAGGTGACGGAGAACTCGATGAATCTATCCCTGACAAAATGATAGTGATGTCCGTGACTCATTTCGAAGACCGCTTTCGTTTTGTCAGCCGTGCACAGTTAGGAGTGGTGAATGGGTAGTTTGACAGGGAAGTATCGGGCTGTAGTGGTAAGCGTCGATGACCCTAAAGGTCTGATGCGTACGCAAATACGCGTTGTCGGCATGATGGATGGGCTACCAGATGCCTCATTGCCGTGGGCAGAAGCCATATTGTCCAATGCAAACACATTTTCACCATTTCTGCCCGGCGATAAAGTATGGGTAGAATTCCCCTACAATGGAGATTCGCGATGGCCATTGATAATCGGTTATGCACAGGATGCATCCGGTGGCGCTCCCAATGTGCCGCCTGAAGCGTCAGGACAAGGTGAAGGCTATGTACCGCCTGAAGTCGAAGGTGCACCAGCACAACCATCAACCAGCGCCAAAAAAGACTTTATTTCGTCGCGGAACGGACTAATGGAGGTCCGGACGGCGGGCGGAGCCTGGGCCGTTACGCACTTGAAAAGTGGAACAACAATCGGGTTCAACGAGGCCGGGGAGTTATATGCCATTTCTCAAGGTCCGGCATTCATCTCTTCCGCAGGAAATCTCGATATAAAGTCAGGCGCGGATGTCGCCCTGAAGGCGGGGGGAAGTATGGCGATAGAGGCCAGCGGGAATCTATCCATAAAAGCCGCTCAAGTCTCTGTTAACAAGGCTTAAGAAAAGCCCGGCGTTCGGGCTTTTCTGTTATGACGGGTTCAATTTTTTATCCGTTACCGCGCGACGGTTTCTGCGTGACAAACGTCTCAAGCATCTTTTCCGCAATTGCCGACCAGGTGTGACACTGGACCTTTTCAGCATTTTTCACGCGATCAACGCGAGCAATAACCTCATCCCAATCAATCCGCGACTTGATAACCATATGGTTCACCAAAGCCAGGCGATCTGGCGGAAGACAATCGGGAGGCGTTAATACCAACGCCCCGCACATTGCCGCCTCAAGTACAGTTAATCCAAGGCTTTCGGGATGCGTAACGATAAACACGTCACTCTTACGCAATTCAGCTGCAAATTCGGTTGCTGGTACCGGCGTCCGTCTGTATGGGGTTACCGATATATTCCCCGGATCAATGGTAATCAATCCGTCATCGGTCAACGTTCTGGCCTCATACGGAACGGTCAGACGCTGAAGGTTCATAAGGATACTTAAGGAGTGATCAAACCCACTAACATCAAATGCAGCGTGGTCTACAAAAATACGCAGAACATCGTCTGTTTTGGTTTCCAGATGGAACAGATCCTGATTCGCTGCCCATCCAACATGTTTGTTAAAGCGATTATGACGCTCTAACCTGCCGGGATTATCCAGGTACCGCCAGGTATCATCGCGGACAGTAAAAGTAATATCGACTGGTGCCGAATCCAGCATAGAACCGTCGTATACCTGGGCTACCCATCCAGTGAATCGACGACGCAGTTGCACGCCTATTTCCCTGGGCACCGTAGTAAAATACCGCAATCCTGGCGCTAAAATGGCTTTCGCAGAACACGAGGTCGCAGCGGTCAACACAGCTTCAACATAATCCTCCGGGCTTTCGACGCCGGGGGAATATGGACGATGGAATTGCAATGTTACCCCTGCCTCACTAAAGGCGCAGGCCAGGTTGTAAGCCCACATTTCCGTATATGTTTTCACATCACTGATAGCTTCAAATTTTCGCCCAATGATCAGGATGTTCATCGGCTTTTCCTCATTCCATTGCATTAATAATCCTCTTGCCAGTCAGCACCAGCATAGTTATCAAACCGTGAGTATTGGCCGTTAAAAGCCAATCTCACCGTGCCAATTGGGCCATTTCGTTGCTTTCCGATAATTACCTCGGCAATGCCCTTCATTTCGCTATCCGGGTGATAAACTTCGTCGCGATACAGAAACATGATCAGGTCTGCGTCCTGCTCAATTGCTCCTGATTCACGTAAATCTGAATTTACCGGTCGTTTGTCCGCACGCTGTTCAAGCGATCGATTAAGTTGTGACAATGCCACCACCGGTACTTGTAATTCCTTCGCCAAAGCCTTCAGTGAGCGAGAAATCTCGGCAATTTCCAGCGTTCGGTTATCTTGCAGCTCGGGGACGCGCATAAGTTGCAGGTAGTCGATCATAATCATGCTCAAACCACCATTTTCTTTATAAACACGACGAGCGCGGGAACGAAGCTCTGTAGGTGTCAGGGCGCTTGAGTCATCAATAAAAATATTCTGCTTGTCCAACAGAATCCCCATTGCGCCAGAAACCCGCGCCCAATCCTCGTCGTTAAGTTGCCCTGTTCGAATACGAGTCTGATCAACGCGTGCAAGAGAAGCCAGTGAGCGCATCATCAGTTGGTGGCTCGGCATCTCAAGGCTAAAAACCAATACGGGCTTATCGTTACGGACTGCGGCATTTTCGACGAGATTCATCGCAAACGTAGTCTTCCCCATCGATGGGCGGGCGGCGACAATAATGAGATCGGACGCCTGAAGTCCTGCCGTCTTCTTATTGAGATCGGTAAATCCGGTATCAAGCCCCGTTACACCATCATGCGGTCGCTGAAACAACTCTTCTATGCGAGATACCGTTGCATCGAGAATGCTGGCGATATCTTTTGGACCACTACCGCTCTTTTGTCGTTTTTCAGCTATTTCAAAAACGCGGCGCTCGGCCATATCCAGCAATTCATTGCTGCCCCTGCCATCCTGCGCATATCCAGCTTCAGCTATTTCATTTGCGACGGAAATCATTTCACGAACAACCGCGCGTTCACGAACGATATCCGCATAAGCACAAATATTTGCCGCGCTGGGCGTGTTCTTTGACATCTCCGCAAGGTACGCAAAACCACCGGCGCGTTCTAATTTACCGTTCTGTTCAAGTGCTTCAGCAAGTGTTATCAAATCAATCGGTTTGCCATGACTTAATAACCTCTCCATCTCACTGAAAATTTCACGATGAGCACTGGTATAAAAATCATCAGCAACTATACGATCTGCAACTTCATCCCAGCGGCAGTTATCAAGCATTAAGCCACCAAGTACAGCTTGTTCTGCACTAAGGGAATTTGGCATGGATTCAAGAGGGGATGCAGACATTAGCACTCCACCCAGGCGTGCTGAATGTCAGATATAATCGGCATACTCAAATCACTCCTAACGATATGAGTCATCACCAGAAAATCAGGATTAATGCGCCGGACTCTTCCCGGCTGTCACACCGAATCGCCAGGATGGTGAATCCGCAGTCCGACGCTATGAACGGGGCTTGCACATTCCGGCTACCTGGTTTGTTGCCTGAGCTAGGGGAAAGGTTACCCCTTTAACGTCACCAGACCGCTAACGACGCATGTGCCAGACGCCGTGTTACAACCAAATATGGTGGCCCCTACCGGACTTGAACCGGTGACCGTGCGATTATGAGTCGCCAGCTCTAACCACTGAGCTAAAGGGCCGGATTACTGCCAATTTTGCTTACGCTTTTATTTCACCGGAACAAACGGAACAGCGGTATTACTGGTCATATACTGCGGTAATGTACCGTTCCATTTGTTGATCGCTTCCAAGTCCATAACACCGGGGTTCTGGCGCAGAGCTTCACCACGTAAACGAATGGCATCAGCTTCGGCCTGGGCTTTTGTGCGAATAGCATCAGCCTGTCCGGCAGCTTCCGCGCGCAGCATGTTGGCCTCTGCTTCACGTTGTTTGACCTCTTGCTCGCGTTGCAGGGTTTTTTGGTTTGCCGTGACTTTGGCGTTAATACTGTCAATAACTGTTGGCGGGTATTCTGGCTTACCTACATAAGAGAGGCTCATCACCTGAATGCCGATTGGCGTCATTTCTTCCTGAATGTCTTTAAGGGCTGCATCAAGCAATTCAGATTTGCCACCGTCGATAAATTTGTCGGTGGTCATTTTGCTGGCTAATCGGTTCAGAGCATCTGCAACCTTCTGGCGTAGATCGGTATCAGTAATATCATCTACACCTTTGCGATAGGTCTGAAATACCGTTGTGACTTTTGCTGGATCAACCTTGTAGGCTACGCCGATGTGGTAACCAATGGTTGTTCCGTCGCTCATCTGGAAGCTGAACGGCTCATCGTATGTCTTCATTTGCTTAAAGGTCGGGAAGATATAAACTTCAGTATTCAAGCCTGTCCAGTAGCGACCAACGCCAACTACTTCACCGATACCTTTATCATCCCCCAGCTTATTTACTTTGATCCCTACGTTACCTGGCTCTACCCGATCGCATCCGGTCAGACATAAAGAACCCAAAATAATCGCTGCACTAATCAACGTTTTTTTCATTAATTAATTTCCTGGTTTTTTCACGAAAAAAGACTACTGCGAAAGCCGGGTAAATGAGCGCGAGAAGGACTCCCAACAATACAAGTATTGTGCTGTTAGATGAGATCATATTTGGCAAAAGCCAAACATACAGAACCAGTGACACAATCAAACAGAGGACGGCATAAATATATAACCGCACCCATAGCGTTCGACATTTGTTCGGATTGTTCTGCATCCTCTCACTCCATTATTTAACGAATAAAAAAGCTGCGGTGCCGGGTTCCTCCCGGTGTCCTTTGGCTGGTTATCCACCGTGGACGTGGAAACAAGGAGAAATAATGGACAGATATAACCATTTCCCCGCGTGCGCTTAGCCGCATTCACCGCAACGGAAAGAGCATTCTTGGTGGACCTGTAGATTGGGATATGAACCCGTTACAGGAGAATGCTCTTACCTGTTACGTGCTCCGTTTCGTGGAGCTAACGGCGGGTGATCAGACCGCACCAGACTGGACTTATTTCAGCGTTATGCTCATGCCAGAGAATCAAACTGTGATGGTCGGTGCTGAACTCCGACACAGGGTTGTAGCAAGCCCCGCAAAGCGCGCACTACTGTAGTTGCGGCACATCAGCCTGTGCATTCACCACAATGTTGAGAACACTGGTTGTCACGCGGCAACGCAACATTTATTCGTAGATTGGGATATGACCCCGTTACGCCAGTGTTCTCAACGTTGTAGTTGTTATGCGTATTCTCTTACTAACCGCACACCAATACATTTCCCATCACGTTCATTTGTCTCGAAACGTGAATACTTAAGTTCGCCGTTAATAATCGCTGTTACAACCCGTATCCCGTTAAACGCCCACATATTTCGCTCCATTTACACACATTACCAGTCGCCGGTTACGGTTCCGGCCAGGCCTCTTCCTCAACGGGGTGTTCTCCATACGGACTACCGTTTATTGGTCGTTCCTGCGGTTTATGTTGTGAAGCCAGATGCTTATCTTCTGGTTGCTTCTAAGATCTGCACTTCATCACAACGGTAAGAGCACTCGATGCATTTAAGCCAGGCCCCATAAGGGAGAATGCTCTTACCTGTTATGTTGGTGCCGATTAACGGGATCGAACCGCTGACCATTCGCTTACAAAGCGACTGCTCTACCAACTGAGCTAAATCGGCAATGTGGTGGGGAGTGATGGAGTCGAACCACCCGAGTCGCAATGACAGTAGATTTACAGTCTACCCCGCTACCCCTACGGACTAACTCCCCTAAAGTGGCGATGGTGGGTGGATTCGAACTACCGACCAGTTGGTTAACAGCCAACTGCTCTACCGCTGAGCTACACCATCACTTGCCGGGTACGTCTCCGGCGAGGGCTTCCACCTCCGTATGCTTTTCGGCGCACCGCGCCCTGGCTGCAATTCGGTAACAGGGGATGCATAACCCTGGCTTCCAGCGTGATTAGCGCCTTCAGCATGACGGGATATACCCGTAAATTCGTGGAACTGTACCCAAAGTGCTGTTAAGCACCGCTGTTACGCTGAAAAGAAAACGCAACAGGAAAGGACGCTGACCAACAGATGGCCCCTTCTCGTTCATCTGGTTAATCACACCAGCGCCCTTACCTGTTGTGCCTCCCCGTTCCCTAATACACAGACGGGGACACTCTGCGGTCGATTTTTTGACGGGGGACGACTCATACCCCATGGCATCTGGCTTCTTAGGCCGCTACCATCATCAGATCATCGTTTGCATTTACTTTAATGGTCAGTTTCTAAACCGCCGCAAAGTCGCTAACCATGACGAAAACCCTGAAAAAAACGCCCACCCGAAGATGGGCAAACTGGACGCTCGTAACGCACTTCGGCGTTGCCACTTAGGCGCATGGTCAACCTGGCAACTCGGTGGTTTGTCTGGGAGGACTAGGCCCAGCCATGCTTACCGCCGCGCCTGTCGCGGCTAACAGCTAAATCGCTCTATAAATCACGATTCATTGAGGTGATATTACACTAATAAATTTATTAGAGCAATATACCCAAAACGTCATGAGCTACACCTCGAGTGTCCCCCTTACAAGACACAGAACGTCTGGCAAAAAGAGGTTCCACTCTGAAGCCACTGTCATGATAAAGCTCTCTGATGTTTGGCGCGCCACTGTTAGTAATGAGAACCTTTGCACCTCGACGATGAGCATCCGTCAACAGAGACACCAGGCGTTTTTGCTCTTCAAACTTAAAGTCATGACCGGAATAGTTCGTGAATCCCTCTGTATTTGGAAGCGGTTCATACGGCGGATCGCAAAAGATGACATCTCCTTCTCCGGCAGCTTCAATCACCGCTGCAAAATCACCGCATACAAACTCAGACCGCCCTTCCGCACCGAGGAAGGCTTCCATCTCCTGTAATGGGAAATACGGAGTTTTATACTTCCCATAACCGACATTGAACTCACCGGCCTGGTTGTAACGCGTCAATCCGTTAAAACAATGTCGGTTCAGGAACAAAAACGCCGCTGCGCGATGTAAATCATCATAGACTTGTTTGTTAAACGCATTCCGTACTGCCAGGTATCCTTCCTGTGTGTTGTAGTCCTGGAAGAAACGATGTGCCAGAGTGATAAGTGAATGCGCCTCGCGTTGCAGAGTCTTGTAAAAGTTAATCAGGTCAGCATTCACATCATTTAGCAGATTTTCCTGGTATCCGGCATTCATGAAGACAGCTCCGCCACCAACGAAAGGTTCAATCAGGCGCTTCCCTTCTGGCAAATAGCGAAAGATTTGTTCCAGAACACCAAATTTTCCACCAGCCCATTTGAATATGGACCGTTCGAATTCTGCCGCTGGTTTAACTTTTCGCTCTTTTGTTTCACTTCCTTCTTTCTGCCGACATACGGCCTTAGTAATCCGATCGCCAATCCAGCGCATTACTGGTATTGCCATACTATTGCCGATCGCTTTGTAACGCGGTCCGTCAGCTGCAAGCATTGCGGCCTCTTCTTCGCTTAAATCTGGATAGTGATTGTGCAGATATGCCAGTTCATCTGAATTAACTTTTTTACGCTTTTCCGTAGGGATCAACGTATGCCAATCAGGAAAACCTTGCAGCCTTTCACATTCGACAGGGGTAAGACGGCGCATTCTACCGTCGCCGAGCAATACAATTGGTGCTTCATGGTTACATGTCAAAGTTGGTGCCGAATTATCGGTTTTTATCTCAGCCCCTCCTTGCCCATGTGCCATGGCAATTATGTTTGTATCATCGCAAGTTCTGATAGCGATGTTTGAAGTATATCTGGTAGTTTCCTTCCCCTCGCCTCTGCTCGGCGCAATATTCCGGCGCACGCCTTCGAACTCAAAAAGTACCGTTGCGGGATCGAGATCTGTTCGAGCACTTGCGACAACAAACACGCGTCGGCGTCGTTGTGCCACTCCGAAGTATTGGGCATCAAGGATTCTCCAGGCCACTTTTCGCTGCGGTCCATAAATACAACCACACTGCGGCCACTTTGGAACATGGCAACCGGTTTTGCCATCCCACCGCCAGAACGCGTTGCTTTTTCCTGATTCAGGTCGATCACCTGGTTCAAATGGCACATCTTCTCCAGCCAATCCGGCAAGGAAACATCCGAAGGCGTTATCTGCCGATGACAAGACTCCTGGGACATTTTCCCAGACGATAACGGCTGGTTTGAGAAATGACTCAGCCCGTTTGTCGTCAATTGCATTTGCAAGCTCCACATACTTTAAAGTTAGCGCGCCACGCTCATCATCAAGCCCACCACGTAATCCCGCGATACTGAATGCCTGACAGTTATGGACCACCGCACCATTGAGGATATAGGAATGATCACCTTCGACTTCTATGTTGTATACAGTATCTAGGCCTACCGATTTAAACTCTTTGACTGTTCGTAAAAGCATTCCATGAGCCAATCTTGATTTACGTGACAATTTCTGCGGGCAGATTGTTACCTGATAATAATTCCGTTGATTTACCACGCGATCCTCGATCACTTTTTTGGGCTCAACTTCAATAAAGCTGACCGAAGAAACATAACCACAAGTCTGTGACAACCCCGCAACGCCCCAAGCAAGCGCAGAACTAACACTATTAATTCTAAATCCCGCTTTACCACTTGGTGTCCCATCAGTATCAAGATAGCCTTGTAAAAACACATGACGCAATGGATGCGACATCACCCATGCAGGGATACGCTTAGCATGGCTTAACTCGCCAAAATGTTCATTAAGCCAATTGGCATAACACGTATCATTCAAGGTTACTTTGATGCTCCCTCGGATTTCGCTTGCCACGGAAAATATGTTTTCTGGTATGCGGCAATGAAACTTTCTCAATTTCTGGCAATTTATGCCAAAAACAACCGCCTTCTTAGATTTACCTCTCCATCTCCTAATATATCCATCGCCAACATAAGCGCCCGCAAGATACATAGCCTGTTCTTCAGACAAGAACCGAGAACAAATATCTGGAAATGCAATATTGAAATTAGTTAGAGCGCACCATTGATATCCCGGCATATCACATGCTGCTCGCCATTCCGGTTCAGACAACAACTCTCTCTTAAAATATGTGCCATTTTTCCGGGTGTTTTGGGCTTTCCACCGAACAGCCAGGAAGGGATGGTCATTGGTTGTTCTTATACCTAAAGGCTGCCCAACGGCATTAAGTAACCCCGTATTAGCTATTTTTGAACCAACTCTTTTTACTTGTTGTAACCGCCCGAGATGACTGACTACGTAATCACCAGGGCAAACATTTTCTATTGGTTTATAGCCATTTTTACAAAGAACCATATGCCCCGCGGTAAAACATGGTGTTCCCCCGACGAGCACGTCAGGGGATTCGATTTCCCCAGCCAAGACTTTTTTGGCAAGTTTTTTCATGTCGCCAAGGTTGGCAACATGGGGCCAGCGGAGCGCAAGAACGGCCGATGGAAAAGGCTCGATTTCAGCAAACCACGCCGGACGCATACCCAACGGTTCCCAGGCAATACTCGCGGCTTCAATTCCACTGCAAACAGATCCATAGCACAGCTCTTTCACTGCTTAGCCTCTCCGCCAAGGGCATTTACCAGAGCATCAACCAGGCACGAAATTTCACTGGTCAACAGGAAGAAATCTGCGTCCAGTCGCTGCGCAACATCTTCACTATCAATATCAGAGTTCTGCTCAAGCAATTCATCCGCAAATTTGACGCTGGTAAGGCTGAAGTTATGGTCCAGTGTAAATTTAATGCGGTTCTGCCAGTCGAGTGCCAACTTAGTGACGAGCTTGCCAGCTTCCAGGTGTGTGGAAATTTCATCGCTTCCCAAATCCTGCTTTTTCACTCGGGCAATACCGCCATCCTCAAGCACTGCCTTAAGTTCTGCCGCATCCCCCATTTGAAATCCCTGTGGAGCACTACCATCACGTACCCAGTCGGTCAGCGTTAATTCAATGGGATTTTCAACACTCAGGGGAACAGCAGGAAGAGAACCCAGAGACTTACGCATAAGCGCGAGCATATCCTCTGCCTGCCGCGCGCTGGCATTGATATAGATACGTTTAGTTGAACCGTCGTAGATCGCCTGGATAACAGAAAACTTTGAAAAAGCCCGTGGCAGAAGAGAATGCAGAACTTCGTCTTTCAGGGAGTCCTTCTCTGTTTTCTTCAGTTTACGCGCTTGTTCTTGCTCAAGTTTTTCAATTTTTTCTTGAATAGCTCGCTGGATAACCGGCGGGGGAAGAATTTTTGTTTCGCGCTTTGCTTCAACAAGGATAAAACCATTTCCATGCATAGCGATAACTTCAGAATTATCACCAAATGGCGATACAAAACCGAACTTGGCCATATCCTGACTACCGCATGGCGTGAAAAGGATCATTTTCTTTTTATCTTCTAAGTCGGTCAGATCCGCCTCACGAGAAAGTTTATAAATAGTAATGTTTTTCCAGTGCTTAAACATGTTGTAACCCTTGAATATCAACCACAGAAAGCTCGTCTTTGTAGAAAAAGGCCAGGTTGTGGCACCCCCTCGTTTGAGCGTATGAGCTGGGACCAATTTCGTTCTTCCAGACAAATGGCTTCAAATCCGTACGGCGAAGCATAAAAACGCGATTTATTCCGCTCTGATTCCCAATGAGGCAAAAGCCTTCTTTCACCTTGATAGCCTGCAAGTTGTCGAGTTCACCGCTGGTTACACGGCTATCGAACTCTTTGCGGCTTATTAGCTCCATCTGCATCTGACGACTCCAAACAAATGCCCATTGAAGGGCGATGGCTGAATGGTACCGAAAATACGACATAAAAAACAATATTTATTAGAGCAATTTTGCGATAAGTAAACGCCATACAGACCACAAATAACCTAAGTTAAAATAACGAAAATCAGAGCAAATAATTGGTGATGGCGTGGCAAGCATTGCAACAAAAGACAGCATTTGTTCGGGGCACGGAGGATTCCCATCCAGGCCTCCTGTAGAGAGTGAACCACTACTTAAAGTCAACGGAGTCGAAGTGTTAGTTGATGGTAAGCAATATGCACAGCATACCGATGGAAACAGTACGCACGGTGGGCAAGCTATATCAACCAGGGCATGGTTTACCGTCAATGGTAAAGGGATCGTATGCGTTGGTGACCCTGTTTCATGCGGATCTACCGTAGCGTCCGGAGACGGCCTGGTTCAGGTAAGTTAGGAGATATCATGCTGGAAAAAGACTACCAGTTATCCGCATATAAAAAATTGGCCGCCGCCGGTGGGATGAAAACACCTGGTGCCATAACATCGGCACGAAACAGTGCTAACACAGCAAAACTGCTTGCAGAAGAATTGACCGGATTAATTCTGGATACAATTGTCTATCCCGACACTATTACCAGCTATGTTTCAACGATCAGAACAACCACAACCGGCTTAACGAACATTGGAGAACTGGCAACTAAGCACGCGGACCTGTTGGCTGGTTATGCAGATCTGTCAATGCTGCTTCAACTCGATATTGGTTGGGATGTTTACTGCCGTGCTAATGAGCGAGAAGTTTCAGAACTGCCGATCTCTATTGCCATTGGTGATGTGAATATTACTAAATCGCTTGAGGACGCTGTTAACGCGCTTAATACATCAAGTTTAGTCGCTGCAATGGGGGAGATTAACCAGGCCCTTAACACTGGCTCAGAAAGCTCGTCAGGCTCTGGTTCAGGCGGCGGCACTGCCACTCCCCCACCAGCACTAACAGAAGAGCAAATTGAATCTCTGAAAGTAGCAACTGAACAGTTTGGGGTTGTTTTCAACCAGACAACAGCACCCACAACTGCGTTACAACAGCAGTATGAACGAGCGAATGAAAGCGCCAACGTAGCCATAACTGCTTATAACCATGCTATCGGTACCGCGCTTGCGGAAGCATCAGCAAATAAGGCCAGCACAGCCAGCGCAGTCGCCGCTTTGGTTCCTGATTCTGTTCTTGATGAATTAAACAAAGCGGCACGGTAACAAAGGACTTCATTGATAATTTTTCTTCAGGAGGAAGACATGTCATTCTTTTCTACGTTAAAAACAGCTTTGTCTTTGAAGGAGAAACTTGCTGCTACTGGTGTTCTTGTTCTGATTTGCGCACTTGTTGGTGCTGGGTTTGCATGGGAACGTCATCAGCTAAAGCAAGCCATGGAGAAAATTGGCAGTCTTGATCAGGCTGTTAAGGAACGTGATAAGTCAATAATGGATCTTAACCAGACCATTGAGACGATGAACAAAGCAGAGCAACATTTTCACAGCCAGGAAGTGAAAAATGAATCAGAACAAGCCAAATATGCTGACAGGCAAATGGAACGAAAAGCTGAAGTTCAGAAACAACTGGTTGCGGCGGGTAATGTTCGCCAGCGCATTCCTGCTGACACTCAGCGGTTGCTCCGGGAGTCGATCAGCGAATTTAACGCCGACGCCGACAAAGGTTAACCACCCTGCCCCCAAAAGTGCGTTTATGTGCAGGATGCCAGAGTTTAGCAGTGAATATTTTGATGATCTGCCAGCGTATATCCTCGATACAGAAACGATGCTGATGGGGATTAACAGGAAGAATCGCAACGTTAATGATTACAACCGCGCTATCAGCGGTAACTAAAAGGGATTTTTATGTCTGATAAAGTAACAGTAAAGCAAACTATCAACAAAGCGACTTCAATCTACAAAATTGAGCACATCACTGTTGGCAAGCCAGGATCTGAACAATACCGTCATGCTTTCGAGCTTGCCGATCAGCTTGGTTTAAAACACCCGGATTGCATCGAGCATGTATTTCCGACCTATGCTGATGAGCAATGTACTCATGTTCTTACCGAAGAGGATTTTTTCAGCACTGAAGAACGAGAAGGCGTTGATCGCTGCATTGGTGTGATTTGCTCTTCAGTGAGTTATGAGTTATTCCCTAATGTCCATGAAAATGGTGGTATTGGATACCAATTCCTGTACGAAGGCGATGAGCTTAAATGTTATGAACATGGTCTTCTTATCGAAAGCGTAGAATAATACCCTTCCTTCCAACCGGCTATGTTGGCCGGTTTATTCAACTTATCCACAGCATAGATCCAATAAACAGATCCTAAAGAGAACCCAGGAAGATCCAAAGAAGATCCCGGATCGCTGTAAGCCGCGCCATTTCTGGCCTGAAATGGGATCAACATTGACTATACGCGATTTTATGTTGACTGTGCACGATTTATTGTTGACTGCACGCGATTTATTGTTGACTATATGCGACAGAAACATTGACTGTACGCGATTTTAGAGCCTGACTATTCACAGTTGTTGATAACTGCAATCCAGATGACGCCAGGCCGCGCCACATATGGAGAAACCACGATGCTGGAAGAAAATAAAGGCTTCCTTAGCGTTGAAGAAGTTGCAGGAAATACAGGAGAAATCCACAGCCTGAAACCCAATAACAATAGCACTATACAACCCATTGCTTTGTTGCGCTTAGGTGTGTTTGTGCCAACCTTAAAATCTACCAATGTGGCACTACGTCGCGGATCGTCAGTTACTACAAACACAACGAACGCAACCGAAGAACTATCAAGCCTCAAAATTGTTGAGCAGGAAGGCTATGAGGGAATTGAAATTCATGGTCCACGCCTGGATATGGATACTGATTTTAAGGTGTGGGTGGGCATAACCTCCGCGTTGTTTGACTACGCACCTGATGATGACGGCATAATCACCCTGCCATTCTCCGAGTTTGCCGATCGATGCGGCTATCCACGTAAGCGCCTTTCAAAGGCGTTCCGTAAAAGTATTGATGACTCTCTGACACGCATTCAGCAGACAGTTGTCAAATTCCGCTTCCCGGCGGCAAAAGGTCATCTCAATAACATTAACGTCAACTTGTTGGCATATAGCAGCCTGAATACCGAGCTTGATGTTATCGAGATCCAGCCGCAGAAACAGCTATCTGAACTTTACTATGTTGACTATAAGCGAATCCTGAAGCTGAAGATGCTGGATAAGCTCGGGCGCAAAGAGACGGCCAAGGTACTGTATACATTCTTTGAGGCTCTACCCGCCAACCCGGCACCTGTCAGCATTGAGCGCCTTAGAGCAAGGCTTAATCTCAAATCATCCGTTAGCGTGCAAAATAGCGTTATCAGAAAAGCCATGAAAGATTTGGAAGCTATTGAATATCTTAAATTTTCAGAGATAAAAAACGGCAGGAAAATCGGCTTTCAGATCCATAAGCGCAATCCATAATATTGACTATATGCGATAGCGAGAAGTTGACTATAGGCGACATTCGTTGACGCTGGTGGATTTTTGCTGGCGTCAATATTCTGCAAGTCGCTATTGAGATGGCTTTTAGGGTCATTTCATCGCGTATAGTCAACGTTTCTCCCGACAATATCTTACATAGTCGATCTTTGGTGGAGTTAAATCGACTACAGTCAACTTTTGACTGTAGTCACATCGCGCATAGTCAACTATTCACATTAACTTTCGCGCATAGTCAACATTTGCGCGGTTCTCATCAAGCAGTGGTATTGATATGCAAGAAGAGAAACAACACTACCTCTACGTTCTGGTGCCGGAGAACGGAGATACTTTTAAAATCGGCATTTCATGTGGTCCATTGGCACGGTTTAAAGGGCTACAAGTGAGTCCCGATTTTGCGCTTTCACGGGTCTATCGTGGTACGCGTTTGGCAATGGTTAATCTTGAGCGGGCTTTACACGCAACCTTTTTCCCCTGGAATGCGCCGTGGGAGAAAAGCGCCGGTGGCGGGCATACTGAATGGTTTACACGAGAGTGTCTTGATAAGGTTTTGGCTCATATCGAATATCTAAATGATATGTGGGGAGGGATTCTCGAGCGCATTAAGTAGAATGATTTACTTCAGCGTCCAGTAGATGCTGCTCGCTCTTTCGAAAAAGAACTGGATGTTACTTCTATCGTGACTTTCAAAGATGACGCAGGAATGAGGGACGTGGCTTATGTCTCCATATCTGGCTATGAACCGGACGCGATCCGCGCTCAATGTGAATTGCTGAAAGCAATGTTTATGCTTCGGACTAAATATCCCTGGGAGACAGGGCGGGTGTGCTTCCCTATGGAAGAGTTAACCGCCACCATTGATTCTCAGCTTTACCACGATAATCCAGAGAAGTTTTTTAGCCTTTTAGCCGGTAATGGGCTTAACTGTGTGTCCGGGCTGGGGCGAAGTAGAATCCAACATGCCTCGCTCTTCGGTCCCTTCTTTTACGATCGACACGGGTACTTTGAGGCTGAACTTCCGGCGCTTACGCGTGCTATAGATACTATCGATTTCGAACGATTATTCGCTGCTCTTAGCAAATAACACTGATGCCCCTGAACGGGGCTTTTTTGTGCCTTTCTTGTAACTCTCAATCGTGCAAAATGAACAAAACATGCAGAGAATGCCATGTACAAGCATCTACGCATACATTATTATTTTATGCAGCATTTTTAATTAAATTCAAAAATACAGCATAAAGGATGACTTTCGATGAGTGATTCCAGCCAGCTTCACAAGGTTGCTCAAAGAGCAAACAGAATGCTCAATGTTCTGACTGAACAAGTACAGTTGCAAAAGGATGAGCTACACGCGAACGAGTTTTACCAGGTCTATGCGAAAGCGGCACTGGCAAAATTGCCTCTACTGACTCGAGCGAACGTTGACTATGCCGTAAGTGAAATGGAAGAAAAGGGTTATGTTTTCGATAAACGCCCTGCTGGCTCTTCAATGAAATATGCGATGTCAATTCAGAACATCATTGACATATATGAACATCGCGGAGTGCCAAAATACCGGGATCGCTACAGCGAAGCGTATGTGATTTTCATCTCCAATCTTAAAGGCGGTGTGTCAAAAACTGTATCGACGGTTTCTCTGGCGCATGCAATGCGTGCTCACCCTCATCTTCTGATGGAAGATTTAAGGATTCTGGTTATTGACCTTGATCCGCAATCTTCAGCAACGATGTTTTTAAGCCATAAACACTCTATTGGTATCGTAAACGCAACATCTGCACAGGCTATGTTGCAGAATGTAAGCCGTGAAGAGCTGTTAGAGGAGTTTATTGTTCCTTCTGTTGTACCTGGGGTTGACGTTATGCCTGCGTCGATTGACGATGCCTTTATTGCATCCGATTGGAGAGAGCTGTGCAATGAGCATCTACCGGGTCAGAACATCCATGCTGTCCTGAAAGAAAATGTGATTGATAAGCTGAAGAGCGATTATGACTTTATCCTCGTTGATAGTGGTCCTCACCTTGACGCCTTCCTGAAAAATGCTTTGGCCTCGGCCAATATACTGTTTACACCTCTGCCGCCAGCAACTGTCGATTTCCACTCATCGCTTAAATACGTTGCCCGCCTTCCTGAGTTGGTGAAACTCATTTCGGATGAAGGCTGCGAGTGCCAGCTTGCGACTAACATTGGTTTTATGTCCAAGTTGAGTAACAAGGCAGATCATAAGTATTGCCATAGCCTGGCTAAAGAAGTGTTCGGTGGGGATATGCTCGATGTCGTCCTCCCTCGCCTTGACGGTTTTGAACGTTGCGGCGAGTCTTTTGACACTGTTATTTCAGCTAACCCGGCAACGTATGTTGGTAGTGCTGATGCATTGAAGAACGCGCGAATTGCCGCGGAAGATTTTGCTAAAGCAGTTTTTGACCGTATTGAATTTATCAGATCTAACTGAGGAGTAAGAAACCCCCATGTCAAAGAAAAACAGACCAACAATTGGGCGAACCCTTAATCCTTCAATATTAAGCGGATTTGATAGTTCTTCAGCCTCTGGCGATCGAGTCGAGCAGGTATTCAAGTTATCAACTGGTCGCCAGGCCACATTTATTGAAGAGGTAATACCTCCGAACCAGGTAGAAAGCGATACCTTTGTTGATCAGCATAACAACGGGCGTGACCAGGCATCTCTTACGCCAAAATCATTAAAAAGTATCCGAAGCACTATTAAGCATCAGCAATTTTACCCTGCAATAGGTGTTAGACGGGGTACAGGGAAAATTGAAATTTTGGATGGTTCCCGGCGTCGAGCTTCTGCCATCTTAGAGAACGTAGGGTTGCGGGTTTTAGTCACGGACCAGGAGATCAGCGTTCAGGAAGCGCAAAATTTAGCGAAAGACGTTCAGACAGCATTGCAGCACAGCATTCGAGAAATAGGTCTGCGTTTGATGCGAATGAAAAATGATGGGATGAGTCAGAAGGATATTGCAGCCAAAGAAGGGCTGTCTCAGGCTAAGGTCACGCGTGCTCTCCAGGCAGCGAGTGCTCCGGAAGAATTAGTCGCCCTTTTCCCTGTGCAGTCGGAATTAACCTTTTCGGACTACAAAACGCTTTGTGCTGTTGGCGACGAAATGGGGAACAAGAATTTAGAGTTTGATCAGCTTATTCAAAACATATCCCCGGAAATAAACGACATCTTATCCATTGAAGAAATGGCCGAAGATGAAGTTAAAAATAAAATCCTGCGCTTGATAACAAAGGAAGCCTCACTACTCACGGATAAAGGTTCTAAAGATAAGTCCGTAGTTACTGAATTATGGAAATTTGAGGACAAGGATCGCTTTGCAAGGAAGCGCGTGAAAGGCCGTGCATTTTCTTATGAGTTTAATCGACTTTCAAAAGAGCTACAGGAAGAACTCGACAGGATGATTGGGCATATCCTTAGAAAGAGCCTCGATAAAAAGCCGAAGCCTTAAACTTTCGCCATTCAAATTTCACTATTAACCTACTGTTTTTAAAGTAAATCCATCTAAAATTTCAAGGTGAAATCGCCACGATTTCACCTTGGATTTTACCTTCCTCCCCTACTCCCGAAAAAATAAAAAAATTGCTTGTCACGAGAAAGTCAACAAGTGACTTTCAATAAAATCTCTTCCGAAAAGGGATTCACACAAGTGCCTTGTGTTTAAGGAAGAGTAAATTGAGTAACTTACGCGAATACCAGAATCGTATTGCAGATATCGCAAAACGCTCTAAAGCTGTGCTTGGCTGGGCAAGCACTGCGCAGTTCGGTACTGATAACCAATTCATTAAAGATGATGCCGCGCGTGCCGCATCTATCCTTGAAGCTGCACGTAAAGACCCGGTTTTTGCGGGTATCTCTGATAATGCCACCGCTCAAATCGCTACAGCGTGGGCAAGTGCACTGGCTGACTACGCCGCAGCACATAAATCTATGCCGCGTCCGGAAATTCTGGCCTCCTGCCACCAGACGCTGGAAAACTGCCTGATTGAGTCCACCCGCAATAGCATGGATGCCACTAATAAAGCGATGCTGGAATCCGTCGCAGCAGAGATGATGAGCGTTTCTGACGGTGTTATGCGTCTGCCTTTATTCCTCGCGATGATCCTGCCTGTTCAGTTGGGGGCAGCTACCGCTGATGCGTGTACCTTCATTCCGGTTACGCGTGACCAGTCCGACATCTATGAAGTCTTTAACGTGGCAGGTTCCTCTTTTGGTTCTTATGCTGCTGGTGATGTTCTGGACATGCAATCCGTTGGTGTGTACAGCCAGTTACGTCGCCGCTATGTGCTGGTGGCAAGCTCCGATGGCACCAGCAAAACCGCAACCTTCAAGATGGAAGACTTCGAAGGCCAGAATGTACCAATCCGAAAAGGTCGCACTAACATCTACGTTAACCGTATTAAGTCTGTTGTTGATAACGGTTCCGGCAGCCTACTTCACTCGTTTACTAATGCTGCTGGTGAGCAAATCACTGTTACCTGCTCTCTGAACTACAACATTGGTCAGATTGCCCTGTCGTTCTCCAAAGCGCCGGATAAAGGCACTGAGATCGCAATTGAGACGGAAATCAATATTGAAGCCGCACCTGAGCTGATCCCGCTGATCAACCACGAAATGAAGAAATACACCCTGTTCCCAAGTCAGTTCGTTATCGCGGCTGAGCACACGGTACAGGCGGCGTATGAAGCACAGCGTGAATTTGGTCTGGACCTGGGTTCCCTACAGTTCCGCACCCTGAAGGAATACCTGTCTCATGAACAGGATATGCTGCGTCTTCGCATCATGATCTGGCGTACTCTTGCGACCGACACCTTTGACATCGCTCTGCCGGTTAACCAGTCCTTTAATGTATGGGCAACCATCATTCGTGGCAAATTCCAGACTGTATATCGCGACATTATTGAGCGCGTTAAATCTTCTGGTGCGATGGGGATGTTTGCTGGTGCTGATGCAGCATCTTTCTTCAAACAGTTGCCGAAGGATTTCTTCCAGCCAGCCGAAGACTATATCCAGACTCCGTATGTTCACTACATCGGTACCCTGTTCGGTAACGTGAAAGTGTACGAAGTACCTGCTGGTATTTGTAAGAACTTAACGACAGAGAACATTCAGTTCAGCTCGATGGATGTGCTGTGCTACGTCCGTGATGAAAATCCGGGTAAAGCAGGCTTCGTGACTGGTGATGCTGTCCCGGCTATCCCGTTCCAGCATCCGACCACTCCGGCGCTGGTCAACCGTACCACACTGTGGGGTTCGGCTATCAACGATATGCACCCACGCAACGGCGCTGATTACTTCACTCGTGTAACGCTGACAATGGCCAAAAAAGGCGGGCTTAACTTCATAAGCGGCGACACGATTGATGCCGGTGACTCTGAGTAATCAGGGGAAGTTCTCCGTTTAACATAGCGCCCCCGTGCGGGGCGCATAACAGGGAAAGTTATGTCTCAATATTCAATTCAACAGTCATTAGGTAATGCATCCGGCGTCGCGGTTAGCCCGATCAATGCCGATGCGACGTTATCTACCGGTGTTGCATTAAATAGCAGCTTGTGGGCTGGTATTGGCGTATTTGCGCGTGGCAAGCCGTTTACTGTTCTTGCGGTTACTGAGTCCAATTACAAAGATGTTCTCGGCGAACCGCTGAAGCCGTCTTCCGGCTCACAGTTCGAACCAATTCGCCATGTATACGAAGCTATTCAGCAAACGTCAGGTTATGTTGTTCGTGCTGTTCCGGATGATGCGAAGTTCCCGATTATTATGTTCGATGAATCAGGCGAACCGGCTTACAGTGCGTTGCCATACGGTTCTGAAATTGAACTTGATAGTGGCGAAGCCTTTGCTATCTACGTTGATGATGGTGATCCGTGTATTTCACCTACCCGTGAGTTAACCATCGAAACGGCAACAGCGGACAGCGCGGGTAATGAACGCTTCCTCTTAAAACTGACCCAGACGACTTCGCTCGGCGTGGTAACGACCCTGGAGACACACACTGTGTCTTTGGCGGAAGAAGCGAAAGATGACATGGGCCGCTTGTGTTATCTGCCTACGGCTCTGGAAGCCCGTTCTAAATATCTGCGCGCGGTTGTTAATGAAGAGCTGATTTCGACGGCGAAAGTAACAAATAAAAAATCGCTGGCGTTCACTGGTGGTACCAACGGTGATCAGTCGAAAATCTCAACCGCTGCGTACCTGCGTGCGGTTAAGGTGCTGAACAATGCGCCGTACATGTACACCGCTGTTCTCGGCCTGGGTTGCTATGACAATGCGGCGATCACCGCGTTAGGTAATATCTGTTCTGATCGCCTGATTGATGGCTTCTTTGATGTCAAACCGACATTGACGTATACGGAAGCGCTCTCTGCTGTTGAAGATACCGGTTTACTTGGTACCGATTATGTAAGCTGTGCTGTCTATCACTACCCGTTCTCCTGCAAAGACAAATGGACCCAATCCCGTGTGGTCTTTGGTCTGTCTGGCGTGGCGTATGCGGCGAAAGCTCGTGGCGTCAAGAAAAACTCTGATGTCGGCGGTTGGCATTACTCACCGGCTGGTGAAGAACGTGCCGTCATTGCTCGTGCGTCAATTCAACCGCTGTATCCGGAAGATACCCCGGACGAAGAAGCAATGGTCAAGGGCCGTCTCAATAAAGTATCTGTTGGCACCTCTGGCCAGATGATCATCGACGATGCTTTAACTTGCTGCACGCAGGATAACTATCTGCACTTCCAGCACGTCCCATCCCTGATGAATGCAATCAGCCGTTTCTTTGTCCAGTTAGCCCGACAGATGAAGCATAGCCCGGACGGTATTACTGCGGCTGGCCTGACTAAAGGGATGACCAAACTTTTAGATCGCTTTGTCGCCTCCGGCGCTCTGGTGGCTCCTCGTGATCCTGATGCTGACGGTACAGAACCGTATGTGCTGAAAGTTACGCAGGCGGAATTCGATAAATGGGAAGTAGTCTGGGCCTGCTGCCCGACTGGCGTAGCCCGTCGTATCCAGGGCGTACCGCTGCTTATTAAGTAAGGGAATACAATGAGCAAAAACTTTTTTCAATCCGGGGCATTTTTGGGGAATGGACTGTCTCGTTTCGCTTTGAACTCTGATCCTGTGCAGCTGATGGAGTCTGCCCGAGCAAGCGCCGAACAGCCAACAGATCCGGTTATTAATAATAATCCGGAACCGGCGGCACAGACTAACGATAACGTTCCATCTGCCCCGGCTCCTGAGCAAATCCTGGAAGGGAAAGACGGTAAAGAATGGACCGTCGAACAGGCGCACCAGATGATTCTGGAAGCTGCAAATAGAAGTGCTATGCAGAATGCGTTGAGTGATGCGGCCGACGCCGTTTTCGCCTGGGCTGATAGCGGTGATCTGACTTTCGACTCCCTTGATGGTTTCGTTCAGGCTATCGCTGGTATCTCTGATGACGACGACTCCGAAGTTACAGAAGAACAGGACGATGCCTATAACGAAGCATGGGCAAATGTTGCTGACTTCCTCGCAGCATGCGGTGTAGATGATGACCTGATCGAAGCACTGGCTGACGATGAAGACGACGACGCAGCTGCTGATGTTGGTGCCTCTATCGCTGGTTTAGATAGCGACGACCGTGACGAACTGGAAGCGGCGTTTGTTGTTGCTGGCACTTCTGATGAAATGCTGACTGAAGCATTTAAGAAGGTTGTTCGTAACGGTGAGATCAAACTCATCCGTAAACGCCTGCGTAAAAAACGTCTGACTGCGGCTCAAAAATCGGCGCTGAAAAAAGCGCGTCGAAAAGCCCAGACGGGTGCGGCAAAACTTGCCCGCAAAAAGTCAATGAAACTGCGCCGTAAGCGCCTTGGCTAAAGGAGGAGGCCGGAGAACTCCGGCCTTTAACTTGAATGGCACCTATACCTTATGGGGTTTACAGCCAGGCTGACGGTGTATCGCCATTTCTGAAAGTTACTTTAACGAACTCTCAGTACCAGGTTACCGGATATATCAGCCAGGGGGCAGCAATGAACATGGCCCAGAATTGGGAAGCGCCGTTTACCGGTATGTCCATGGGGTCTGTTGCTGGTGCCTTCAGTGGTTTTGCGCAGGTTGGTACTGAAACAACGTCGGTGGCCCGTTGGAACAGCTTAATGGTTTGGGAGGGGGGAACACCGCCAACTTTCACGCTGCCAGTAACTTTCATCGCTTTGTTTGATCCATTCACGGAGGTTTCAGGAGCTATCGCCGCATTGTCAGCGATGATTAGCCCGGAACTTAAAGATGCCAGTATTGGTGGTCGAATCCCGGAGCGTGTGACGCTAAACATTGGTCGCCAGATCAACATCATTGATGTCGCTATCCAGGACATAAGTTTCGATCTCGATGCGCCCAGGGACAGCAATGGGCATTTCCTGAAAAACACCGTCAACCTCCAGTTGACCGGTTCTTCGATATATAACAGCTCCGATATTGTTCGGGCGTTCCAGTAAAAGGATTTTATATGGGGCACAATAACACTAAGGGAAACCGTAAATTTATTAAGGGCCGCTATACTGCCAACGCGGCCAAAGGCGAACGACTGGTATCTTCTGAATTCCAGCTCACTGTTGCAGGCCATGAAGATATCAGCGTACTGGTTCGCACGTCGCAAATTCCTGAAATGACCCGCGAGGATGTGGAGGACTATGGTCCGAATGGTGTGAAGTTCAACCAGCACGGACCAATTCGAAACTCTGGGGAAATCCAGGTCCAGTGCGTGGAGACTATCGAAGGCGATATTCTTCAGTTCATCAAGGATCGCATTGCGGCGAAGGACTATGTTGATATCACGATGGCTGCTACCCCTGAATCCAAATCTTCCGGGGTTAACGCTGTGACAAAAGCTGCTACAACAATTGAAATGTTGGACTGCAAAATCTACAGTGATGCAATCGACTTTAGTACCGAAGATGTGACTGCCGCTGTGCGCCCGTCACTTCGTATCGTCTACAACTGGATTGAGTGGGATTAATAGTAATCCCTTGTATTTTAAAGCTCCTTCGGGAGCTTTTTTATTTGGAGAGGAAAGGGTGCATTGAGGATACCTGACACACGAAGAGTGGCGGGGATCTCTCCCCGCCAGGTCTCTTACCTTTCAGATTCGTAGGCTGTGAAGACAGTGACCTCCGTCTGGCCGGTTCGGATTCGTACCTCGCAGAGGTCTTTCCTCGTTACCAGTGCCGTCACAATGACGGTTAAACAGATGACGATCAGAGCGATTAACATCGCTTTTTGCTGCTTCATAGCCTGCTTCTCCTTGACCTTTTGGTCGGTAAGAGGCTAATCTACGTATGCTAAGCATAGATGTGGCCTCAGATTAATGTTAAGCGTCTTGCAGGACGCGTAATGTTATCTGGGGCTTTCTTCTATCTGCTTTTCGGGTAATGCCTGAAGCAGATAGCCTCAAGCACCCGCAACGATTGTATCAATGTCTGGCTTTTTTTCTATAGAAATCACCTGGAAGGGTGAATATCCACATCAGAAGAAATGTTGCAGCAAACATGATCCCTAATGGCCAGACCGCGCCAAAGAAAATCCATACTAAGATCTCCTCTGCTTGTTCTTTGCGGTCGATATCGACAAGCATTTTTCGGCTGATCATGTATACACAGAAGCCAATACAAACATATCCTGCAAAAGCGATCGCTAACTGTAAAAAATCAGATTGCATCTCCGACCTCAAACTGAAAACGCCAGGTGACTCCAGATTAGAGCAATCTATCACCCTCTGAATCCTGCCGGTATACCCCATTGTTCGTTATCTTTATTTTTGGCTAAAACCGCATTAAGAGCTTCGTTTACCGTCATGCAATGCGGCAGATTATCGAAGTTTGATACCCCGCCAATATCAGGAGAACGCTTGTTCTTCAGGTAAGCATATTTCCGCGCTGCCGCCTCTACTTTCTGCTTGAACTCATGTTTTTGAGCGCGTTTTTTGGATAACCGCAGATTGTCAGCCTTTGCTTTTGCCTCAGCGATCCATGAAGTCAATTTTTTGAGTTTGGTCGTTCCGGCAGCGCCGGAAACTGATCTTTTTGTTTTTTTAAATTGTGACTTCTTATTCTTTATTGCCACGTCATCCTGACAGGGGGAGGGGGTATCATTTTGACATGGGGGTGTGGATAAAAAATTAAATAAAGCCAATGTCTTAGCGAGAACAGCTTTAACCTTGGTTGCCGCTGAAGAGATCTTTAATTTGCTTTCAATCAGCGCATTTTTTGCTTGTTGTGCGAAGGCCAAAAAGGATGGTGTAAACCGGTACAGGTTAGCGCGACGTTCACGGTGATCGCCGATAACAATCTCTACTGACAGGATTCCTTTGTTTACAGCTTCACGGAATGCACGAACGACGGTTGATTGGCTATAACCAGTTTCTGCCGCGATCAGGCGGTGAGGCTTGTGAATGAAGTATTCACTGGTTGTTGCCGCGAGATTTGCACATTGCGACAGGATATGCCCGGCGCTACGGGATAGACCGGAGTGTGTTACAAAGCAGGCCAATTCATAGCCAGAAAAAGTAAAATCGCTCATCGTTATACAGCTCAGGAAAGTGACTTTAGCCAGCATTACAATGCTGGTGGTTCTTACTACGTCTGTTAGCGCGCTGCCGCGACAGGTACCAGCACACCAGCATCAAGCAATCGCTTCATCAGCCACTGCTGACCTTTGCCGGTTATACGAGTCGTGAAAGAAATCCTGCTTCCATTGCTTGTATCGATCACGGTTTCTTTAAGGGTGAAATACCCACGGGATATGTATTCTTGTTTGGGGACGTTCCTGCGTTCACCGGTTGCGATCAGAATTCCGTTATCACGCAACCAGGTGAAGAGATAGTTTTGGCCCAGGCCGAGCACTTTGGCATAGTTGCCGATTAGAACCCCGCTGGCGGTAGCAACGCGTTCGGCGAATTCGACTTTAGGTGCATCCATCAGCATTTTTTGCTCCAGCCGTTGCTTTTGCTCTGCCAGGTCGGCAGCCAAACGGAGAGCTTCTGGGAGGCTCTTCGGAATAGCAGGTTGTAATCTTCCAGCTCGATAGTCGATAAATGTCTGGTTTACCTTCAGCCGAAACGCGGGAGAAATCCAACCAGCGTACTCCACTGCGAGCAATTCATGGGCAAAAGTGCCGCCGCCACGGCCTTCGAACGAAACTATGCAATTCTGCATAGTTTCTTTTTCAAGCTCTTCGATGAGCTGTTTAGCTGACAGCGTTCTTAGCCATTGAGCTGGCGCTTTATGGGCACCGAGTCCGCTCGCTCTGTGTAGAGCATTAAGGTTGTAACGGCCAGCGCGGTCGGTCGTAATTTCAACACCACAAATAACGGGCAGAGTGGTTGAAGGATCGACATTTTGATGAAGGTTTGATATATTCATATCCGCATTGAATGTTTGTTGCATTTTTTCTCCAAATTTGCATCAACCTTCAATCACCAGCTCGAAATGGTGATTCTTTGCACTTAGAAAACGAAATTTATTAGAGCAAATTTTTCTGACTCGATCCAGATCGGGTTGGTCGATCTGCTCAGAAACCTGCCAGTTTGCTGGCAGGTTTTTTTCTTTTGTTAACCTATTGCTACTGGTTTTAACAAACCAGCATCAAGTAGCTTGCGAGTTAACCACTGCTGGCCTTTACCCGTTAATTGGGGCGTCAGCCGTATCTGGTAGCCATCTTCATCATCCAGCACCACTTCTTTCACCGTGAAATATCCGGCGTTGATGTACTGTTGGCGCGGTACGTTTTTGCGCGCACCAAAAGCCATGAGAATGCCGTTCTGGCGCAACCATGAGAAAAGGGCGTTTTGCTTAAGTCCAACGACCTTTGCAAAGTTCCCGATCAGGATTCCATTAGCCGCTGATACCCGGTCGGCAAAATCGACTTTAGGGGCTGCGGCCACCAGCTGTTGTTCCAACTGCATTTTCTGTTCTGCCAACTCGGCAGCCAGGCGTAGAGCTTCTGGTAATGTTTGGGGGATCGATGGGGTAGGGGAGTTTGCCTGCTGCAATTCTTCCAGTTTGTCGATCAGCGAACGGCGGACGGCTTTTGATTCGCGTGCGGCGACTCGCAGGGCTTGTTTGTAGGTCATGGTTATGACAAGCATTGATGTTTTGTTCATTTTTTCCACTACACTTTTTGTGTAGTGCTCACCATCAAGCTCATCGAGTATTTTTTCTATGAATTTGTTGTTCCGAACCTCTGGTTCCCCACATAACTTACGCGCTTCATTGACCATCTTTAACAGTGTCAGGCTGTCGATTGTGTCTCCGGTGTTGGGGATGATATTCACGGCTGGTGCTGGCGTAGCTGACGTAACAGGTGCTGTTTTTTCAACATTCAAATTATTACCGGTCATTCTATGTGCCTCCTTTCTCATTTCTGCTGCCACTGTTGCGTAACGTAGACGTCCTTGTTCAATCAAATAATCCCTGATCTCGGCTATCAGTAGCTTGTTGATCACAGCCTTATCTGTTCGGGTATAAAAACGTCTGGTTATCATGAAATAGTTGGCAATTGCGCCGGGGATCTCCCGTGTCGGCATACAGGCAGTATGCAGGGCGATAGCTTCGGCTATGTCATTACGGGTGACGAGAGGTTTTTTCATAAACCCCCCTGAACGTCGGCAGAGAAGGGGAGGTTCCAGTAACTAAGTGAATTGCGCGAGTTAGTTGAAAAACGGGCAGTAAAAATGCAGGGGCCATCAGGCAATTGAGAGCGTGCTTCGTCTTCTGTTGCTGCGATAACGAAGTGATAGTGGTGTTTTTTACAGGAATAGAAACGCCAGATGAATTCTTGGCGTGCGCAAGGATTGGCATTAACCATAGTTACGGCCTCACAATCAGGTTTAACAACCTGCTACCCGCTGCTAAACAGGTGGCAGGACGTGACGGGGTTAGCAGACTGGCGATTGTGAAACCAGCAGGCCGAAGCCTCCCCATCACGCCCCACCATAATTTGGGCGTAACGCGGTTTTACGGACACAAAAATACCGCAATATCGGATATCTGCGGCTGTCCGCACAATCATTCAGGCTGCTAAACCCGGTCGCAGAATTTGCTACGACGGCGGAACTATAAGCCTGAACGATTAAAAGGTCAATATGATGCGAAAAGATAGCATTCGCGACTTAAAAATACAAATTTATTAGAGCATTATATGCTTAATAAATACACAATTGGATCTAATAACCTCTTTTTTTTAAAGGCGAAAATATGTACCCTAAATGGGTTATAAGGCAGGTGAGGTTATAATGAGAAAACTATTACTACCGTTATTATTTATGGCTGGGACTGTTAATGCAGCATCAAGCGTAAAGGAGATTTGTACCGATTATACGAAATACCTTGGGCACGTTTACGGCTTTGCTGTCAGTCAAGACGAATCCATGCGCAAGAAGTTACTGTCAGATATGAAACGCCTTAAACTTTCTGAAGCGATGGTGCAGCAAGAACTGTATAAAGTCGCAACCAACGAAAATGCTAAATATCAATATTCTCGCCTATTAAATCCCGACGCAAACGAGATCAATCGAAGCTCTTTCGATTATATGGTAAAGGCATGCGAAACCGCTCCTGATTTTGCTATCCCTAGCTGGGGGGTGCTGGTGGCGAGCAATGCCGTTAATAAAGAAGATGTTGGAAGAAATGGCATTGACTCAATCAGAAATGCCCCAGGAATGCGCTATCAAAACGTTCAGGGTACGCTTGAAGAGCGGGCCAGGGGGCCGGGTACAAACTCCCCAATGGGAAACCTCTCTCCAGAAGAATTGCAAGAGTATAACCAACGGATGGAGCAGTATGAGAAAGCGGCACGCGAAAAAATGGAACAACAAAAGAACGGCTCACTTAATACCTTCCAGCAAGGTTTAAAAGCGCTTAATTTACCCTATGAATGGTAAATATATGATGGGTAATTAATTAAAATATTGATAATAATTGTTAATATACAAAGGAGATAAATTAATGCGCATCAAACGATTTTTTCTAATTCTTGCTTTGCTTACTCCTTTTTCGTCAATGGCAAATGTAAGCAAATGGTCCACCAGCGAGACTCATGGTGTTCGCTCTTATGCTGTTTCCAGCAAAGATAATTATACGCTTACATTTGAGTGCGATGTTGGATTTAATAATACGGATCCCAATCAAGTAGGAACACGACTACTCACACTCATGAAAACAGAACCAGGTGGTGAGTCATTTGATGCTAAAAAAGAACAAATAACGCTGAAAGTTGGTGATGATGAATATCCTATCAGTTCTATCGGTTCCTCTGTGGGTGATAGTTACTGGTATGGTTTTTGGTCAGATACCCCTGATATGGAAGTTAAAACATTCGATGCATACGTAGACGGAAAAAAAATCGCAACATTTACGCTACGTAAGGCCGCAGAGCTTTTCAACGCGGCACCTGAAGATGGCTGCCTGAAGCGCGCAAAATGACCTGTCACAAATGACTACTCGTAGAATCGGTTAACACACCAGATTCTACGAGGTTTCAATGACACCACGACAATTACTCGAAGACGTCAAATCCCGCTTCACACCTTTGATTGCGGATGAACCTGCCTTACTGGAATCCCTGCTAAGAAAAGCATTGGGAACCTACCAGGATAGAGCGGGGCATATCAAGCGGATACGCTTCACCGATCAGGCCAGTAAATCACTTGCTTGCCCAGCTGATTTTCTTGCGCTCGTATCGGTTACAGATCACACCGGCGATCTTGTCTACTCCGATGTTTACGATGGGAATATCGAGCTTGAAGATACCCATCGAGCGGTATACCCACTGAATGTGTCATATCTGGCTAATTTGCGTGATATGGATCTGGATAATGGGGATGTGCCACCTGAAATCATTGGGTTACTTTCTGACTATCTGGAAGTGCTAATCGCGATACCTAACACTGATCGCCTGCGAAGAATATCTATCGCGGGGAAACTCGATGCCAGTAATTTATCCGACGAGAACACGCTGTATCAGCGAAAGCTGGATCTGGAAGAGAAAATGAGCGCAACAAGGGCAATTATCCCGGGAATTGTTCTTTTCTCATCCATGTTGAAGTGAGGGGGCTGATATGGGGCTTAATGTTGCTTCAGTAAAGTCTTATGTATCTTCGGCATTAACGACGACATTATTTGGCTCCGGCGTTGGTGAGCGGGAAGTTGGTAAGCTGACGTCAATCATCATGAACAAAATGCTGTTCGCGCAAGGATGGCAGTTCTCTGTCGAAGTTGATGGTCTGGAGGGGGCAGACTTCTTTGCTAAAGACATTACCTACCACGATTACAGCATCGAATATGAAACGATTAAAATCGGCGGAGGGAATATCCTTCAGCCAACGGAGCGTTCGCCTGGGCAGATAACAATGATGGTCAGGGATACCGTTGATGGCCTCGTTTTGGACTGGTTTAAGACGGCAAAAGGTCGGGTGATCAATCCGGACGGTACCGGGAATATACCGTCTAAATATTTGCTCAATGTGCGTATTTATCGGTTGCTGTCCTCCGGTTTAACCAAACTGGAAAATGAGATGACGGTATTCCCAGTCACTACCGGCGATGTCACCTATGCGCGGGATCAGGTTACGGAATTTAAGTCATTCCCAATGACCTTCGCATTGCACAGCACGTTTAACCAATCCTCAAGTTCTTTAGCTTCCCTTCTGGGCTTTAGTTTTTCTCTTTGAATTAAGGAGCAAGGATGCTTTTACCTCTTTTCCCGCTACCATCGCGGCCAACTGAATTGATCCAGTTCCGTCAGCCAAATATTGCTGATGCGATGCGTTTCAACTCGATAACACCGGAGGAACAAGAACAACAGACAACGGCGTATTTAAAAGCCTTGCTGGCTGAACCCGCGAAATATGATCCCCTGACATGGACGGCGCAGGACCGGATTACCGCGTTATGGTGGATATTTACTGGCTCCCGTGAAACACCGGTCGAGACATTCACCTACACCTGTAAACATTGCGGTAAAGAGCATTATTACGATTGCGATATGAATGCTCTGGCTGAAGATATCCAGGTCCTGGAAGTGGAACCGTTCATTGACGATATTGAGGTGTCTGTAGAGGGCGTGCCTTATCAATGGCGTATCGTGCCGCTTGATGGTTGGGCAATGGAAATGCTGGAGATGCGCCGTGCAGCATTGCCACCTGAAGACGACGCGGAATTCAAAGAAGCGATCGTTGATTTGCGTTTTTGGGAATTCGCTTATCAGTGTGAACTTTATAACGATGTTAGCGGTACTCGTGAAGAGCAGGCTGAGCGTCGTTATGAAACGATCAAACGGATGGCCATTGATACTGAATTTATGAAGCTGGCGGCACACATCCGGCTGGCTCATGAAAAGCTCGAACATGGTTTACCGTGCTACATCGATAAAGGCGAAATGCGTCTTCGTCTCCCGCCGCACAAATGCCCAAACCAGGATACAAAGGAGTCCACAGAGGGTGCGTATACCCGTCTGTGGGTGCCCTTTCGGGCTACCGACTTCATTCCACAGGTGGGGATTGAAAAGCTATCAGACCTTAGTGTCCAACCTGGTTTTGTATGGGGGTATACCGATTCAGGACGCTGAAAGTCTCACTGAATCCTATGCGTTTTTCCTGTTGGAGAAACTGGAAGAAAAACTTAAACCGAAGCGGTAGGCGATAAGATCATGGAAAGAAAAAACGCCAACATTGACGATGTGATAAGGACGGTTGAAACCGCCAGCGCAAAAGAGCTGGAAGAGCTTGCAGGTATTCGGGAAGCCGTTGAAGATTTGAAAGGGGGGCGAGTTGCTACAGTTGATCCTGTCTCTCGTAGTGTGTCGGCATTAAATCGCACAATCGAAAATTCCCGGCCAGACTTTGTGGCCAATGCGCCATCAGTGGACCCTATTGTTGAGGCAATGAAACGGCTTAATTTAGGGGACGTTTCTCGTGTAGTTCAGGAGGATGTTGCTCTACAGGAACCGCAGGCCAAATCAACTACGCGAAAGGGTAAAAAACGACGCAAGAAGGCTATAACAGAAGATGTAAAGGCGCAACGGACCGAAGCAGCCGAACACGCTCGCGAAATGTTCGGTCAAAAAGGCGGTGCGCAAAAAAGCCAAAACCAACGCGATGCGCGTGGTCGTTTTATTGGAAAGTCAGGGAGTAAGGCCGCAGCGGAAGATGCCCGTGCTGAACGTGCTGAAAAGGCCAGGCGCAAAGAGGATGATGAGCGTCTAAATGCTGAATCAGGTTTATTAAAAAAACTGTCAAAAGTAGCTGAAGGCATAGGCAACCCTTCAGAGACTCGTGCTGTCGATGCGTTAGGTTATGCCGTTGCTGGTCCATTGTGGGCAGCAGGGAAGGAGCTTGGCGGGATATCAAAAGAAGTTGGTGGATCGCTTAATGGTGCCAGAAAGTCTATTGCCGATGTGATTCGTGGCAATGACGATAACAGCCGTAGAAAAGGTTTTTTTAGGCGTAAATCGCAAAATAGTGCCGATGTCGTTCAGGTTAACACCCAAAAACGGACGGTTCAGGAACTTCAGGAGCAGACCAGCGAAATTAAAGAGGGCAATGACAAGATTCTCCGCGCCCTTGATCAGATAGCCAAAAACACCGGTAAAAAGAAGGGCGGCTTGCTGTCCAAACTATTTAGCCTGTTAGGGAAGGGGGCCGGTGGCGTCGCGTCGTTGTTAATGGGGCGTGGCATGCTGAAAAAAGCTGGAGCACTCGCTTTTGGCGCTCTGGGGGCAAAGAAACTTGTAGGAATGCTACGCGGTGGTGGCAAGAAGACTCTCGCCCATGAAGGCGGAGATTTGGCTGCCCGGGCAGCAGGTAAACTTGGATTAAAGGCAGTTGGTAAAGGGGCGTTACGCGCAATTCCCCTAGTCGGCACAGTGGCTGGAGGTATTTATGATGCGGTAACCGGTTGGAATGATACAGAAGCGCAACGTCGAGCGTTTGGGCTTAAATCAGGACAAGATCCATCATTCCAGCAAAAAGCCGCTTATACGTTAGCCAATGTTCTCGATATGGGGGGACTGGTATCTGGTATTAGCAGTGCTATTGGTGATGTTCTCAAATCACTTGGATTTGAGGATATCGGCAATATGTTGCAATCATTTTCGACGGAAAGTATTGCCCAGGCCATTGATAGTGGGGTTACCAACTTAGAAACATATATTTCTAACCTTGGCGACACCATTTCTACCAAGTTCGATGATTACACAGCAAAGATTGGTGATGCTGTTTCAGCATGGTTTAGCGATACATCTAATAAGTTGCTTGAAAAGCTGGATGCCATAAAAGACTTCTTTACTGTCGATAACCTGAAACAGGTTTTCAGTGATGCAATTGATAGTGCAATTGACTTCATTAAGAACCCAGGAAAACACATTAAAGAGGCGGCTGGTAATATTTGGGATGGGGTTAAAAATTTACCCGGTAAAGCATTAGATGCAGCGGTTGATGCCGTTAAAAATACCCCTGCGGCAATGATTGTATCAAAAATACCCAATCCGATCGGCGAGGCTAATGCAAAAGAAATCACTCCAGAGTTAAAAGCTCCGGTTAATAGCCACCAGGAGACATCTGATTCTAAAACTGAATCCGATGCTAAACAGACTAATATTGCTACCCGCGTGATAAATGCGGCACTGGACACGGCGAAAGATAGCAATAAAACAGTTAAAGAAACTGCCAATCAGATTATCAATGCAAATGCCGTAGAAACGGGCAATAGCGCGGTGCGGAAAATTGATTCAGCTATTGGACAAAATAGCTCGTCATCATCGTCGCGTAATACCACCGGCACCAGGAATGACATTCAGAAAGCTGCTGATACCTACAATAATGGCAACTTAGATGTAAAAGTCGGAAGCCTTGGCGCTGAAGGTAAGGCAAATCTCGATAAGTTAGCTCCGTATTTTGCTGAACTGGAGAATAAATATGGTCTTCCTGAAGGCACTCTTTACGCGATTGCTGCAACTGAATCTGGTGGTAATCCGTACGCAAAATCACAAACTGGTGCTCTAGGAATGTTTCAGTTCACGGGCATTGCTCGTGAAGAGACTGGCTTAGCTGAAGGTGAATCGTTTGATCCTGTGAAATCGGCAGAAGCTGCGGCTCTTCTCATGAGCAAGTATCTGAAGCAAGCCAATGGAGACTTAAACGAGGCCATCACTGCATATAACGCTGGGTTTGGCACTATTAATAAGTGGAAAAAAGGCACCGGTGACTTATCGAAGGAAAACCGTGAGTACGCGATCAAGGTCAATACTCATCGTGCTCGCTATTTAGGTGGTGAAATCTATACACCTGGGGCAGGAGCACAGGGTGGGGCGCAATATGGAGTGAGGGAACCACTACCTGATAACGCCGTTATCGATCAGTCTACTGGTCTGGCGTTTACCCCTGGTGATAGCCCGTTTGAGAAAGGCGGTTTGGTAGACAAAATCGGCAATGCTGTTGGCGTTAACGATCTGGTCAACAAATTCATGAATGGCCGGGGGATGCGTCGGGAAGTCGTTCAGGGAACGCTAGAAGAACGTGCACGAGGGAAGGGGACCGCAACAGCAGCTGGCAATGTGTATGTTGATACCCCGATGCCAGTTGAAGAGGCGCGTCCGGTGGCCAACAACTCAAGTTACTTTGACCAGCTCGGCGCACAAATGGGGATTGATGGACTATTCGATAAACTCCGCAACTCGCCGGGGATGCGGAAAAATAATGCGCCTGAACCAGCCTCCACGTCCCAGGTGACGACTGCCGCCAACGATTTGCAGCAACCAACCGGTCGTATGCAGATAGACGGGCAGGTTATTAGTGACCTTGGCGGTTCCGGTGCCAAGCCGACAATGCAGTTGGCTGATAATACCGTTTCACTTGATGGTGAAACGAAGCGGCTGTTTGCGCAGATGACCTCATTGCTTGCCAGGATTGAAGAGCACACCAAAGACTCGGCGAAAGGCCAGGGAACTGTCGTAAAGGTCAGCACGCCTCAGCCGGGCGTTATGCGCACGGTACCACTGTCAATTGATGATCCGTTGATGAATGACTACGCGAGAGTTGATTGATGGCCAACAATAACGAAATTGATCCTTTGCTGACGCTGGAGTTATCCGGCGTAAAAACGTATGAGTCCCAGGAGGAGGCCTGGGGCGCTCGTTTATATGAGTGGCTAAACACTTATCAGGGTGAGGTATACGGAGATCCGTCATGGGGCAATGTTTTACCGCAGTTTAAACACGAACCGACCAACTTGTCGCATGTTCAAATTGCGGTTGAGGCAATGCTTTTGCAAAAACTGACGGTAGATTTACCCGACATACCGATTTCTGGCTTGTCAGTAGCCGAGGGAGATGCTTTTGATAAGTTGAAAATATCCATTCGTATCAGGGATATAACTATCACACAGGACGTGGTGCTATGAGTAAAACAACACCTACTAAAGACAGTATTCGTGCAGAGTTTGAAGAGCTTGTCGAGAAAGATTCATTCTGGTCGAAGTTTGTCGGCTCTCAATTTGTCTCGATGCTGACATTGTTTATTACCCAGATTGTCTACAGGTGCTTTCAGTATGCCGATGCGGCGCTGGCTGAAGGCTTTATATCGACCGCGACGCGGCGTTCTTCTATCCTGGCAGCGGCAGAAACGAATAGTTACGTTGGTACCAAGCCAACACCGTCATCGGGGATGATTGAGATCACCGCCACAAGTGAAGATGCCCCAGCGGTAATCCCCAAAAACATGCCTTTAATATCTGACGACCAGTATCCTTACATGACTATGGATGTATGCAGGTTGGTTGACGGCACCGGTACGGTAGAAGTGGCACAGTTGGAAATCCAGGAGGTGACATATACCGTTACGGCAGCTAAAGAATTTCTGGAAGTCGTGTTATCAAAGGCTCTCACTGCTGTTTGCTATAAGCTGGAAGTATTCGTGACGACCGATGGTAAGACCACGCAGTGGTCTTCCAGCACTATGTTCCGGTTAGCCGGAAGTAAAAGCCAGGTCTACGTTGAGTTTTATAAACCATCCGAGCAGTTGGGGGTTCGATTCGGTGATGGGCTAATTGGGCAAATACCGCCAGAAGGCTCGACCATTACACTTAAGGTATGGTGCACCAACGGAGATATAACCTTGGTTGCTGGCCAAAATCTGACGCCTGTCGATTCTGCGGCTAATTTAGCTAATTTGATTTCAGTTAAGACAACGACACCCATAACCGCAGGTACCGATGCCGAAACAACGGAGATCACACGTAATCGTGCACAATATTACCTTGCCTATGATGATCAGGTCGTATGGGGCGGGGACTATACGTATTTTCTGGTGCGTAACATCCCGGGACTGTCATGGGTAAAGGCATGGGGCGAAGGCCAGCAAGAGAAATTAGATGGTGCTTATAATGTTCGGAATATCAATAAGATATTTATTTCAGGGTGGCATCCAAATAAAAGCCAGTCAGAGCTTGAAGAAATGATCCTGGCTGCCTTTAAGAAGGTGCCGAATGAGTTGAACAAGAAATTCTCGTATAAAGAGGTCAGAAAACTACCATTTAAGATAACCATCACCGGACGGATATCGGCAAGCCTGACCATTGAGAATGTGACCGATGAGCTGAAGTCGGCACTGGAAACAAAATTTGGGCGCGACTCAACTTTCTTTGATCCGAACCGCGTCGGGAAGTACATCCTGATTAAGAAAAAAGACGTTTGGGCGTTTATCGAAACGCTGGGTTATTTCCGCGACTTTTATCTGGAATTTGTCGAGTGGAATGAGTCCAACGGCTTTTACGATTTCGTTTATCTGGATACAGAAAACTCCACCTTTAATATTTCGTATGAGGAGGAGTGATGCAGCGTTCCTGGTTTAATAACCGGCTTACATCAGCTAAGCAAAAGTCATTGCTCTATAAATCATTGGCTGATTTGGTTCAGTCAATGATGGACACCTTTGTTGACCCATGGTTGGAGCGAATTACCAACCGGAAGTCTATTTTCTCCATGAGCAAGGAGGATCTGGAGACCAGGACAAATGAACTTGGCCAGTTCTTTACTATCAGAACCTCGGACTCATCTTCCGTTCCGATGTTGTTACAACAGCGGCTTGATGAGATCCACTTTAAGGGAACTGAACGTCCTATAAACCAGACAATTTACCGCGAATTTAACGGTATTTCTGTTTTATGGGATCCGATATATGCACCGGTGGACCTTGAGCGTCATCCCTATGGCACAGTTCTAATACCAGAAAGCACATTGGAGACTACCGGCGGCACATTCGGCGAGATGTTTCTGACTTCCAGAGGGATGATCAGTATTCCCATAAACGACCTGGCCCGGACAATGGGTATTACTGGCACGATAGATCAGTCCGCAATTACAGAAGAAATTCTCAGAAAGTTTAATCAGTTCGTAAAGCCTCTACTGCCACTGCATATAGTGTTTGATGGGCTTACGCTCTATTTGTCGGTTGTTGTAAATGAACAGGCCGACATGATCACTTTGAACGAGATTTCTGATACCGAAAAAGCATTCTGCTGGTTTGAAACTTCGGATACAACTTCGCTTACTGGAGTTACGTCGATTAGCGCCCCGATCACCGCAACGCCTGGTGGCACTATTGTGAAAGCGACACCTACGTTTGATCGCACCCGCGCAGATGATTTGTTGCTGGATAGCGACGCCTGACAATCACCCCGTCCGCAGGGCGGGGTGACAAGTTACTTCTCTTACAATGAGGCTTCACAACAGTGATTAGGGAAAATCATGTCTGACGTCTCAACAAACCTCTATAAGAGTCAGTTGTTGGACTATTACTATCAGCGGCGCGCTGAATCGTCCATTAACAAAGGCTCTCGATTTTTAATCAGCAAGGCCGTTTTCGGTACCAGTTCTCTGGTTACTAAGAAAGGAGATGGCACTTATGAGATTGGAGAACTGCCAAAGGCTTTCGATCTGGCAGAACTGACCAGCCAATTTTGTACCATCAACCTCGTGCCAACCTACTCAGGTGGGATAATTACTGTCCGAATGGACCTTGATCAAAGCCAGTTGCAGGAAGGGAAAAACTACCCATTCAACACTCTGGTTGTTCTGGATAACGAGAACAAGCCAATCGCCATTATTTGTGTCCAGGAAGACTCGCTGTATGTGGGCAAAACATATACCGCAGTTATGGCCATAAACACGACTACAGCATAAGGATATGCTTGATGAATGACGTTACAGTTGTTACATCGGTTACTTACCCATCACCCGAGTCGTTGGCTCTGGTTGCTGATGTGCAATACCACGAACCATATCTGTCAGCCGCGCTAAACCGAAAATTCAGGGGGATTGTTGACCCGGGATTTTATGCCGGTTTCTTACCTAAGCCTGGCGGTGGGATGAACCTGTTAATCACCTCAGTGGATGGAGATAAAACCGCAGGCGCGGCGTCGGTGGATATTGGTGAATTCTACCAGGTAACTATTCAGCAATGTACGGATATTCCTCTTGCACTTAGTGCAGGCAAGAAATATGCAATTGTGCTGAAGGGAAGATACCTCCTTGGAGAGGATACCTATCAGGTTAATACCGCGTCACATATTCATGCGGCTGAATTTGTTACCAGAACCTATACCGATTCATATCAGTTAGGAGATGGGGAGCTGCTTGTTTGTACGGTGAATATCCCTGCTGGAGTATCAGCCATTACCCAGGAGATGATTGATACATCCGAGCGTATTAACCGCACGATCGGCATTGATATTTCAGACTCTGTAACCAGTAGCAGAAGTGATGTTGCTGCAAGTTCGCTGGCAGTTAAAAAAGCCTACGATCTGGCGAACAGTAAGTATACGGCGCAGGATGCAAGCACAACGCAAAAGGGATTAGTTCAGCTCAGTAGCGAAACTAACAGCGACAGCGAAACAATGGCGGCTACCCCTAAAGCCGTTAAGTCTGTAAAAGATCTTGCTGATACCAAAGCGCCAATAGAAAGCCCGAGTCTGACAGGAACGCCAACCGCGCCGACGGCAGCGCAAGGTACAAATAGCACGCAGATCGCAAATACAGCCTTTGTTAAGGCAGCTATAACGGCACTTATCAACGGTGCACCTGGCACACTGGATACGCTTAAAGAAATAGCTGCTGCGATCAATAACGACCCGAATTTCAGCACAACTATCAACAATGCTCTGGCTCTTAAAGCTCCTTTAGCAAGTCCTGCATTAACGGGAATACCTACTGCGCCTACCGCTGCACAGGGTACGAATAACACGCAGATTGCTACGACCGCTTATGTAAGAGCTGCCATATCCGCATTGGTTGGTTCATCACCAGAAGCTCTTGATACCCTGAATGAGCTTGCCGCAGCACTTGGTAATGACCCGAACTTTGCGACAACAATGACAAATGCGCTGGCAGGCAAACAGCCTCTGGATGCAACTTTAACCGCGCTTGCTGGTCTTGCTACAGGCGCAAATAAATTGCCGTACTTTACCGGTACAGACACTATTTCTCAGACTGACTTAACGTCAGTCGGTCGCGATATTCTGGCCAAAACAAGCGTCCTTGCTGTTATCCAATACCTTGATTTAAGAGAACTTGGCACAAGCGGTGAAAAGATCCCCCTGTTGAGCACGGCTAACAAATGGAGTGCACGCCAGACTTTCAACGGTGGGATCACCGGGGCGCTGACAGGGAACGCCGACACCGCGACGAAATTAAAAACAGCCATAAACATTAATGGCGTCAGATTCGATGGTTCGGCTGACATTAATATCAATACTCTGGTATCTCGCGGTCGCGTAACGGCCCTAGAGGCGAATGCACAGGGAACATCCGGGATTCAGCTGTATGAGGCATACAACAATGGCTACCCTTCCACCTATGGCAATGTGCTTCACCTTAAAGGTGCCACCGCTGCTGGCGAAGGTGAGTTATTCATTGGCTGGAGTGGCACGAGCGGTGACCATGCGCCCGTACATATCCGTTCGCGGCGTGATACTGATTCTGCCAACTGGTCTGAATGGGCGCAGGTCTATACGTCAAAAGATTCAATTCCCGGCGTCAATGCCAAAGGGGATCAGGACACCTCTGGTAATGCGGCTACAGCGACCAAGTTGCAGACAGCATGTACTATCAATGGCGTCTCGTTTGATGGTTCTACTGATATCACTTTAACCGCTGCGCATGTTGCTGCTTTTGCCAGAAGAGCAACGGATACGTATGCCGATGCGGATGGGGGCGTTCCCTGGAATGCCGAATCAGGCGCTTACAATGTCATTCGCTCTGCCGACAGCTATATTCTGGTTAACTTCTATACCGGAGTCGGAAGTTGCCCGACCTTGCAGATGAAGGCGCATTACAGAAATGGTGGTCTGTTCTACCGTTCTTCAAGAGACGGTTATGGTTTTGAGGAAGACTGGGCAGAAGTTTATACCTCGAAAAATCTTCCACCAGAAAGCTACCCAGTCGGCGCACCAATCCCGTGGCCATCAGATACCGTTCCGTCTGGTTATGCCCTGATGCAGGGGCAGACTTTTGACAAATCTGCATACCCGAAACTTGCAGCGGCTTATCCGTCAGGCGTTATTCCTGATATGCGTGGCTGGACGATTAAGGGCAAGCCCGGCAGTGGTCGTGCCGTATTGTCTCAGGAACAGGACGGCATTAAATCGCACACCCACAGCGCCAGCGCATCCAGTACGGATTTGGGGACGAAAACCACATCGTCGTTTGATTACGGTACTAAAACGACCAGTTCATTTGATTACGGCACAAAAACTACGAATAGCGCTGGAAATCATTCACACAATATACCTGTTGGTCACACTGGCGCGGGGAATGGTGTATCAGCCGGTTTTAACGCTGCGTTAGGTACTGGTACCACGTCGAGCGCAGGCGGGCATGCTCACAATGTATATATCGGTGCCCATAACCACACTATCGGCATTGGTGCTCATGCCCATTCTGTCATTATTGGTCCCCACGGACACACCATCACCGTTAACGCTACGGGTAACGAAGAAAACACCGTAAAAAACATCGCATTTAACTATATTGTGAGGCTTGCATAATGACATTCAGAATGAGTGAACAATCACGGACCATAAAAATTTATAATCTACTGACCGGAACCAATGAGTTTATTGGTGAAGGTGATGCATACATTCCACCTCATACAGGTCTGCCTGCAAACAGTACCGATATTGCCCCGCCAGATATTCCGGCTGGCTTCGTGGCCGTTTTCAACAGTGATGAGGCATCGTGGAATCTCGTTGAAGACCATCGGGGAAAAACCGTCTATGACGTGGCTTCCGGCGACGCGTTATTTATTTCTGAACTTGGCCCATTACCGGAAAATGTCACCTGGTTATCCCCGGAAGGGGAGTTTCAGAAGTGGAACGGCACAGCCTGGGTGAAAGATGCAGAAGCAGAAAAACTGTTCCGGATCCGGAAGGCGGAAGAAACAAAAAACAGCCTGATGCAGATGGCCAGTGAGCATATTGCGCCACTTCAGGATGCCGTAGATTTGGATATTGCGACGGAGGAAGAGGCATCGTTACTGACTGCATGGAAGACATATCGGGTATTGTTGAATCGTGTTGATACAACAGTAGCATCGGATGTTGAGTGGCCAGTCGCCCCGCAATAAAAGGATAAAGCCATCGATAGAAATATTGATGGCTTCATGTACTCTATTTATACAATACAACACCGCTCTTTTTTGTTATATATGTGCAGTTCGATGGTATATCTTTATTTATAAAAGACATTGCACCTATTTTTACATTATCCCCAATTTTACGTGATAATCCAATGATGCAACAATTAGCTCCGATATCAACGTTATTACCAATTTTTACTCTTGAACCAGGCATGTCACCATCTACCTGTCCAATGGTAGTATTCTGTCGCAAAACCAGATTTTCACCAGCATCAACAGCAAAATGAACAACAATTCCAGTATGATGGGGAATTGTTAAACCTTTTCCAATATTTGCGCCCAATCCAATTTCGCAACCAAATCTGTTAATTATATTATTGTTTAACTTTCTGGCTGCTTTCTTATGTAATTTATTGCCATTAATATACATTTCATTAGCCAGTCTCCACCAGAAAAGGAAATTCCGATTGCGCTGCTTCTTCTCTCTTAATAGTCGCCAAACATCCATTTTTTCACGCCTGATGATTTCAGCCATCCAGTAGCTCAATAGAGCTTTTGAATTCCCGAAGATGACAAAGTGAATAGCTATTAAGTAACATAACATATTGCAACTGCCTATATTTTTTGGTTTCTATGTTTATATATTGACATTATAATTAAAACAATAATCATCAGTGTGTTACTGCGTTCCTGCTAAACTAAATCAACGCACAATGTAAACACAAATGTTAATTTTAAACTGAGCGCTAAAGGGATGTCAATATTGTATTGATAATGAGTTGCAAGATTGCCAACACTTTCTATATTTTTGGATGTAATAATTTATATTTTATCTATTTAGTGTTTCTTTAGACTTATTAAGGATGTCATTATTAATTTATGGCTTGCCATTTCTATACATATCTGTTAAAAATTTTGACTTGTTTGTTGAAAATAGATTTAATTGATTGGTTTATTTTTTACATGACGCTCTTTAATATAGCTTCAGGTATATATAAGCACAATGCATTATTTCCAGAGGAAATTAACAAAATTGTTAGCTCTTATTTGTTGAGCTTATAGATATTAATTAAGGCCCGATTCCGGGCCTTTCCTCATTCCGGCTTTTCGGGAAACGTTACTGGAAGGATGGAGGTATCCGTGGATTCGACTTTCTGCGCATAGAGAATCCACTCGGTTAATTTTTGTTTACCCTGAACGGAAATAATGCCTAGCCGTAACTGTGAGTCCCAGAGCTGAGTTTTATCCCTGACGAGCTGTAGCAGGCTTTGCTTTTCTTTTTCCGCTTGTTGTCTTTGCATGACCGGTTGAGAAGTTACTTTGCATACCATTACCTCCTGACAACGTAGGAGGGAACTTGTGCTTGACACACAGGAATTAGCTCCAGTTGCTATTGCGCTCCTGCTTTCAGTAATTGGTGGGATAGGCACGTTCCTGATGGATGTCCGAGACGGTCGCCAGTCTGGCAATTTGTTGGGATTGGTTACGGAGATCTTTGTTGCAGTGACAGCTGGCGCGGTGGCGTACCTATTGGGGCAACACGAGGGCTGGGAGTTATCAATTACGTACTTAATGGTAACGATAGCCAGCAATAACGGTCATGAGGTGATTTCAGGGATGAAACGAGTGAATATCGATAGCATTCTGAATGTTCTTACAAGTTTGGTGAAAAAGGGAGGTGGGAAATGATTGGCTGGGGTGTATGCGCTCTTGCGTTAGCCTTAGCCGATCGCTATTTGCTAAAACGCAAGGACATCACGCATTTAGAACTTGGTGATGTGGAAATTAAACCGGGTTTCATCCGGGTGCCGTTCAAATACCGGTCTAAATTCCCGTTTTTGCGCGGCGCAACGGTCAGATATTGGATCCGCGATGTTCAGAAGCCAACGACAGTGATTGAAGGCGAACAACGTTGTCTGACGTCGGCTGAACAGGGCGAAAACAGTGAATGGTTGTACATACCCACTGAATATATGGGTAAAGGAGAACGGCTGTGGCATTTCAACGTCATGGTTACGCATGGCGACTCGTTCATTAACCCGTTGTATCGGATTTTCCCTGTTACTCAGCAAATCCGCAGAAGTTACGTAATAAATCTCGCACAGGATGTGTCAGATGACGAAAAATAAGTATGCAACGGTCGATTTTGACCAGGTTAATGAAAAGGGGCTGAAATCCCTTATCGCGGCGATCAATAAAACCGGTGTTACGGTAATTGAGGTTGACTCCAGCAACCGCGCAACAACGAAAGATGGCGTTAAAGTTAAAACCGCAAAGCTGGTTCTTAACGACGGACAAATTCTTGCCATACAGGTAAACGATACTGGCGATATATCGTCTGTGAGGCTGAATGGAAAAGCTATTCCTAACGCTCAGTCGCCGGATATCAAGACGCTTGGTACCGTCATGGGGCAAGCGGCCCGCAAAAACTCCGCAAAATTCCAGAAATCACTGATCGCCAAAGCGAAACGTGTTGCCAATCCGGTAGACAAGAAACCGGCAGTAAAATCCAACTTTCAGCGCCTGCAAGAGGCAAAACAGCGGAATGCTCAGGTGGTTGCCGCTTATAAATCAGCGCAGAACTCGGTGTCTTTCAATCAACAGCAGATCACTGATTTGCGGGCGAAGCTGGATAAGGAGACAGGCCGACTCAATAACGAAAAGGCCCGAAATGGCGAACTCAAACGCCGTCTTAAGCAACTGAAAGCAGGAAATTAACATGGAACAGTTCAATATCAATAAAGGGGTGGCGATCAAGCCTGGGCTTGACGTGCTTCCCCCGCCAGTGACTGATGATGAATATCGCGCATTAATGGCCGGTGAGGACCGCTATCTGATGACGGAATCCAACACCCTGGAGGAAATCGAGGCTACGTTCTTCTATGACACGCCGATCCACTGGTGTGCTACGGATTTACTGGAGGCGATTAGTTCTACTCGTTTGCAGCTACACCGGACCATGCAGGCATTTGTCCGGGCATTGAACCAGAAGCTGAATGGTACCGGAATCTCTGCGGGGAGTGATAAAACGGGGGACGTGGCCCAGAACGGTGCACGCGCGATCGGCGGGGCTGAAATTGGCCGGGCGCGTAACGTTAACGGGCTGCCGGTTCTGCCAGCCATTATTCCGCTCAGTGATGGTCAGACTATCAGCATTCTGTTTCATAGCCCGACAGCGGAAAACCGGATCACCAATAGCGATACGCTGATTGCTTTCCAGTTCTTACTGAATAAAAAAGACGTTACTCATACCGTTGCTCCGATGAGTGGACGTGATATGACGCTGGCGCAGGTCACCATGAAACTTGCCAACCTTGCAGAGAAAAACTCGGCAAAATTCCAGCGTGCGCAGAAGAAGAAAAAAGCCCTGGTTGATGAAATAACCCAACTACAGGCTGACAGTGACCAGAAAGAGGATGCCATGAGCGACCTCGCGGATCAGGTGGCAGCGGTAGAAGGCCAGAAGGCAGATCTGGAGCAGAAAATTAACGTGGTTGCTTCGGAAGCGGATTCTCTTTATCAAGAAAATGAGCGTTTGCAGGCGGAGATTGATCAGCTCAATCGCACTGGTGGGCGCGATACCATTGCTCCTGCGGGGATGACTGGTGGGCACTCTCGCGCGCTGACGGATCGCCTTGCCAGTATCAAAAATCGTATGCATATGGACGGGGAAGCGACGCTCAGTAATGGTGCATCAATGAAGCAATTCATTGGGGATGGCGAAGGGTATATCCAGTTAACCGATCCGGATGGCAGCGTATACATGATCAAGGCTAAATCCATACAGGGTGTGGACATGGCAGATGCGATCGGCAAGCTGTTTAAAGCCTATAAAGCGGGTAATGTATCGGAATACCTGGTCCAACCAGAAGAACATAAACCGGAAAACGTCGAACCTGAACCAGCGGAGGATACCGGTAGCTCTTCGCCTGAACCAGAAGTCTCTGTAGGTGCATATCGATATGCCCTGCAAATGCGTCCGGCGGCCCCTGGCGCAATACCTGAAGGTAACAAAGCAATTCTGCCGCGCCCTGATGAAGGTGACCCGTATTATGAATATGCACGCTACGGCATTGCTACTTACGATACCCCGCTTTCTGATCAGCAAATGAGTGAGTACGACCTGAAGTTATTGCCTCGCGAGGATTCTTTCGACTTCCTGGCGAAGACACTTACTAATGGTCCGTTTGGCAAATATGCACAAAAAGCTCTGGAGCTGGCCACCAGCTCACCAGACGAGTTCCGCGTAATGCTGAAGACTCAGTTTCAAAAAACTTTCCCCAATATTGCGTTTCCGGGGGGCGCTGGCACCGAGAAAATGGTGCAGAGCATGATCAATGCATTGCAGGCCGAAGTCGGTGAGATTACTCAGCCAGAACCGGCCCCGGCACAGCCTGATGAAACGGTTAGCGAAGCAGATGCAGAGGCTAATAAAGCCATTGAATATCTCAATAACGTGATGGATATGCAAAGCACTGACATGGCGGAGATCCGTAACGCCCGGGGCAATGTCCGGGAAGCGATTGCAGCCCTTCAGGCTGCCGGACGTTTTGAGGAAAACGAAGAGCTGGTTAATGGCGCTGCTCGCCACCTGGCTGATCTGCTGGTAGCAATCCAGAAAGCGGGGGTAGCGGCATGACACTATCAGCTATTGAGTTAATGGATCTCAGCGATAAGTTGGATGCTCTGATGTCCAAAGCGGCTACCGCGAGTGGCATGGAGTTGCTGGATATCAGCGATGAAATTGACCAGATCATGCAACAGATGGGGTACGGCGCGTCCGGCGGCAGTAGTGGCGAGGAAAAACAACCTTCGGTACATGATGGTGTGCCAAAACTGGTTGCTGATTTCCTGGCTGATAAATTCGTCGATCAGAGCACAGATGCATTTATCGGTACCTTGCAGGACTTGAGTCAATATGTTGGCACATACATCGACCTGGACCAGGTTAAACAGCACACGGCGGCATGGATAGCCGCCAACATTAAAGAGGCAGCATAAGGCGTAACAGGGATGAGCTTAAGCGATCAGGTGGTAATGGCCACCAGAATAGAAACGCTGATCGAGCTGCTAAAGAACCTGCCCGATTATGGGCGGGTTTCGTATGTGGTGACAGCGAAGGGAGACGAGGTAAAAACAGCGTTTGATATCGTCGATGCCTCAGTTCTTTTGGTATCCAATACTCTGGATGGGAAAATTAATCCAGACTATCCCCAGGAACTTCAGCCGCGCGACCGGACCCGCGCATCCAGCCTTCTTCAGGTTAACCAGATATCCAAAGATTTGCGGCCTGCTCAGCTTACCGATTCCGGTTTATCCAGCCATGGCGCGCCGATAATTGGTGAGGACAATGCCGTTGAGTCAGGTAATGGACGGACCATGGGGATCATCAAAGCCTATCAGGACGGCAATGCGGATCGGTATCGTGAGTACCTGATTGATCATGCGACCGAATTCGGCATACGACCTGAAAAGGTTGAATCAATGACGGCTCCGGTACTGGTGCGCCGCCGGTTAACTAAGGTTGACCGCGTTCAGTTTGCCAAGGACTCAAATATTTCTGATCTTCAGGAAATGGCAGCCAGTGAAAAGGCTTTTGTTGATGCCGACAGCATAACACCGGCGATGATGGCGCTTTTTAACCCGTCAGAAAGCGGAGATCTGCTTAGCCGCAGTAATGACGCGTTTATTCGCGGATTTATGACGCAAGTTGGTGCCACACAGGCGGCTGGCCTTGTAACTGAAGATGGGCGACCAACACGGCAACTTGTTGACCGTATACAAAACGCGATCTTTGCCAAGGCATATAAGGATGCGCGCCTGGTAAGGATGGTTGCAGAAGAACCTGATCCGGATATGCGTAATGTTCTGACGGCGCTTAATGCGGCAGCCAATGATTTTGTCCAGATGCAGGCTTTATCAGGAGAAGCGCACAAGCAGGCTGTGACAACTATTGTTGATGGCATTGAGACATCGGATAGCCTCGATAAAAAGGCGCTGGCGGCATTGAAAGATGCGGTAGACCTGGTAAGGCAATCGAAGGAGTCAGGCCAGCATATTACCGATGTTATTGCTCAGGGGGATATGTTCAGCGAAACGGCCCCGGAAGTGAAAGCACTCGCGTTGTTCATCGTCGCGAATAACCGTAGCGCGAAGCGTATGGCCACCGCCTTTAAGTTGATGGCGCAACGTATCAATGATGAGTTACAGCACCAGGGCCAGGCGCTCGGGGATATGTTTGGCGGCGGCGATGTGTCGTTACAGGATATCCTTCGCCAGGTATCTCAGGAACTGGAAAACGAAGGTATGCAAGGGATATCTGGCGGTCTTTTCGAGTCAGCTTCTGGCGGTAGTTACAACGGTGTTGCTCCATATACCAGCTTGCTATTACATCGGGCATCCGGCATCAAAGACATTATTCATCTGATCAGGCTGCTTTCCCGTACAGATCCCCAGGATGAACAGCTTGTTCAAGTGCTTGCGCATTTTGTTCGAATGCCTGTTGCCGACGTGAAAAAATGGTGCCGATTATTCGGTATCAGCAATTCGTTACTTCGCGGCTTGTTAAATCACGCATCCTCCCTTGGGCGCGATGGCTTTGACGAGATAGCGCAGGCGATAAAAAACGGAGATATGCCACCAGCTATTGACTGGTTTTCCATTCGCCCAACCAGGGTGAAAGCATTCCTTAGCGCGGCGCATTCGGCATCACCATTGGCAGAAATGGTTCAGAGGTTATCGCTCATATTCACAGACCATACCGCGTTGGGTGATCTGACTCTGGACGAGATGAAGGAAGCCTCCATTCAGTGGGCCGATCAACAAAATGAGGTTAACTCAGACTTCTTGCCAGCATTCAGGAAGGCCGTTAGTAAAGCGGATGATGCCCGTGGAATTCTGAAGGCATTTAAGGCATTGCAAAGTCGTGTTAATAAACATGTCGGTGATATCGATGGGGTAACGGCGGAAGGCCGGGATATCCTTAAAGAGCACGGCATAACGCCAGAGTTTATTGATGAGATCAGGACTGATATGCAGCGTGAGGTCGTATCGTCCCTGCAAATCGTAGCCAGAGCGTTGGCGGATGCTAATCCGAAGAGTGCGGCCATTGTTAACCGGGTTATTGGTGATATTGAAGCATCGGAGGGCATGGGGGCGCTGAAACTCTTCCTTTCGCGAGCGTTTAATCCTAACGGCAATATTCTCCCTGGCATTATTGGTGAGGCTAAAAAGTATGTCAGTGAAGAAGAACTTGAGCAGCTTGACCAACTACTTAAGCGATTCTCATATAACCCGCAGACACGCTGGCAAATGAATCAGCGAAGTATGGGTTCGGTCCACGAGAAAGTGTTATCTGCCATGAACAGTGCGATCGCAAACTCATCCGTATCTGAAGAAAAAGCTCTTGAGTGGGCCGACTCTTTTATCACAGAAGAAGTGGAAGAAGTCCGCGCTGGACAGAATGGTGGGATAGACCTGCGCAAGGAACTTGCTGATATTTATCGCCTGACCGGCGGGAAAATATCGACCTTATCAAAGGTAGTTCACCACCAGGGAAGGGCATATGCAAATCTAAATGGTGTTGTTGCTGTCAATTTGAACGATAAAAATGCAAGTGCACTGTGGCACGAGCTGGGTCATCATCTTGAGTACAGTAACCCTGGTTTGTTAGAGAAAGCCCAGTCATTCCTGAAGGCCAATGTTGAAGGGGATAAGCCATCATTCGTCAATATCGGTGGGCGTGGCAAGCCTGAATGGTGCTTCAGATCTCGATTGAGTAATATTTATATGGCGAAGGTATACCCGCCAGCCTCAGTAAGTAATTCCGGGAAAATTCGGCAGAAATCACCGACTATTTCCAAAACGTCAGCAACGGAAGTATTCTCTATGGCTCTTCAGTTGTATCATGACAAAGAGGCCGCTGCCGCATCACTGATGAATGGTGACGGATTGCTGGAACTGTTATTAGGTGTGGCAAAGGAGCTAAATAATGCAGATTAAAATCGCAGCGCCATTAGGCGGAGATGCCATTATCGAATTTGATGATAATGAAGAAGTTTCCGGGCGTTTGAGCATTATCTCCGGTGACATTACCGAGGACATGATCGCTGAAGCCATAGCTGGGGCAAATCCCAATAGCTATATGGGATTCGTTAACACCCTTGATGCTCCCGCAAGTGATGTTCTCCGAACGCTGCATCTTTACGCTGGCTGGTTTGTTGATTGGCCAGCAGTAGATGGTGGCGATGAGGATGATGATGACGATGAAGAGGTTTTTAGTGATGAAACAGTAAACCAACTCTTGTATTGACAGGAATTGGCATAGAATTGATTGTTCAAATTTCATCCATCACATAGACGACTTCATGTTATTTGCCTGATAATTATGGCCTTAATAACCCATGTATATCTTTTGGGTTATATTCTTATCTTTAACAAGGTTATAAGAGCGACAATGATAAATTTATCACTATCGCTCTTATAACTCTTTGTTAGCTATAGCTTTAAACAAATTTAGTTTTGAGGCAATGCAACAAAAGTCAGCTCTTGATCTTTGATTAATGCTTTTGTTTGTTTGGATGTAATTCCCACTTTAGTTTTTACATCATTGTGGAGCTTCTTATACGCTTTTATTTCATCTGCTGTATATCGGAAGCCATTTGCACTGTTACTGGACAGTTGAAGTGCGATTACGTCATCACTGACACCCGCATCGCTTAGCTTAGCTATGCGGGTAATAGTGTGGCCTGCGCGAGTGTTTGGGGTGGATATTTTGTCTAAGAAATTGTTCAGTTTTTCCATTGTTTACAACCTCTTACTTGAGTTTATTGCCAGTAGAATTGCCACTATTCTTTTGCCTCAACGAATCACAATGTACTGGAATAAGAAACTATGAGCAATACTTACGCTTTGCGAATACAGAAGATGAATAATCAACTTATTACTAAAATGTTAATAATATTATTCTGTTACATAGTGTTCGCTATAACAATCGGGAGTTGAATGCTAATTCAATAAATAAAGAACCCGCCAATTGGCGGGTTCTTTTTAATCACTTTCCACTTCTCCCGTGGTGTTTTCTTGCAGTTCTGTTAATGCAGCACGACATAGGTTCCGGGCATTGGCTATAGCCACACTTTTGACTTCATCCGTCATCGTGCAGGTAATGTACTGATCTAGTTCTTCATCGCGGATGATGCTTTTGCCAATCAGAAACTGTATTTGCCAGAGCAGATCGGCATCCATAATCAGAATTTCTGCCGGGCCTTCAGGGCCAGCCGGGAAGGAAACATAAGACTGTTTGCCCAGGCCGACAACTCGACAACTTGCTTCAAGAATTGCGCGCTTGAGGTCTGACTTTATAACGGAAACAGGTTGATTTTCACCAGTGATTACGCCGTTGACATGGAAAGGCATGTAGCTTGAAATTCGCTCTACTTTCCATACGCCAGCAAGCGATCCTTCATGCAGCACAATGGGGGTAACCGCGAGTTTCATCTCACCATATAACTGCTGGCAGATAGCTGGATTGCTGAATACATCCAAAGGTTCACACTCAAACAGCGGCGCAATCTGCATGAGGTCCATCATGGTCATCCCTGGGGTACGAGCAGTAATGAATCTGCGCATACCAGTATCCATTGCGCTCCAGATTGCTACACCATGCTTTTTGCTCACTTCTTCAGTAAAGCCAAGGTGGCACATGATGGTTTTTTCGATAGCCAGATCAGAGATAGAAACCGTTTCGCCTGGCACTCCATCATTATTGACGGTCACTTCGACACTCTGGCCATTACGTAGGCGGTATTGAATGGTTTTAGTATTTTGTGCTGTCATAGTCTTTTCTCTGCTTAAAAACTGATGTATTGCGCCTTCAGGTTGGTTAGGAATGTTTTCCCACCAGCGAAAGCAATATCTCGGGGTGTTCTATTCGTTAAAAGCGCGTGCCATTGCCAACTTTGGCGTTTTTGAGCGAGTTCGTGCTTTTGTCGGCGTCTGGACCACCGCTTTTTTTTCAGTCGTTTTTTACACATTCAAAACGGAATATCGTCGTCAAAGTCCATTGGAGGTTCGTTATTAGCGTTGCTCTGAGGTTTACCGCCACCACTGTATTGCTGGTGGTTTTGAGGTTGGTTTGATTGCCCCCAGCCATTTGTGGACTGTGAATCGTCGCGACGAGCGCCGATCATTTGCATGGTGCCGCCCTGGCTGACGATAATTTCCGTCGTGTAACGTTCTACACCGGCGTCATCTGTCCACTTACGGGTTTTAAGTTTCCCTTCGATGTAGACCTGAGAACCTTTTCGTAAATACTCACTCGCAATTTCAGCAAGTTTTCCGAACAAAACGACTTTATGCCATTCTGTTTGCTCTTTCTGTTGGCCCGTTTGCTTGTCGCGCCATGATTCATTCGTTGCGATGCTGAGTCTTCCGACCGCGCCGCCATTTGGTATATACCTGATCTCCGGGTCTTGCCCCAGGGTGCCAATCAGGATGACTTTGTTTACACCGCGTTGTGCCACTTATCTTACCTAATAAAATAAAATAATTAGAGCAACAATGTATATCTTTGAAACGTAGCTAACAAGTGATTTGCATTATCCTGTGCCTTCTAAAGGGATCGAGTCAGTCGGTATTGGCTGTGAATGGGTGTTTGTCCTGGAGCGTAAAAAATTCGCTTATGAGGTCTTTATGAAGGGAAAAACAGCCGCAGGAGGCGGTGCAATTTGCGCTATCGCGGTGATGATTACCATCGTGATGGGTAATGGCAATGTGCGAACCAACCAGGCGGGGCTTGAGCTGATTGGTAACGCTGAAGGTTGCCGACGTGATCCATACATGTGCCCGGCGGGGGTATGGACTGACGGGATCGGTAATACACACGGGGTAACGCCGGGTGTGCGAAAAACCGACCAGCAAATCGCCGCTGATTGGGAAAAGAATATCCTGATCGCTGAACGCTGTATTAATCAGCACTTTCGGGGCAAAGACATGCCCGATAATGCCTTCAGTGCAATGACAAGCGCGGCATTCAATATGGGATGCAATAGCTTACGGACCTACTACAGCAAAGCGCGAGGCATGCGAGTCGAAACGTCCATCCACAAGTGGGCGCAGAAAGGGGAATGGGTGAATATGTGTAACCATCTCCCTGATTTTGTGAACAGTAACGGCGTGCCCCTGCGAGGTTTAAAGATTCGCCGTGAAAAAGAACGCCAGCTTTGCCTGACGGGGCTGATCAATGAATAAACTCCGGCAGCTCCGCCGACTTTCGACAATGAAGTTATCGCTGGCGGCGATAGTTTTCGACTCGATTTTCATGGCGGTATATGTGCTCAATGAGACGTGGCCACTGGAACCGCTATTATATGCCGGGCTTCGGCTGTGCCTGACATTTTTGAGCATGGCTGCAAGATTGATGCAGCAGAAAGAAACCGCTTCAGATTGCCCACGTCGCGCGGTGCGCAAATATATGGCACGCAGACGAAGGCGATAATAGTTAACGATAACCCCGGCAGCCGCCGGGGTTATTTTTGATGGTTATTTAAACGGGTTGATTGAATTATTAAACGTGATGATGCTTGTCTCACGCGGTGCCTGGACGTTAGCCGCTTGCGGAACCTCCTTAATTTTCTTGGTGACAGGCAAGTTGCGTGCGCCAACTTTGATCAGAGATTCGAAAAGCGTGGCCACGATTTTTGCATCACCAGGTTCTTTGAGGCGGAATGCGTCTTTTTGGGCGGCGGAGACGAAAATCGGGAGGTTATCCAGTTCGTCTTGCATCGCTGCCAGCACATCGTCGCGGATACCCGCTGTTTTCTCCAGCAAAGCGATTCGCGCTTCAGCATCTGCGATCTTGGCCATTGCTTCAAGGTGGCGACCCTGGCTTTCGAGTAGTGCGGTTTCCAGTTCAGCCGTACGCTCTGTCGCCTCCACCATCATTTCCAGTTCAGCCATTTTACTGTAATGGGATATAACGGCCTGCACTGACTCGTCAGAGTATCCATGCGCCGCCAGGGACTCTGCCAGTAGAGATTTAGAATCCGCGCTTTCAAACATTCCGGCGCTGGCAGGATGATCCAGACTGATATAGTTCGGCGTTGTCACATAATCCACACCATGGAAGCTGGTGGTTACAGCGATTTTCCCGGACTCACGCCCGCCAGTGGCCCAGCTCCAGCCACCAGCTCGGCTTTCGATCATCGCGGCGACAATTTTACCCGGCTCTGTGTTAAGAATTTCCTGTGTATGGGTAACGATGCCGTTGTCGTCAACAGATATAGCCACTGTTCGGCACGCTGGAACATTGTCGATTACGACCGGGCGACCTTCCACCATGATCACGCTGGTTTCTGGTACTTCCAGTTTGCCGGTCAGCTGTCGGCGACCGTGACCGTAATAGCCGAAAAGCTCACCAAGGCGTAAACCTTCCTGAGTTTCCTTGCTTTCAAGCATGGTCTTTACCGCGCTTAATACATACTGTCGCCCGTTCTGGCGACCTTTTCGAGCATTGCTATAGAGACAAAAGCGGTCAGTGACCGTTTTCAAAACATCAGTCATTATCGTTTCCCTCTTTAAAGACCGATTCAAGGATTTGCGCCAGTTCCTGTGGCGGTGTTTTGATGATGGAATCCATCAGGTGATCGTCGTCCTCGCTTTTAGCTTTCAGTTCGTTCACCAGTGCTTCAGAGATTTTTTCGTCAATCTCCAGCACATCGCTGAACAGGTAACGTTTGAATGCATCGGAATTAGCGAGGACGCTGTTATTGCTGACGGCATCGAGGATTTGCGTAACGATGGTGGCGTAGTTCGCCTGCGAGTCGCGGTTATCGTTGTGCTCTTGTTGCAGAGCGGTATTAACGGAGTGGAATTCGATTTTGTACGGGCGATCACCTTCCGGGTATACCTTGCCGTACTTGAAAGCAAGATGAATATCGATAGCCCGCTGAATGAACTCTTCTACGCCCTGCTGGATCCATGAGGCGCGCATGGCGGCCTGAATCGCCGTGCGCAGGAATCCACCTTCACCAAGCCCGCCGGACATTTGATCTGCCCACCCCAGGAGGGTGTAATCGAGGCCAAGTGCTGCCGCCAGCTGGCGCATATAAGTGAGAATGTCTTCAATGCCGTTGATGTCTGCCTGGATGGTCTGAGTATCAATGGTCATCTGCCCCTTGCCGTCGCCCATAATAGGCAGCAGGGTATTGGTGACCGTAGGCATGTTATTCGCGCCGCGTGCGCGCTTTTCCATCAGGTCAGCTGCTCGTTTAAGCGTCTGAGTAATGGTGCGTGAATAATCGGCTGCTTTTACCGGATCCAGACTATTCATCGCCAGACCGATGATTCGGTCAATTTTCGACGCATTAAAACGCGTTGCCTTCAGCGAGCGGATCGCCGAACGCAGGTTCATGTACGGCTCGTAGGCGTATTCGAGCAAGCTGGTCCCGTAATTCTGGGTTTCAATCGGCGTGCGCTCTTCCGGATTATCCAGCAGGCTGTAAGCCTTATGGCCAGTGTGCACAGGCATAAGGTTTGACTTAGGCCGCCAGTAGGGGATTTTCATAGGGATAATGGTCCACGGATCGGCGAAAACCATTTTCCCTGACGCGTCCTTCAGATAATCGCCGCTAAATCCCGCCAGGTTACCGCTGACCTCGAACTCCTTGATGAAGCTCGGAAGGGTGTAATAGGAGCACTCAAAAGACGTGATCCCTATGCCTTCTTTGGCGTATGGCCTGACATAAGCCACCCCAAATACAGACATGATAAATGCCCACCCGGCGACCTCTTTGTTGATGGTTCGCCCGATGTCGTTCATCAGCTCGTCACACAACCCCTGCGCGGCGTCATAGTCACTATCGTTTCCGTTGTGTACCGGCACGATAGAGAAGGTTTGTCCGGTCTTCTTATCGAAAGAGAGCGCGTGCGTAATATGGATGTTCAGCGCGGTGGCGATCGTGCTGTAAACCGCCATCTCTTCGAGTAGCGGATAGCGTTGCAAGCGGTCTTCCGGCAGTTGAACTTCATCAAAGATAAAGCGACTTCCGTCCACCAGCCCATCGCCAGCCATGCCACTATCGCCCGGTTTGCCGCCTAAGAAGCCGGACAGTTGTACCGGTGCCCCTGCGCGAGAAAACAAATACCCACTTCCGCCGTGCACAGCCAGCGCGGACAGGAGGATGTTGTCCCGTTCTCCGTTGTCTTTAAAAACCCCCGCCAGCGCCTTCCTGACCGAGGATAGCGTGATTTTATTGTCTGCCAAGATTGCACCTTAATTAGAATAATTCGCATCGTGTTTGAACGGAATTTAACACTAGTCACTTGTTAAGGATTACCAATGAACAAGCTATCTATGGGGGTGTTTCGCTGTTCAAGTGTCAGCGAAATATTGAAATACATTAGGGCAATAACATCTCACCGAGCGCCGATTAAATACGGCGTGGAAAAGGTGGAAGGCAAAAGCTATGACCGACTGCGCCGGGAGGCGAATCAGAAGGCGATAGATTTGCTTAATTCACTGGTGGACGGCGCGACACTGACAGATGAACAGCGCCAGATCCTGGCTGGGTACACCGGTGAAGGCGGCATTGGCGGGTCCGTCTCCGAATATTACACACCAAAGCCGATCGCTGAAGGTGTCTGGGAGATCATGAAGCTCTACGGCGCGGACGTAGGTAACACTCTGGAACCATCGGCGGGCACCGGCGTTTTTAATGAGACAAAACCGGTTGGTACGGTGATGACTGCGACTGAGATCAGCAGTGTTTCCGGTCGTATAAACCAGTTGTTACACCCGGAAGACAGCGTACAGATTTCCCCGTTCGAACAGCTGGCTATAAGCACACCTAACGATTCATTCGACCATGTTGTGGGTAACGTTCCGTTCGGCGGTCGTGATAACACACGCAACATCGATAAGCCTTACGCAGAAGAAACGGACATGGGTTCTTACTTCATGCTCCGCATGCTGGACAAGATAAAGCCAGGCGGATTCATGTGCGTGATTGTGCCGCCGTCCATTGTTTCAGGTTCAAACATGAAGCGGTTACGCCTGCGCCTATCACGGAAAGCAGAATTTCTTGGTGCCCACCGCTTGCCTACCGGTACTTTTGACGCAAACGGGACCAGTACGGTCGTAGATGTGGTGCTGATGCGCAAACATCCGGCAGAGATGGCTGAGAAAATCCCCCTGGTGGATGAAAGCACTCTTGAATCAGCAAATGTGCTTTGGCCAACGTTTATTTCTGGCAAGTGGTTTGAAAAGGATGGCCGCCGGTTTGTTCATGGCACCCAAGAAAAGGGCTTCCGGGGGCGTATTGAGGTTCGTGCCGACGGTCAGATTGATAACCAGGCTCTTAAAGCGAAGCTGATTCATCGTTTCGAAAGCCGTATCGACTGGTCTTTGCTCGATATGGCTGAACCGTCACCGACCGCAGACGTTGTTGGTGAAGGGGAAATGCGCCTGATTAATGGCGTATGGCAAAAATATGCTGGTGGTCGCTGGATTGAAGCTGATGCCGGGAAGGAACTTAAGATCGATGCTGCCAGTTATGGCGCGGATAGCTGGGAGGCTCTTCAGCGTAACCTGACTACAACAGAAGGCCGTCTCGGCATGACATTTACCCAGATGGCAAATGTCCGCGATAAGTACACCACATCAATCAGCGACGATATGGTGCAGCTGGTGGACTGGATTAACAGCCAGCCTGAAAAATACCGTGAACGCTTGTATCGCGGGGCGATGATTGGCCGGATGTTAATTGAATATCAGGACATGAAGGCCGCCGGGCATAGTGCTGAACAAATCGAACAGCAGCGCCTTTCTCTGGTATCCCGTTTGCAGGCAGAGATTGACCGTTTTGGTAACCCCGGTCGCGGTCCGATAGCGAAATTATCGGGGAGCGGTGCGCGCGCCTGGTTTGCTTTCCGTGGTGCAATTAAGCTGGATGGCACTATTTCTGACGAGCTGACAGGAAAACTGGTTACGCATGATTCCAGCGCCAGTTATGACTCCACCAGCTATCAGGACACCCTGCGTTATCTCTACAGTGATCTCACTCGCGATCCAATCCAGCTCGATGATTTCCGCCTTGCGTTTACCGGCGAACTGCCAGCCAGTGATGATGAGTTGCTTAATTTATTGGCCAGCACCCCTGGCATTGTGGTTTCACCGTATGGCGGGATTGTTCCGTTCGCCCGCGCCACCAGCGGCGACATTAACGAGATAGTGGCTCCAAAACAGGAATTCCTCGCCACGCTCCCCGACGGTCCAGTAAAGAACAACGTCCTTAATCAGCTGGCAGCGATCGAAGAGAAGCGCATCAAGACGCCAGCAGAGAATATCCGCTTTAAGCTCAATAGCCGTTGGTTCGACCGCTCCGTCATTCTGGAGTTTTTGCAGGAAAACGGCTATCCGGATCTGCGCTATGTGCAGTCAGTGCAGCTGGAAGGCGACGAAATGGTTTCTGACACCTATCACGGTGGTGATGGTCTGTTCGTCGGGCACCGATACGGTGTCGTCCAGCGCAAGGATAAAGAAACAGGCGAGATCCGCTACGAGTGGGACCGTAAATCAGGTGAAAACGCGACCGGGTTCCCGGCACAGCTGGAAAAGTATCTCAATGGTGCGCGTATCGGTGGCAAAGATAGCGCGACGGCGAACGGCTACCGCGAGCAGATGGCACTGCTTGAGGACCAGTTCAATAAGTGGATCAAGACGCACGATCGCTACGATGAGCTGGTTGCCAAATACAACGATGTGTTCAATAGCAATATCCCGTATGAACACTCTGGCGATCCGCTTGGGTTGAAGGGATTAAGCGGTAAGCGCCAGCCATTTGATTACCAGAATAGCGAGGTGCGCCGACTGTCCGAAGATGGGCGCGGCATCCTGGGCTTCGGCACCGGGCTGGGTAAAACCACGACCGCGCTGGCGCTTGAGGCGTTCAACTATGAGAACGGTCGCTCCACCCGTACTGCTTATGTAGTGCCTAAATCAGTGCTGGAAAACTGGTATTACGAAGCAAAAGAGTTCCTGAGTGAAGAGGCATTCAGTAACTACCTGTTCGTCGGTCTTGATGTGCTGATGGATGGCGATCAGATTCGCCAGGTGCCGGTGCTCGATGAGAACGGTAAACCTGTTCTTGGTACTGATGGCACTCCAGTTATGCGCGATGCTCTTAAGCTGGCAGATGAAGCCACTATCACGGCGCGGATGAACGCGATCCCGCACTCAAATTACCGTGCAGTCGTGTTTACCAAAGAACAATACGCCCGCATTCCGCTACGTGATGACACCGTAGATGAGCATGCACAAGACATGCTTTATGACTTCGTTGCCGCCGGGCGCGTAGCCAGCGCAATGGATTCCGACTCCCATCGTAAAGAGGCGGCGCGTCGCTGGGTATTGTCGGAGTATTCAGATACCGGTACCGAAAAAGCAGAGAAGTATCCGTACTTTGAGGATATGGGCTTCGATAGTGTGATCGCCGACGAAGGTCACAACTACCGCAATAGCTATAAAAATGGTCGCGAAGCGTCACAACTGGCCTATCTGCCCACCAGCGCGGTGGCGCAATCGGCGCGGGATATGGCAATCAAAAACGCGTACCTGATGAAAAAGAATGGCGGGCGCGGGCCGGTTCTCCTGACTGCAACGCCAGTCGTTAACACCCCGATCGATGCATACAACATGCTTTCTCATGTTCTGCCGAAGGAATACTGGCAGAAGATGGGGATCTACGGTCCTGATGACTTCGTTAAATTCTTCGGCAAGACCAGGCTGGAAACGGTACAGAAAATCAGCGGTGAAGTTGAAGAAAAAATGGCGCTGGTGGGCTTTGAAAACCTTGATGCGCTGCGCGGTATATTCCATCGCTGGGTAACGCTTAAAACGGCGGAAGACGTTAAGGATACCGTGGAGATCCCGGAGCTGGACGAACACCAGCAGGATGCACCACTTACTGAAGAACAACTGGCGGCGTATGAAGAATTGCGTCAGCAGGCGGAAGCGGCGGCCAAAGCCAACAATGGCGTAACGACCTCGGTCAATGAAGACGGCGTGATTGAGCACGAGAAAGCCCGTCCGATCTTCTCAATAATCAGGGATATGGACCGCGTATGTACTGACATGGACCTGTACTATCGCCGGATCACCTATCGTTTCCTGCCGGAGTACGCAGATGCGGTGCAGCAGCTGGCGGACAGTTTGCCTAAACAAGCCACCAGCGAAGACGACGACAGTGATGATTCAATCACGCAGCAATCGCAATACTCCCTGATAGATAAGGGCGAGTTTATTCAGTTGCAGGTTCCGGAAGCGTTCGAGCAGGAAGTGAATAAGCGCCTGGCCAGGTTTGGCATTGACGAACAGACCGTAACTCACCCCGTTACGCCCAAATACGCGAAGCTGATTGCCACGCTGAAGGAGTTTTTCCCGGAAGGTAAGCAAATCATCTTCACCGATGAAAAAACGCAGCACCAGAAGCTCAAGCGCATTATCTGCAATGCTCTTAACCTTGAACCTTCAAAGGTGGGGATACTGAATGCTCAGACGGTTGCCGAGGCAGGTAAAACCGGTAAGAAACTGAAAGCGGTTAAACCGCCGAAAGAGCTACCGGATGAACCAACAGATGCACAGATAGCGAAATACAACGAGCAAATGGCTCTGTATGACGCCTATATCGCGCAGCAAAATGAAATGTCGCTGGGCGGGCTGGAAAAGATTGCTGCCGACTTCCAGGAGGGCCGGACTCCGATCATCATCTGCAACAAAAAGGCAGAGGTGGGTATCAACCTGCATCGAGGAACGACTGACATCCATCATCTGACGTTGCCATGGACACCAGCCAGTATCGCACAGCGTAACGGTCGCGGTGCCCGAGTTGGTTCCAACCGTGCAAGCGTTCGCGTTCACTACTACTGCGGCAAGGGTTCTTTCGATGAATACCGACTGAAGACGCTGAAGCGTAAAGCAGGCTGGATCTCCGATATCCTCCGTTCAGATAAGTCAGAAATGGAGAACGCCGACGCCAACGATATGATCGAAATGCAGATGTATACCGCTAAGGATGATGGCGAACGTCTGGCAATGATGCAGGTTCAAATGGATAAGGCGAAAGCCGCGCAACGCGCTCGCCAGAAAGAACAGGCTACTATCGACCTTCAGAACTACATCAAGGCGCAGCACGCAGCTGGTGAGGATGTGGAGGTGCTTACCGCTGAATTAGAGCGAAGAAAAGCGGAACTCGAAAAGACCACCGCCGACGTCGCCAAATTCAAACAGGCGGTAATGGCCAAAGCAGCTGATAACGCAGACTGGAAAGCCCGCTGGGGTAGCGTCCATCACACAGACCGTACGTTGTTAGCACAGTATCGCGCGTCGTTGAAAAGCGCCATTCAGCGCAAGGCTAATATCTCTCAAGCCATCTCCCGCTATGAGAAATTATTGAACCGTACTCAGAAGGCCGCGACGGATATCAAACGCCTTCGCCCGCTGGTGGAGGATGCAATAAATAAAGGCATTCTGGATGTTGATCCTGACCTGGTTAACCATGCGAGTGAGTTCCTTATTATCGGCGATCGCTCATGGCGTGTAGGCCAATACTACGATTGTGCCGGTGATATCGTTCGCATTAAGTCGCTGGACTTCGACAGCCAGCGCGCAGACGTGGAGATTATCTTTACCTTCAAAGGTACCAAATCGGGTAACTGGGATGTGAAGACGCTGGATAAACAGGTTGATGTAACTCCCGATGAAGATGCTGTTATGCAGAAAATCAGTGGTGGCGTCTCCATCGCCGGGATTAACGACATCATTTCCTGTGACGATTTCTACCGTTTCCAGCAGCGCGGCATGATCAAAATCACTGACTCATACGGCGTTCAGACTACAGAGTCAGGCTATAGCATTGATTTTGTTGGTACCTATACGGACCCACTGAAGCATGCGGTTTACCCGGATCGCCGTGACGGCGCGCTGAAGTCGTCAATTGCAAAATGGGTGCTTGGTATGATGTCTGAAGGGAATAACCGCCAGGTCCGTTTGGCAGAAGTATTCCTGACTGAACTGTTTGGCTCCAATTATGGCGATGTAATCGCGTCATATGGAGATACGCTATCCCCTGAAGCAATTCAGGAGAAAATAGCGGATGCGATCGCCAGAATGCCGGAGAAAACAAGCCAGGGGGCTACTCGTAACGGGGATTCTGAACTTGAGGTCACCAATGCCATTTTCGGTACCCATGAGTTCCGGGCGTCAGATTATGAGATCACCACAGCACAGTTTGGCACCATTGGCATTTACAGCAATAAAGCCGAGATCAAGCAGGCAATGGACGCAGCAAGCGCGCGTATCGCAGCAGAACGGGAAGCCAATCTGAATCATGCAGTCGCCGCACTGACTCAATCGTGGGTAACAGCAATCAGGGAGGCCGCCACCACAGGGAAAATCACACCTGCAATTGCGGATGTCGTAAACGACGGCTCTAAATTTATGGATGCCTATCAAATGGATGCGGTGAAGTTGCCATCAGCCTATGGTCAACTCAGCTATCGCATGACCTACAACCTGGTATCAATGTTTTCCGACCTTGCCATCCTTGGGCTGGTGGATCTTAACGAGGTTACGCCGGAATTGCTCAGCATGCGCAAGAATCATGTGGAGATATTGCAGAGAATTAACACGGTTCTTGCCGGGCGCACCGATGAAGAGAAACAGGCCGACGCTGATCGGATAAACCTGGCCCTTGGCAACATCACGGAGGAAGAAATTGCCGCCAGAAACGAGAAACAAGAAGAGTTATCATCAATACAGGGTGATGCCACCAGCATAGCTCAGTCTCTTGGTCTGAATTATCGCGTATCCACCGCCGACCTGAAGATGATGTACGCACCAAAATTCGCCGCTGGCGAGGTATTTGGGCTTCAGGAAGCCTCAGGCATGAAAGGCGTTCTTTTCCGTGCGAAAGACGCAATCAAGGCGAAATTCGGCGCTCGCTGGCTGCCAGCGAAGGCGAAGAACAGCGATTTCCCGGGTAACTGGTGGATTATCGAGACAAAACACAACGTGGCGGACGTTCTGGCCGTCATCCAACAATACGCATAACAGGAGCGCCCGGTTCGCCGGGCGTCGCATAATATGGCCACACTATCTGATACAATAAAACCGAATAAAACATATCTTGAGGCGGTACTGCGTACGGCGTTGTTAGGAAAGACAGAAGACGAATACGTTGATTTCTTCCTGTCAGGGCTACGTGGGCGATTACTGAAAAATCCCCGCCTGTACCGCAGCTATGGCCCATACTGGCCGGAAATTAAAAAATTATTACTGGAGCGCGGTTATGGTAATTTCGGTCGTCTCGTTGACCGTGACGTTCGCAAAATTTACCGTTATGACCGCCCGGCGCTAACACTCATAGCCGCGACGCTCTACAGCCAGGAGCGTTTTGATAATGGTCAGATATACTCAGCCTGGCATTTACTGCCAGTGCCTGAAGAAGTTGACGACCAGGACTATGAGTTTGAGTCTTACGATTTGGAAGTTGAAGCCTTGGCACAGGCTGGAGAGAAAACTTGAAAAAGCGATACTACACAGTAAAGCATGGGACGCTACGAGCATTACAAGAGTTTGCTGACAAGCATAACGTTGAGGTGCGCAGGGAAGGGGGAAGTAAAGCTCTGCGCATGTACCGTCCGGACGGGAAATGGCGGACGGTCGTCGATTTCAAAACTAACAGCGTTCCCCAGGGCGTCCGCGATCGGGCATTCGAAGAATGGGAGCAGATCATCATAGATAACGCATTGCTCCTGAATGCTGATTAAACTTTCCGCCCTTTTGCCCGGTCTGTCGCCGGGCATCTTTCAGAGATAATTACCTTTACCCGTCAATTCCCCTCGTGGTACTTGTTTTTGCGCCAGTGTTTGGGTTCCGCGAATTATGTTAATCAGAGGGCTTAGTAACGATGGTTCCTGGCGGGCCTCAACTTCTCCAGCCATTGCCCTGATGTAGTCGGCGCTGGCAACGTTGTTGTATTCCGTCGCAAAGCAACATAGTAACGTCAGAACATGCTCTGTCGTTATTTCACTCCAGTTGATGTTGAAAAATTCATCGCCTTTTTTATCGTGTTCGGAATCGAAGATGCTTTGGTGGAGGATGTATTTGCCGGATTCCTTGCGCGGTAACTTGATCGCTTTCTGGCGTTCCAGCTCCTTGTAAATCTGCATTGCTTCAATCAGTACCGGCCTGCCGTTCATGAAGGGATCGCGCAACCTTACACGCTGGCCAACTCGACCAGTAATAAAGCTGTTTTCCTCTTCCACCAGCACGATAAAACCCTTTTCCTCTTTTTCTCGCAATTCGCGCAGCAGCTGGAGTTCCATATCGCGGCGGCGTTCAGGGTAGCTGGTCCGCTCAGCCATTATCAGCTCGTTGTTGATCCATGCAGCAGTCATTGACGCCGGTTTGCCGACGCTCATCGAAACAACGCATATTTTCTTATCCATAGCGCCCCCTACAAAAAAGAAAAGCCACCAGCGGCGGCTTAGCAATACAACTGAAGGTAGCGCCCGGTACTCAGACTGTGCCGTCCATGGAATATTTGAAAAGGGATCCATCCGTACCGGGCGTGTGATGATTCTGACTGAAGTCACTTGTCAGTTGTCAATCATTTATCATTAAAAATAATATATTTATTAGTGCATACAAATAAAACAATAAGTGTGCACATTGCAACCTCGGAGAGGAAACATTCAACCAGATTTGTATTGCTCTAATGAATTTGATTTATTGGGGCAAAAATACTACCATTGACACCAGACTATTGATCTTCCCGTCGTTCAGGCTTATAGTTCCACCGTCGTAGCAAATTCTGCGACCGGGTTTGACAGCCTGAATGTACATGCGGATAACCGCAGATTTCCGATATTGCGGTATTTTTATGTCCGTAAAACCGCGTTACGCCCAAATTATGGTGGGGCGTGATGGGGAGGCTTCGGCCTGCTGGTTTCATGTACGCCAGTCTGTCAACCCCGTCACGTCCTGCCACCTGTTTGACAGCGGGTAGCAGGTTGTTAAACCTGTACATGAGGCCGTAACTATGGTTAATGCCAATCCTTGCGCACGCCCTGAATTCATCTGGCGCTTCTACTCCTGCCAGAAACGTCACTATCACTTCGTTATTGCACCGACAGAAGATGAGGCTCGCTCTCAGCTTCCGGATGCTCCCTGCATTTTCTCCGCCCGTTTTTCTACCGATTTGCGCAATTCTCTCAGTTACTGGTGCCTCCCTGTAAACGCTTGTGCTCAGGAGGGACTATGAGAACGTCATTAGTCACCCGTGAAGAGATGATCGAGGCAATTGAACAGCACACTGCTTGTATCAGTACCAGGGATATACCAGGCGTTATAGCCAACTACTTCATGATCACCAAACAACTTTACCGGAGAAAGGACAAGAACGCGGTTCACCGCATCCTGCTGTCTGATATCCGCGAATACCTGCTCGAACAGGGTCATCTGAATTACGCAACCGTCGCAGCCGAAACACGCAAGGAGGCACACAGAATGAAAGCAACTAACGTTAAATCAGAAAAAGTTCATGCGCCTTCAGTTCAGGAGTCAGAGCTGGTGGTTGTTCAGAATCAGTCTGATGAAATTCCCGTTCTGGAATGGCTGGGAGTGCGTGTAGTGACAACCGAGACTCTTGCTAGAGGGTATGGGACAGAAACAATCCGTATTCGCCAAAATCATCATGAGAACAAAGTACGCTTTGTTGAAGGGAAGCACTTTTTCAAGGTTATTGGCGATGAGCTGAAAAATTTGCGGGTAGCTTTAAACTACTCACAAAATCCAGTCTCCCCCAAAGCGCGCTCTCTCATCCTGTGGACAGAACGAGGAGCTGCCCGTCACGCTAAAATGCTCGAAACCGATCAGGCATGGGCATTCTTTGAAAAACTGGAAGACAGCTACTTCCGACAAAAAGAACAGCAACCGGTCGCAATCCCCCAAACATTACCAGAAGCCCTACGCCTGGCTGCCGAGCTGGCTGAACAAAAGCAACTATTGGAACAGAAAGCCCACCAGCTAAATCAGCAGCTGGTGGCCGCAGCCCCTAAAGTCGATTTTGCCGACCGGGTATCAGTGGCTAAGGGGATCCTGATTGGGAATTTTGCAAAGGTTGTTGGACTGAAGCAAAACGCACTGTTTGCCTGGTTGCGTGAGAACGGCATCCTGATTGCGTCTGGCGGACGTAAAAATGTACCGTTCCAGCAATACATCAACGCCGGGTATTTCACGGTGAAAGAAGTGGTACTGGATGATGAAGATGGCTACCAGATACGGTTGACGCCCCAGCTAACGGGGAAAGGCCAACAGTGGTTGACGCGTAAGCTGCTTGACGCTGGTTTATTAAAGCCTGTAGCGGCTGAGTGATTAAAAAAGGCGGCCTTTAGGCCGCCAATGATGTCACGGAGTCTGTAATGGCAATGTTTTTGTAGTTGACTAAAACTGCGGCTCAATTATACCTCCAAATTAGAGCAATAGAAGATATTTCATTTCATGTTTATCACATTTTTACTTCAGTACCTGTGTGCTATACTCCTTCTTGATTGATTGGATGCGGAATACAAACCCGCTCTTTTGTGCAGCCTGGCTCCTTGCCAGGCTTTTTTTATTTCATCATGGAAGCTGTTAACGCTTTGGATCTTGCTGAACTGATTGAAAGGGCATTGTTTACCTTACCCAGGAGTTCGCCAAATTCCGCCATCACTCTAGTAAGCCCGCGCCGCGCTTCCTCCTCCGTTGCATTCATCACAAAATGTTCAGCACTCCGCATGCTTTTAACGGGGAACGCAACAGATATCGAGTCGATATCAGGCATCCTATCGCTCAACTTTACGGTGACCATGACAGATGGTGACTGAATTTGAGAGCTTACAGACAGCACCACATATTTTCCGTCTATTTTGAAATCCTTCCGCATGTGTCACCATAAATATCAAATAATTAGAGCAATCAAGCGCAAATAAACGGCTAATCGCCATCTTCCAGCAGGCGCACCATTGCCCCCGTTTCACTATCCAGGTTACGAATGTAGTTCATGACAATATTTACGTTGGTCCAGCCACCAGCTTGCATGATCTCCGGTATTGAAACTCCGGCGCGGGCCATATCTCGCGCGGCACCGACACGGGCACTATGTCCAGACCAGGCCAGGTATCGCTGACCAGAGTCATCTTTTGCCCCGTAAATCAATCGGTGAGTTGCTTCAAAAATCCCTTCCAGGGCGCGAGTTGATAGCTGGCTGGTGGATGATGGCGCGGCAACACCATTTTTTCTGACGCGGCAAAACAGGTAGTTATTCGGATCATCAGCTACACCAGAGACAGAAATCCATCGCTCAACCAGTTTAGTTACCCCCAGGCTAAGTGCCTTCTCTACACCTGCGGTGCTAACCAGCGTTTTCGTTCTGCCAATATGGATTAACATTCTCCCACCGTCAGTACGTGAGATATCTTTAACCCTGATCCTGGAAATTTCAGCTATACGTAACAGGGTGTTATAAGCAATCCCCAGAAATGCCAGATTACGTATATCCTGGCAGCGATCGCTATTTTCCATGAGTGAACGAACCTGGTCGAAATCAGTGCGTTCGAACGCCAGCGCCTGTTTTGCACGCTCACCGGCATCAACGTTTTCTTTTCGGATCCGTCGCATGACCAGTGAAACAGCATTGCTGTCACTTGGTCGTGGCAGCCCGGACCGACGATGAAGCATGTTTAGCTGGCCCAAATGTTGCTGGATAGTTTTTACTGCCAGACCACGCGCCTGAAGATATAGAAGGTAATCGCGAACATCTTCAGGTTCTGCGGGAAACCATTTCCGGTTATTCAACTTGCACCATGCCGCCCACGACCGGCAAACGGACAGAAGCATTTTCCAGGTATGCTCAGAAAACGCCTGGCGATCCCTGAACATGTCCATCAGGTTCTTGCGAACCTCATCACTCGTTGCATCGACCGGCAATGCAGGCAAATTTTGGTGAACGGTTAACGAATTAGTCATTTATTATGCGTAATTTTAACAGTTAAGCCTTGTTCATGAAGTATCTCATCAATAATTCGAATCACATCCCCTGGTAGATCATCGTTCTCGAAATATCTGTGATCGGGGATTTCTACAGTGATTGGGGTTGCTGCTTTATGCAAAATCCGAACAATCTTTTTTTCTTTTTTGCATGTTGCATATTCAGCCTCTTCGATATCTATCCAGCTCGCACCATCAAATTGCTGGTAAACCCGAGTGTATAGTAAGCGGTTTCGCTTTACTTCTTCTGCTAACTCCCAAATTGCAACAGCCATAGCACGTTCATTTTCATTCGTTCCAGGGTTAGCAGCTTTTTGTTTTGCGTCGTTCAGTAAGGCGTTTACCTTGGCATCTGTCAGGCCATTAAACATTCATCACCTCATGATCAAGTTAAATTATTGTTTTCAGCAGAGTGTACAGGATTGGCTCTGCCTTTACCTGGTTATGGTTCTCGTCATAGAAACGCCAGCGACCGCGCGTGCGTTCTATTTTCTCTTCACCGCGAGATAATGACAGTTGGTAACTATCACGCTCAAACCATTTTGCCCGCCAGTAACCACGGTTTTTCTCAAGCTCAAGATGAGTGGACACTTTAGCAGCTGAATATCCCATTTTTCACCTCTGATTGATTGGTGGTGCTAAGTGCGCTACGCGAAATCTGGAGCACTAACACTGCCAACATTTCGCAGATTTTACGTAGCGCAACCTTGATCAAATGATCAAGTGATCACTATTTGACCTGATAAGGTATTGAACTGTATGGATTTACAGGTAAATTGATCATGTTCAATAACCCTTAAGATAACTTCGTATAATGT